CCTACTTAGGCTTCTTATGTATTGTCTCGATATTAATTTGGTTAAAATGAACAACTTAAAATGTTTTTCAAACACGCTCTAGGGCAGTTTGAGCAAATGTGTAATCTTTTAATGATTCTAATATACCGGACACAAGACTAGACTTACCAACTCCAGCGCCACCTGTGATAAAACACACTTGATTATCAAGTCCTGTTTTAATCCCCGCTATCTGTTCATCTGTGAACTGATATCCTTGCTTATGCTCCTGTTGTCTTACGATTTCCTCCCAATTTTCATAATTAAATTTATTTTCTGTATTAGCAATTCTTTTTAAATGCTCACTAATTTCTTTTTCCAAATCATAATATTTCTTTAAATAAACCCTACGTTGAGACTTTTCTTCATGATCTTCTACAATAATGATATTCTCTTCTTTTAAAGAATTAATTGCATCATTAATATTATTCCCAATAATACACCCATTTTTATCTTGATAAATATCTAATATATTATCTCTCCCACCAAATTCTTCAAATATATATGAAGTCAATTCTCCAGAAGTTATATATGAGTTTCCGCTTTGTCCTAAATTATCTAGTATATAATTAATATACCCCTTGATACGCTCTGGCGATTTTCTTTGAATACCTCCCTTAATGGCAATATCATCTGCTGTTTTGAAACCAATCCCATCCACATCAAAGCTTAATTGGTAAGGATTTTGTTTTACAATTTCAATTACCTTGTGAGGATTTTTGTATCTCTGAATTAACTTTTGTATAAAATTTGGCGTTAAACCAAAATTATCTAATTCAATATAAACTTCGCAATCATCTTTATTTTTTTCAAATCTTTCTATAATACAGTTAGCAATATAATCGCCAACTCCTTTTACCCGTTTTAAAGCTGCAATATCATGGTTCTCTATTGCTTCCAATGGATTGGATAAAACCTTAAACATTTCATCAACTTGTCCATCAGTAAGAAAAGATTTTAAAAAACCCCGTTGATTTTTAACTTTTGATAAATCCAGTGATTCACCTATGAACATAAGCTCATATTGTGTGCCTCGTTGTTCATCATAAATTTCTTTTGCGATAATAGTATAGTCTTTGTGACAATCAAGTTCTTCTGAATATATTCCTTTTACAATAAGACTTCCCCAAGAATCTATGATTGGTTCCCCTTCCAACACATTTACCGGATTCCAACTTACAATGCCAAAATCATTGTCTTTCCCAAGTATTTCTGGATACTTGGGAAATAATATTCGATTTAAATTACCTTCAAATTTTATAATATTACTCGTTTTCTTCACCCACTCTTTCTGATTGCAGTTTGAGATTTTCTTCTTCGTCTATATCTGTAATAAGTTGTAAAGTATGTCTATATGCCGAATCCACATATTTTTTTGGAACGAACTGATCTTCTCTTCTATAGCCTGTGATCAATAATTTATTCCCTCTTTTAAACCAAGAAGATTCCAAAACTGTTTTTGAGCCATCTTCGTTTAACTCTGATATCTGTTTATCATAAAAACTAAATTGCCCTTTATAAAACTTCACTGTTACTACACCATCAGTAGTAAGAAGTGTAATGAAGTGCTTATTTTTGTCTTTATCTAGCACTGTTCCACAAATTCTTGTAAGTTTAAAACGTGGGCGCTCTTTTCCTCGATATACATAATATTCTGTAATTTTTGGTTTTTCCGGCAAAGACTCAAAATCAGAAATAAGATACTTCTCCTTATTAACATGGGCTAATTCATGTTCATGATAATAGAAACTTAAAGAATCCATCTCCCATTTTGAAATATTTCCTTCTACTTTTTCATTCCATTTATCCAAGAATCTTTTGTGATTAATTGCTTCGAGCATTTCTTTAGAACAAAGAACTTTCTTTTTAAAGGAGGCTACCAGCTTATTGAACTCTCTATCTATGCTACCTCTTTTTACTAATATGTTTCCCTGTTCATCATATTCATAATCTTTTTCTTCCTGCATGTTTGTTTCAAAATATTCAAAGAAAAATGGTTCTGCAAATCTCTGGTCTAATCTATAAAAAAATGTATTAACAGATTTCCCACGTTTATCAACTAAAAAATCGCGATTAAATATATATTTTCTAAAACGTACCAAACGTAACTCAAATTGCTCTTGTTCATTTGTAAGTAATCCCATTTCATGTAGAATTAGAATGCTGTCAATTTGTAAATTGTTAAGAGGCTTTGAAATTTTCTTGATATAATCAGTCATAATTTCAATCCGATCTTTATTTTCTAACCGATCAAAAGCTCCTGCTTTAATTAAAGTGATTACTGCGCTTTCACCAAACTTATTTTCTTTTGCTTCTGTCTTATACTTCTCCATTTTATTTATGAAATCATCTAAACTTGTATAAGGACGATTTTCAATAATGGCTTTTGTTTCTGCATCACCAACACCGGAAATACCTTTCAATCCAAAAATAATCGTGTTGTTATCTTCGTCTGGTTTAAAACCAAAATCTGCTTCATTTATATCCGGCAGTTCTATTTTTGTATTGCTATTTTGCAATTTACCAATCGCAGTTGCGATCTTTCCATAGTTCGTTGTCTTCTTTCCACCTGTACCAAGGCTTCCAGAATCAACAATTAGATTTGCTGTATTCCAATAAATAATCGGATAACGAAAACACAAATTTAACTCCTGTAATCCAATTAATGAATATGCAAGTGTATGCGATCTGTTAAAACCATAACCACGCTGAGTTCGTATTAACACATTCCATACATAATTCGTAAGATTTTTGTCTAAATTTTTCTGTCTTGCATTTTCAAAAAACTCTTTTTCTAACTTTACAAAAGCTTTTGGGTTTTTCTTAGCCACTGCCTTTCTTAATGCATCCCCCCATGCCAATGAAAAGCCACCAATCTTAGGATGCATTGTTAAAAGAACTAAATATTCCTGTGCTTCACAAATTCCACAAGACACACTCAAAATATCCTTTAATATCTCTTGGTCTTCTTTTGTAATATGATATGAATCCATTTCTTCATACCACTCAAGAATATTCTTTTTAAATCTTGCATATTTTTCTAATGGTGATTCACCGCCATCAGCAGCCATAAGTCTCATAACTGAATTTATTGTTGCTAAGTCATCAACTGATTCTGGCTTTGTTAAAGATACTGCTTGAATACCACTTTGTTTCTCCATTTGAAAGAACGACATGATTTCTCGATTCCAAAGCATCTTCCACATATCTTTATCATCACGTTCAAGATTATAAATACCAATACAGTTCTCATAAGTTTCTTTAAGGGTAGGATACTGTTTTACATGACCATACTTTACCAAAAGTTGTAAGCATGTATAAATTTTGTCCATTCCTTCAGTTGCTAACAAATCGACCTTAATCAAAGATACATCTTCACATTCATGCAGGTCAAATTGTGTGATTACCTCTCCAGAATTCGTTTTCATTAAAGCGGTTGTCTTTGTAAATGGTTCATCAACAATAATCACTCCCCCTGCATGAGAACCGCATCCATTACAAACACCCTCTATTTTTTGAGCAACTTCCCACAATTCAGGATACTTATCCATTTCATTTCTAAATTCTGTATCTGGAGCAAAATCCTTATCTCCATAATACATTTGCTTAAGAGTTCTTAATTGTCCTCTGTCCGATATAATCAGCGAAGACAAAAAGATAGCTACATCATCGTTAATTCCCAAACCACGTGCTGCTGTCTGGATGGCACTTTTGCTTTTTTCTCTATTTATAGTTAATACTTTGCTTACTCTATCTTCTCCATACTTATCTTTAATTGCTTGAATAACCTCGTCCCGTTTGCTACTGCAAACATCTACATCAATATCCAATACTGATACTCGCTCTGGATTCAAGAAGCGCCACGGATAAGTTTTGGTCTTTTCTCTTAAAGGATTTATTTGTGTAATTCCCAGCATATAAAGTAAAATGAAACCTACTCCAGAACCACGCCCCGGACATACCAAACTCTTCGTCCATGCTATATCCACATAGTCTGCAATTTGAAGCAAATATGCAGACCATGGGACATTCATTTTTTCCGAACTAGCTTTAATTGATTCCATACAAACTGTAACAGCTTCATAGGTTTCCGGATTTCTAAATTGAGGATCTTTTTCAAAAGCTTCTATTAATCTGGTCACTAAATGTCGGTCAGATGGTTCTTTGGATTCTTTAAATTCTTCTAACAATGGGACTTTTGAATAAAATTCATTTTGCTGAGGTGGTTCAACAGGGTTTAATGGTATATAAGGAATATGCAGTGGTTTCGTTAAATCATAATATTCCACCATATCGTAAATAAGCATTGTGTTATTTAATCCTTGTTCTACCGCATCATACCCGATATAATCATCCATATAAGAATGGATCTCCTCTTCTGACATTACATAAGTAGTTGCATAAAAAGAATCTACTTCTCGTTCAATGTCTTGTGCTTTCAAAAATGCAGAATGAGCTTTTGCATCTTCCTTTTTTAAATAATGTGCATCTGTAGTAATTATGTAATTTACACCAGTAATTTTAGAAAGTTTCAAAATTTGATTATTAACAAAAATTTGTTCTTCTCCATGAGAAGGCTGCATTTCTAAAAAGAAATTACCTTGTCCAAAAATACCGACTATACGCTGAATCCAACGAATACACATATCAAAATATTTTTGTTCTTGTGTATCTTTAAATAGTAATAACATCCTCCCTAATGTAGAACCTATACACGCAGAAGACGCAATCAGATGTCCTTTTTTATTACCAATGACATCCGTTATGTCTTTATAATAAGTGGGCACTCGCATCATGACGTTATAAAATGAATTGTTAATCCATGCTATATTAGATAATTCGCACAATTGTTCAAATCCGACTCTATCTTTTGCTAATAAAATAAAATGAGGAAATACACTAGGTTTGTCATTCTCATCTGGCAGGTCTTTGCATAGATATATTTCGTTACCATTAATAACCTTAAAATCTTCCCATCCTTTCTCTTTCATTCTGCTGGTAATATATTTATTAGCTTCTAATGAAGATGAAATCGTTTCATGGTTTGTTATCGCAACTCCTTTATATCCCAGTTCATGTGTGTAATCAATTAGCTCTGTAGTTCGTATTAAAGCATCTCTGCCTCTAAAATTGCTGCGCTCATCATGACAATGACACCCAACATAACTCATATTTTCTCACCTCTTTAAAATAGAAAATCATCATCTATATCTACTTTTTTATTCTCTTGTATATATTCGTTACTTTCAAAAAATTTAATCTTAACTTGTGGAAATCTTTGTCCTTCCCACTCATTTAAAACAAAATTCCCAATAACTGTGAGCAAAAGCGTTTTTTTATTTTCTCCCAAGACATTTCTATCCCGAAGAGTCATTTCTTCCCACTCGCCTTTACAACAATACTTCTTAACATAATCGACCCCATTGTATGTAAATCGAATAAATCCTTTATTTTCTCCATACCCTATAATATCTTTTGCCGGAATCACAATATTCGTAATTACAAAAGACGGTTCAGGTACACCTTTTCCCCAAATCTCATAAGAATTTGCTACTTTCAGCACTGTTTGAGATGTAAGTTGATCTGCTTTTACTTCATAATCCACTTGATGAATTGTCACTAAGTCATCTAACTTTAACTTTTGATTACATCGTTCAACAGCTATGGGTAAATCTTCTTTTTTAATCGCAACACCAAAAGCCGAGGGATGTCCTTCACATTCAAATACTTCTGTTTCATTTAAGAAGTTTCTAAAATCCTTAATAATTCCTTTATCATAATTTCTACCAGAACCGCCAAAAGTCTTGTCATCTTTAGCCCTCAATATAACGATTGGTCTATAATATTTTTCTGCCAGTTTATTTGCCACCAATCCAGTTACTGTTTTTTTATCGACTATTTCTGTTGCATCAATGATAATCACACTATTTTTATCAAGTTTTCTATTCACAATTTCTTTATCTAATTCATTCATATATAAGCGCACATCTTTGTCTTGTCTCTGTTTTACATTTGTGCAAACTCTTGCCATTGTTTTTTGTAATGAATGGATTTCAACGGGTGGTTTCGGATCATTTTTGCTCTTTCTTCTTGGCTGATATTCTCTGTCATCTTTTACTCCGCACATTGCCCTGAATAAGTCATCCTGTTCTTCTTTTTTGCCATAACGTATAACTCCATTTATTTTAGGTGCGATAACCCATCCAATATTGTTAAGTGTAAACCCCAGCTTCATTTCATCCTCGTTTTTTATCGCCAGCTCTTTAATAAGTAAGTTGTGTATATTTTCTTCTTTTATCCCTTCTAATGCATAATAGCGTGTTTCTAAGTTCCTCATATCCATTGAATCAGCAATCATTCCCAAAGATACTAAATCAAGATAATATTCACATACTTTCGGATTTATATCGTATTTTGCAGCATAAGCCAAGCAAAATTTATGTACAACTCCAACACCAGACAATGTATTATTAGGATATTCCCCATCTTTACAGTTAATTACTGTCGCATAATTCATCGTTTCTTCACATATTTCATGGTGATCAATAACTAAAATAGGTATATTATATTTTTCTCTAATCTCTTTATATACATTTACTGATTCTTTGCCAGAACCTGCATCCGGAATAATAATCAATGAAAGCTCATCGCAATATTTTTCAATATCACTAATTTTTAATCCATGCTCTTTTTGATAGCTTCCGCCTATAATAATTCTTGTATCGGGCGCAATATCTGAAATGAAACCATTTAAATATGCAGCCGAGGTAAAGCCATCTACGTCTGGATCTCTTTTAATAAAAATTGTTTTATTTAAATTGCTATGTAATAAATCAACCCCTACTTTTATATTTTTTAATAAAAATGGGTCGTGTGTATGTGATTTATTAACATGCAAAAATTCATATATATCTTCAATTCCAGCTTGATTTAATATTCTCGCTAAATAATCATCTTCTTTGTTAAATTCATACTGATGAATTGTTTTCCAAAGTAGTTTATTCAATATCTATTCTTCACCTTCTCTTTTCGTAGTAATAGGCGAAAACTCACCATACTCTTCTTTTTCTAATTTTAATCTTGTATCTATTGCTTTCTGTTTATCTATAAAACCCTTTGAAAAATGCATTTTTCCTTTACGACTTATTCCTGCATACCACATAGAAGTAGTTTTATTCCAATACACACCAGTTGTTCCACTGGTATTGTCTTTTCTTATGGAGTGGTTAATTGAATTACCTCTTTTAGTACACTCCCGTAAATTGCTTTTTCTGTTATCAAGAGGATTTCTATTAATGTGGTCTGAATCTTTTTTACCCAATAAATAATGAAATCTTATAATTTTCTTAGTTATAGGATTTACAGTTTCTAATGCTGTATATCCATTTGTTAATTTATGTTCACACCAACAATAATCTTTAATTTTGTCATAATCTTCTAAGTCAAAATAAAACTCTCGATTAGTGTTTGAGGTATATCCAATGCCATATTCACCACTCAAATCATACTTATTGTATTTTTTACATGTTTTTCCATTCTCTCTCGCTGCCTGACTATGTAAACATCCACACGATTTAGTATTACCATTGCGTAACGAAGTACCATCTACCAAAACTAATTTAGGATTGCCACAATCGCATTTGCACCACCATCTACATTTACTAAACCATCTTTGATATTTTTGGTTGTATGTTTTTCTAGGTTCTCCTTCACGAACTACAGTTAACATATTAAATTTTTGTCCAATCAAGTCTACTTTCTTTCCCAATTAATTCCCACTTTCTATAACAGTATTAGTAGCTATCTCAATTTTTTGTTTCATTATTTTTTCAAGAATTTCTTTGCCACAATCAAAAGGCGAACACTTTAATCCTGTAAGTCCTTCGTAATCGTATAAGATATAAACAGTAAAATATGGTGTTAATTTTTGTGCTAAAGTATTAATTCGTTTTACATACCTTTGACATTTTTTGTATTCTGGATTATCTTCTTCACATTTCTCGAAAGCCATTAAGTCATAATCTCGGTCAAATCCTAACATTACTTCTTCAACCCCTAAATTTAATAACATATCTCTATGCCAATTTGATATGTTAAAGCCACATGTAGCAACTACAAAAGCATCTTCTCCATAATATTGGTGGGCTAACATAACGCTTTTTTCTGATTCAGCAATAACAACTTTTTTTGTTTTCTTTATTCCTTTAAGATGTTTATCTAATCCATAAAAATTCATATTAAGAGAATGCGTATATGTTTTCCCTTGTATAGTTTCCGGCATATACTTATTATTCTGGTCTTTTTCTTGTAAACTTCTTCTTCGTATTCCTACTAATTCCCCTTTTAAATTCCTATGCGGAATAATGATGTGTTTTTCACTTTCATACCAACGAATACCAAACTCCTTCATAGTTTCAATACTAATTCCCTCATCTATCCATCCTTCAAAAAATACATCATCTTCAAAATATTGAAGAATGTTTTCATCTATCGAAGATAAATTTTTTATTTCACCAGTTTTTCTTTTCCTTATTGCAATATATTTATCAATTATCGCCAATTCTTGATTTATTCTAGGAAGACTATTGGAGATTCCATGACGGTTACTAATACCCACAACGTTTGCAACATAATTTATGGCTTCTCCAAAATTACAATTTCTCAATTTCATTATTAAATTGAAAAGAGACATTTTCCCACAATTTGTATAACAATAAAAACTTTTAGAATCTCGGAAATAACATAACTTATGTGAATCTCCACCGTGACAAATAGTTTTAAACCAAATCTCGTTTTGTTTAAATGTTCCATATGGTAAGGCTCCAAAACTCTTTAAAATATCAAGTATTTGTACTTCTGTTATACGCTCCAACAAATAATCTTTATCTATCATTACAACCACCTTAAAATGCAATTGTTTCTTCTTTTTCTTTTATCTTCAAATTATCTACTGGTTTTATGTTGACTTTCGTAGAAGCATATTCTTCATCATTAACATCTATATATGTTTTTTCCATATCTTTAATTAGCTTGTATTCATAATCTGTTACAAATAAATCATGTACCCTCATAGTTGAATAATCTATGTAAAGCCAAATTTTAATTTTATTCCATTTCCCACCACGATTTTTATATAATGAATACACCAAATTAGGAGTTGGTTTATTTATTAGCTCTCTTGTAATTGGTTCAATTTTCTTTAATTCTTTTTCAGTTGGTGGCATTGCAATCATTGCACCATCTGCTTTATCAATAATTGCCTTTGCTCCTCTTACAATCGTTTGATCTCGATTTGTTTCATTCTTAAAATCACCTGTTACCTGAGTAAAAGAATCAATTGATACGTCAAATTTCCTTGTGAAATTTTTCAGTTTCTTAGATAAATTTGCCAACACTTGATCTTCTCTTACGACCATTTTTGTTTTTGACTCTGCTGCATACTCGCTATTTAATTCTACTGTTGCACTAATATAATCAAACCAAACATATTCAATATCATGTTCCAACTTGTGTGTTTCAATAATTTCTTCCAAAGTATTCGCATCATATTCCGGGACATATTCGAACCAAATATTTGCCTCATGTTCCAAAATATCAATTGCTTTGTCTACTCTCTCCTCTTCTCCATCTTCATACAAGTTAAATTCAATATGGTCTTGTGGGACATCTGCTATATAAGCCCATAATATCGGATCAATCTCTTCGAGTAATTCCATCTCTGTTCCTATATATAATCCACCATTCGATTTACCATTGGGATTTTCACACCATTTATCAAGAGATTTATCATAATAATATGGTGAACACGCATATCCAATATCTGCTATCGAAGTTCTGGTTTTTCCCACTCCCGTTCCAGCAGATTTGATATTAAAACGTCTTTTTCTAATACCATGTAAAGCAGTCGTAAGATAGGCACTAGCATATCCAATTCCCCATGCAGTATCCTGTTTCCATTTTTCTTTTTGCTCGTGTCCTCCAACTCCTGCTTTTTTAGAATCCTGTCCCTCGGTGTTTAAAAAAGGTGCAATCACTCTTGAATGTTTTTTCTTGTAATGATTGATAATATCTTGTATCGTATATTCATCTAATTGCTTACGCTGTTTTTCTATAACTTCCGGATTAATTTCATCAGGATCAAAAAATTCTTCTACACTAATTCCATATTCAACATAGCTTCGCAGCAAAGAAAATTTTTTTAATTGGTCATAATAATACTTAAAATTACTCTGTAAAGCCATTTCTTGTATTTTTTCTAAAAAACTAACACCCTCATTTTTTATAAAAACTTGGTATTGTGTTTCATAATGGGATAAATATTCATCAATTGCTACAGCATCAATTTCTTCTGCACCATTTTTATATAAATTGTTAATGGCAGCAAAAATCAGTTTATGAAAGGTTTCTGGGAAATCATTTTGTACAATTTTATATTCTCTAATCAGAGATGGTTCTTGTAATAGGCTTCCTAGCACTTCTCTTATTGCTTGTTTGTTTACATAACTAAGTAGTTTACTTTTTTTCAATCTATAGTTCCTTTCATATTAAAGTTCTTCTATATTAATCAAAGCCATCTCTTTATACTTATTTTTCTCATCTTGATTCCGATTTATGTGAATGACTTTTTTTCTATTTTGCACCTTTTGCATATCACAATCTTTTAGATTATCTTTAATAGCTTTTTTATCTATGTAAAACTTTTTTGCTTCATCATAAACAAATGGAACAATGCCTATCCCTAAACTATCTTCTACACTATTCCCCTCTTGTATTTCATAAAAATAATGTAGAGTGGTTTTTATTCCTCGATAGGTGTAATGAAACTGATCTTTATAATCCTTGATTTGTTTTAACATCCATCCTGTCGGAACATCAATCTGATACAATTCACAAATATATGCGATTAAAGCTTTATAATCTTGTGCCTCTTTCTGTTTATTTTCATAACAAATTTTGCAGTAGTATTTTGAATTATGGTAAACTGTATTTTCTTTATCGTTATAAGTCCCACACTCAGGACATTTTACTTTTCTTGCCATCGTTACACTACCTCTTTTAAATAAGATAAAGGGGAATCCCTTTATCTATTAATCAATTAGAATTCCCTCTTCCTTAATCAAATCATTCAAATCATCTAAAATTAACATCAGCAAATCAATTTGGGTTGCATCACAATCTCTAACCAACTTACCTTTTCCAAGATATTTATTTGTGATTGTCTGGTACTTGTCCATCATCCCCTGATCATTTAAGGCTTTTGCCATCTTTCCAATTGAAGATACTGTTTCTTTAAAATCTGCTGTTTCAGACTGGTCTTTATAAACTTCAATAGGTTTATCCGTAACAACTGCATTGTCTTCTGCTTCCAGTTTATCAATCGCCTGTTCCATATCTTTTCTCAATGCTTCATATGTGAACGGGATCTTTGCTGACATATACTTATTTCTTGTTCCGGCTTCAAGATACTGATTTCCTCTCAAAGTAAGAACCATTTTATTTGTGCCATCTTCCTGTAATTCGTTAGTTGCAAATCCCACAACATCAACAAGTCCTGCAAGAACTTCAAAACCACGTTTATCTACAAGTGGCTGTGTTCTTTCATACTTTTCACCATTTTCCTTAATTTGTTTTGTTTCAGAATGTGCAATAACGACAAGTGTGTATCCTGCTTTTACAATTTCTTGAAAAAACATATTGAACTCTTTCTTAACAGCTTTATAACCACGTTTTGATTCAGTCTCATCCAGATATTCAACACCTTCTTTAGCAAGAATATAATCTTCACACATCATGTAAGCTAGATCTGCTGTGTCTACCACTACTGTTTTAAAAGTAGTTTCATCTTTCTGACCCTTTTCAACTTTATCTACATCTGACAAAAGCTGTTTTTTTACTTTCAGTGCTTCAGACCATTTATTAATAGGCTGTCCATAAACACCAGAAAGCATATTCCACCCCTTTTCAAATCCCATAACCAACGGTTTCGGAAATTTTACTGCATTAGAAGTTTTCCCACTTTTTCTGGTTCCATAAATCAGAAAACTTTTTCCTGATAAATCTCTACTAATTGTGCTTGGCTGCAAGCTAAAAATATCAATCTCTGCCATATATTCTTTATATCTCCTTTTTATTTAGTTATTTTCATCAATGGTTTGGAAGTGACTAGATATTAAATCTAGTCACAAATTTTAAAATGGGATGTCATCATCTGCTACGACGGCTTTCGGTTTTGAGACACTTCCACTATTTTTTCCTTTGCCTCCCTGATATCCTTTTTCTTTCAGTTCGTCAAGTTTTGCTTTTCTTTCTGACATTCCAATGCGAACTGCTTCTTTTGAATAAGAGTCCTTGTCATCTTCATCCATTGCAGGATCAGCGCCAGTCAGAATCATCTCAACATATGACTTTCCATCTGTAGTTCTCTGCACACCAATTCCACCAGTTTTCTTTGGTTTTTCTTCTCCTTTATGTAATTCAAATGTAATGAAGAGTTTTGCAGTCTGTCCTACTTCATAGTTATCCTCAAAGGCTTCTCGCAATTCTGCCGGAACGATAATGCTTTTAACTGGAATAATATTTCCAAAAAAGTCGTTGGTCAAAACTGTGACTCGCAATCTTCCAGTTTCATTTTGGTCTTCGCCTCTTGTCTCCGGTGTAATCTGGCTGATATAACCCTCTACATCTGCCGTTGCTCCATATTCTCCATCAACATCGTTAATAAAAGCAACGCTACATTTTAATGCCTCAACTAATTTTTCTTCTGCATTTACATAATCATTAGTTGCAAATGAACACTGCAAACTTACCTCGGTGGCTTCTTCCCAATTTGAATCAGCAACAGACTTCACAGAGTTAGCCCATTCAACTGTTCTTTCGTAAGCTTTATTCTCTTTCTTTTTTCCTTCTCTTACACTGTATTCCTGAACAAATCTTTCAAAAGAACGCTCCATAGCTTTATGTTCGCCAAATTGAATTTTTCCTTTAAAGCTAATATATGGTGCACCTTTACTTTCACCACTAGAAATTGTTCCAACTCTCTTTTCAAATTCCGTTACCTTCCCTGTCAATACTACCTTATTTGTCATCTGTTTTACTTTGTCGCTCATATGCTGCATGTACCTCCTATAATATAAAAATTTTTATCTATTAAAACGTCCTGCCGGACGGAACATAGAAATAACTAATATGTCAAATTCTATGTAATCAGTGATTTTTGAGTGCAAAGACCCCAAGGGTATGCTGTTTAACCACCCAAATATATATTTTTATTCAGTTTTAAAAAAATGAATATTATTCGATTTGAATAGATTTGATTTATCTCAATAAGATTTAATAATTACAAGATGATATGTCATTTTTTCATTTATATATTCTCTTTTCATGGTTTCTTAAACCATCCACTTACAATTCCATTCATATACAAAAACAACTCTTCTCTGTCATTTGCTAAAATTCCATGTTTAACCTTGCTCATAATAATATTCTCCCAAAACCGGATTGATTTATGATCACCGTGAAGCATCATGGTTTTGTTAATGTCTTCTTTTGTTATTGGAAGCTTTATATATTCACGTTTTCGACTCATTCGTTATTCCTATTACAATAACATCCAAATTGCTACTGGATAATACATATAATCAACAATCACATTAAGTAAATTATAGGTTCTACGGAATTTGTAATCTTCAAATTTTGTACTATATAATTCTTTGCCAAAACTAATTTTCATTCCATATAATGTCAGTATAATTTGGATAGCTGACATAATTAGTAGATAGGTACTTTCTAATTTTGTACCAACCAAAGAATATGTTGTTATAAACAAAACATATAGTATAATTATAAATATATAGGAAATAACAAATACTATGTCACAAACGATTGTAGTTCCAAATTCTTTAATTGATTTTAACTTAAGTTCTTTTATTATATCATCAGATTCCTTTAATGATTTTACAAGCTTATCTTCCCACACTCTGTAACTCAAAGCCTTTGGTGTATCTTTAATTCTTTTTAAAAACAACAAGATCAACATTATCAATAAAAATATTTTCATTCTATGTATTTATTCTCCTTTCAATTAACATTTATATTTGAATATCTGGCACTTCAATAAATTTCGATAATAGTCCTTCGTGATAAAACACTTTGTCACTTTCAATAACTTCTTGGTTTTGAAATTTTCTTAACACAAATGGTAGGGTATAATTATCTAAACATTTAAATTTGGTTTTACCATCTTCTAGCTCTTTATAATATCCTTGAATACCATTACTTTTGTGAAGAGTAAATACTTCGCATTTAACTGGAACTACACTTTTTTCTTTCAAACATAGCTTCAAAAAAATTATAGTGTTTTCGTTGTATGAATCTGTTATATCAAAAACAATTTCATCATTTGAAAAGAAAACACAATTAGAAATAGGAATAATCAATTTCATTATTTTTTTTTGCTAATATATTTTATAATATTTTCAGCAAATTCTATAACGCCCTCAGTATATTGGGTGAATTGAACAGATAAATCTTTATTTGTTCCCCATTCTATTGCCTGTTTAATGGTGTTATATGCAATTTTATATATATCGTTATCGTTCATTTATAATTATTCTCCAATCTCAAAATAATATTTCTTCAACCTATCTTCTCCAATTGTTTTAATCGCTGCTTTTGCAATTTCTTCTGACGAAAAATAAACAGTATTAGATTTGATGATATTACTATGATTATATGTTATAATCGAATCATTTTCATATACATAATAAATACAATAAGTCCAATTAATCCCAACTTTGTTATTCTCTTTAGCAAACCATTTTAACTCTGCAATTACTTTTGCCTTTTCAATTGCAAACAACACATCTTCTTCTGTTTTAAAACAATTTCCTATTGAGCATAAAAAGTTATCCATTTCATCATTATCAAATACGAAATCGTCAACTAAACTTTTCCCTATATACCAATATCGATCACCCAGCCCTGGCTTCCACACTTTATTATTCTCCTTTTTATTTGCTTTCTCTACCAATTTTATCAACTGTTCTCTTTCATCTCCTGAAAGATTTTCCATATTTAATGTAATCTTATCCATTTATTTATCCTTATTCTTACCTTTCCCTGTTCCAATATTTGCAATTTTATATAACAGTTTTATAAATAAAATGTTAAATTTGTCTGCCTATTAAAATTTCGTTAATCTGCAATGCTAACTTCATATTTATAAAGTGCTTTATATAACTTATCTGGAATATAATCTTTATACTCATCTGCAACTTGTTTAATATACTTTTCTTTAAAAGTTTTATATTTATTAAAAGCTTCCTCTTCTGTAGAAAAAACTCCTAAATTTTTTCTTTTATCTAATGTATTACATCTTGCAATAAATTTATTAATATCACTTTTATATGTCACTCCTATTGGGTATTTCCCTCTAAAATTATCGCCTTTTATAAATAGTTTATTAATTCTCGATGGTACGAAAATACATGTTTCGGGAGAATATATTTTATTTCCTTTAACTAAAATATCTTTATCTAAATGCATATTTTCATTTTTTACAGTATAAAAATTTTGATTATACCATTCTGCAAAATTTTGAAAATTCAACCACTCATCACATGCAATACATGTTTTATATGTTGGAAACTGCTTTTTATATTTGTCACTGTAACATCTTCTTAGCATATTAATCCAACATTCATACTCTGGTGTTACAATATCATTTTTTTCTGAAATATATTTTCCTTGACCAAGACACGCAACACCAAATACATATTCAATAAGATAGTTTCGTACTTGTCCTTTTTTAAAATTTTGATATGTATTATTTTTAGAAACATATCCATTCTCGAATTCTATATCTATATCCGAGTAGTTATTATATTTGATGATTTTCATTTTTAACCCTTCATTACTAATACCGGTTTCACCTGTTCTGTCTAATTTTCTTATTTTTTATTCACCTTCTTCCCATTCAGAATCTAACCATTTGACGCAATCTTCTATCGCCTCATCATAACTGTCTCCACAATGATCAACAAATTGATTCCCACTTGGCGAATACTAGAATCTTTCATAGTATGAAATCGGGGTTTCATCGTAACTCTCGAAATGTAAATTTTGTTCCACACCTACTACATATAACTTCACCTACAATACCAATTGATGTAGGTGTAAATCTATATTCATACACACCGCCACAGCAACCCTGAACTTCTAATCTGCCTTCGATCGTTTTTAATCCATGTACTTCTTCTTCATGTTTTCTTTTCCATTCGTTAATTTTATTTAATTCGTATTCTGTAATTGGAAATCCTCTACGCAAATCTTGTTTTGTATTATCAAGTTCTGTTTTTAGTCTACTAAGCTCCCTGTCTCTGTAATGCGAATCTTTTAATTCATAAATCTCATTTTTTAATATTTTGATTTTTTTATTTTTTTCATCAAATGCATTTTTTATTTTCTGTAATAGTTCATCTATATTTACATCAAACATTTTCTCAAATAAACCAATGTCATTATTGTTCATCATTCACTTTCCATTCCTTTACAAAATCTCCCATATCCATAATTTACAGGATCTAATCCATTGTTAATCATTATCTTTGTCAGTTGTACTATTCTTAATAATAATATACGCTCCTTTTAATAAATCAACGGCGTATTTTTTCTTTATTTTAGCGCCGTCTTTTTCAAAACTATCTTCAACTATGATATTGTATTTTTCAGATGTATTAGAAAATGTTGGATTATACAAAACCAAATCATTAATTCTAAATTCTTTTCCATCTTTATAAATATAAGTTGAATGTTTAAATAATGGATTCAACATACCAGTAAGCTCGCGACAAATCATATATGTTATTTTATCTTGTCTTCCATATTCTAATATTCTCTCTAGTTTTTCACATTTTTCAATTAAATTGATATCTTCTTTTTCTAGTTTTTCTATTTTTTCTATTTTTTCATTTAAAAATTTGCGATTTATCTCATCTACTAAATCTTTTAAACCATCATATTCTCGTGATATTTTTAGTAATTTTTTAATCCTTTTAAACATACTTTTTACCTTTATACCTCTGTTCTTGTTTTATCACATTCATGAAACCTCATTAACAGCTCATATTTATATTCTCCAAATCGTTTTCTCCATTTGTTCTTTGTTTTCTCGCTATCCAAAGAAAACGGCATCATATGATAATTAATTAGAAAGCAACAATTTAATAAATCATCATCAGTAAACTTCTTCCATTGATATAACGATGTCAAAACAAAATATGATCCAACATTTTCATGTCTTAAATAATGTCCTATACCATTTTCATCAATACTCTGAGTATATAATTTACCAATATCATGTAGATACGCTCCCATCAAAAATCCATTATGATAATGCTCTCTGCCGGAAAACATGCTATATACAAAATCACAGTGATCGTCTAAATACATATTATGATGTGGATTTTTTTGATCAAATCCTACCATTGAAAATAACATTGCTTCTGGTGTAAACTTATCGGCGTATGTATACCCCATATCATAGATAATAATCTCATTCCACCCCTCTTCTTTAAACGGAATCTGAAACTTACTTCTCTGACCAGCAATTACTTTCTCCGAAACAGGATGCTTTCTATTTTTATTATCTTTAATACAATCTTTAAATTGTTTAGGAATGATATAGCAAATTTTCTCAACATCCAATCCTCTCACATTTTCAATAACCGCTCGGCGTGATTTCATTGTGATATTTGTTGCATCGGCAATTACACTTTGTCCTTTACTTAAATATTTTCTAATTCTCTTATGAAAAATCTTAAATACTTCTTCATTCTTAGATTGGTCTGCAACAGTTCCACATTTTTCTTTTCTAATCGCATCACTTGATACGATTATTGCATCATGTTTTACCGCTAATTCTTTTGCAATGGTGGATTTTCCTGAACCGGATAATCCACACATAACAATTAATTCTGGTCTGTTATTCATCTAATTTTTCCTCAAATAATTCTTCAGCTTCTTCAATATCTGGTGCATCAGATGTATCTTTGATGATAGATTCAATTACTTTAAACTCAAACACCTTGTCTTTATAAACTGTAAAAGATTCTCTATTATCAATTCTCACAACCACCCCTTCCGCAATGTGTGTTTTTCCTATTTCATCCATCGGCATTCCAGTAAGATATTTATTTACTCTCTCTCTCAAATCTTCCTGCGTTGTAAACATAAATTTCTCTAACTCTGGAACATGCTTAACGCCGAGTTTATCACACCAAATTTTGACCACTTCCCAAGGAACCTCTACGACAGTTCCATCTCCTGTTGTCATAGTTATTCGATAAACATACATTTCAGATTCACCAGGTTTACACCCATAAGAAAACGTAGTTTCTTTTCCGAATTTCTTTGTAAAATCTTTATCTTTTACTTTTGTATTGGACACTGAACCCATAATTGGAGTTGATTCATTTACATATCCTACAATCTCATAGAAGATCTCACATCCCTCTGGCAATTTATCTTTAAGTAAATCATGATATTTTTTACGAAATCTATTATCAGAATAATATCCATCTGTACTATTCATATCTTTCAAAACAACTCTGCGGCTACCGGAGACAACAGAAATTTCTTTTGTCTCTTTCTGTTTCATATGTAACAGTTTTCTCAAATTGCTATGTTTTTTCGTAATCTTAATTGTTTTAGCTGTGCGGGCGCTAGTTCCATGAAGTTTACGTGTAATATAAACAGTGTCTCCCGGTTTAAATACGTTCATATTATAAGCAAGTTGTGCCGTATCTTTGTGTTCTTCAAAAAATGGATAACTTACCTTTGATTCTTTCTTATTCTTTTTACCAGAATTTACATTCGATTTTCTTTTATTCCCTCTTGGAATATATTTGCAGCAAATCTCATGACCACCCAATACAGTAATCTGATCTCCATCTTTCAACTTGGAAATATCTGTATATTTTGAAAGGGTTTCAATTGGCAACATAAGACCTTCTGATTTTTCACCTCTTAACTTAATTGCAGTCACATTTCTCTTGCGTTCATCCATATATCCTCCAATGTTATTTCCGTTCTCATCTTTCTTACGAATTAAGTTGTTATCAGTAGCATACTCTAAAGATAACTGACCATCTGACGGAAAGAATACAACCCTCTGTCCTGCCCTATAACTCAAATCTACAATTACATTTTGACCAAATACTTCTACACATTGCAAACGATCAGCATTACTGTGTTTTCTTAATGTTTTTAGCGTTGTAATATATCCACAATACATATTTATTCCTCACTTTCTTCATTATCTTCTCTCACTCTTTTAAATCCAATACATCTTCCATCTTCAATGCAACTTAAAATAAGATAATCTGCCTTTTTTCTCAATCGAATCAAACTGTTGTTTATGTATTCTTACTTGTTTAATATTGCTGCAATCTATTTTTGTATTTACTTTATTCTCCATCCGCTTAATGACATTGCCACGTTTAGGTTTATATTCAGGTATGTAACAGAGTTCTATAATATCCAAAACTAAGCAAATGATCCAAATTCCTGTTGACATACACCAAATAATATTATTAAAATCATTGTCTGAACTAATCAAAATATAAATACTTATAACGATGAAAAATACATCTATAAAAATTTCAAAACTTCTCTTCATATATGCCCTCATTTATAAAATAACTCTCCAATGAAAAGCAGATTTCATTTATAATTTTGCAGCATAATCTTTAGCTTCATTTACAAACATTTTTGCCAGTAACCTCTTTTCTGCCAAATGTCTTCCTTTATCAAGAGAAAATTCATCACCTTCATAACATGAAGCTTTGGATCTAATATATGTATCATTAGGTAATTTGCATCTTACTTGAACATTTTTTCTATTTGTTCTAACTTCAGCCGGAATTGAAGTTTCCATATTATAACATCTCACAGTCATAAAATATTTATGCCATTTTCCCCATACTCTCTTACTCTTTACCAGTTCAAAATACCTTTCAAACTCATCGTAAGACATGCATCCAAGATGTTTACCGTTCCCAAATTTAAAACTAATAATTCCATTTTTGTCACATCAACAACTTCACAAATCTCACCAACATTTGTAAATACTCCCATTTTGTTTACAAGTTTAATTCTATCTCCCTTAATCATGCTGCAACCTCCATATCTTTATTAATTGAAAACTTTTTATTCCATGCTTCTATTACTTTATTCTCTTCTTCAGTTACATCTCTATTAAATTTCCCCTTTGCTTGTACGATGATATTTCTTACCGGATCTACTTCTATAGTTACAAGACTATCGTTCTCAAAACCTTTTTTTCTCAAAAATAGAATATGACACTGACCATCAATAACTCTCTTAATATAAGAAGCAACACAATTATTTTGTTTTACGGCTTCATCTTTAATGTCTTGTGTGCTATCTGGATAAATGAAAGTATATTTACCAAAACTGCATTCATATCTTTTATCAATCCTATTTTTAAATTCTTCTTCTTTAAACCGCTCTTTTAACCGATTATAATTTCTACATGCAATCTTATGTGTTGTTAAAAAATTTCTTGGATATTTATCAAATTTATTACTAATTCTGCTCATCATCCTTACATAATCAACAAGCTCTCTCATCAAATAACACATATCATCAAGTGCCTCATATGTAGCTAACGAATCTATATAAAGCAATAAATTTTTAGGATTGTAATTGTATTCATCAATTAAGATGTTGTAATAAGATGAATATCCATAATCCGTATTAACCCAATAACAGCAATCAAGTATTTTATATATATCGCTGGCATTTAAAGACATATAGTCTAATTGATATGCGATGCAATATGCGTTTGTATTGTGTTCCCAGAAATTACAAAACCGATCAGACAACTTGATATTTTTTTCTTTCGCAATTTTAATCAAAGACTTTGGAATATCATTTATTGTTTTAGAAAAATCTCTATCTACAACGTCCTCAAATCCGGCGGAAAAAATCTGTTCATATCTTGCATATTCTGGAACATGTGAAAGAATTGTGCCTACATTTGAAATAAGATATGGATATCTTCTTCTAACAAAATTTAAAAACTTTCCATATTGTTTGTCTTCGCAGCATTCGATAACTTCATTCATGGTGATTCCATGTAATTGCACTTTCAAATCTTTTACAGGCTTTCCACTAATACCAATTGCCTGTTTTTTAGAGAAATCATATTTCACCGTTTTCCCATTTTCAAAATCGAAAATCAGATATTGTCTTTCTTTATATACTTTAATATTTATCGCCTACTTTCATTTAATCAAACTCATTCAAAAATCCTACCAATGCAATCCCTGCCATAAATCCAAAATTCCACGATGACAAGTTCGTTATTACAAGTGATAGAACTCCGCACAAAAATACACAAAAAAATACTTTTCTCATTCCTGATCGCCTTTTCCTATAATAATTATTCTCTTTTTAATTCTATTTCTTTTCTAAATTCTCTATATTTTCTTGTATATTCATAAGAATCTTTAAAAACATTAGTTACTGCTTTATATAATTTGGTTTCATGCTGTTTTACAACTTCTAATTCAAACTCAAAATCTCTGCCATAAGGACATCCTGCACACCCTGTACGTTTCAACCCATACTCTGTATAACACTTACTATGTTTAATATGATAAGCATTTTCGTAATCAACCTTATCCTGATCACTATACCAAAATATAGATCTATAATTATCACAGCCGTCCCCCTCATTATCATCAAAACATTTTTTATATGTTGAACTTCTAATTCCACCTTCCGCTTTCCTTATCCCTATAATATTTAAGTCGTAATTTCCATTTTCAATAAGACTATGAGATACTTTCTTTTTTGCAAAATCGCAACACTTATTTGAAATATGAAATGTTGGTGGATTTTCAATCATAAATTCTTTTAATAACTTGTTTCTGGAAATATTAAATGATGATCCATTTCCTTTTGTATTACACCACCATTCTAATGCCGATTTACATTTAGGATATTTTTTATACAAATTATCAAATGTATCATCTTTCCACTGAAACTCATTTTTCTGTAAACGTAAAATAAATTCACTTGTTAATTTTGACATAAACGGTTGTCCATAGTTTTTACATGCGAGTGGAATTGGTTTAATTGCTTTTTGTCTTATAATTTCTATTCCATATTTATCTTCAAGATATTTTAAATGGTCTTTTGTGGCTTGATATTCTAATCCTGTATCAAACCAAACATAATCAACTTTATTATCTTTATCACATCTCCAAATAATATCCAGCATGATATCACTGTCAGAACCGCCTGAGATGCTGCAAACAATTTTCTTATAAATAGGTTTATTAATAATCGCCCACGCTCTAATAAGATTGTCCAAAATAGTTTGATTCTTTGGACAATCCTTAATTAATTCTTCTATATTATTAGCTTTCTTTAACAACATATATTTTCCTCATGAAACAGACATTTCATCTGTTATTTTTCACTAAAATTGCCATCCAATAAGGAAAACAAGTGTCACTTGTAATTCCATAATAACCACATGAACACGATTTCAGATTATAGCCTTGCTCTAAAAAATATTTAACAGATTCTTCATATTCGTCTCTTTTATCAGTATCAATTGTTATCACATCAACTATAAATACTAATCCTTTCTTTCGCTATCTCAAAATATTTCTCTTCTTTCTCAATACCTATGAATTTTCTGCCTAATTTCTTAGCTGCAACACCACAAGTTCCTGAACCCATACAAGAATCAAGGACTAAATCACCTTCATTGGTGTAAGTTTTAATCAATTCTTCTATCAATGCCAATGGTTTTTGTGTCGGATGAAGAGCTGATTTTTGAACATCTTTTGCAAACTTCCATACAGATTTTGGATATCTTTCTGTGCTATCATATGTAGTCAATCCATGCTCGCCATAATCTGAAGTGTTCTTACATCCAACCTTATGTTCTGCTTTACTTACTTTTCTTGTGTGTCCAGTTGTCTTTTGTGGATTATATGTAGGTGGTTTCTTATAGAAAATACAAATATCCTCATGATTTCTTAGTGGCATTTTCTTAGCATTTAGAAACCCTGTTGGTTGTGTCTTCTCCCAAATGATGTTATATTTCCACATAGACTTATTGCTCATCATCAATTCTGCAGTAAACATTCCATTACCAAATAGAATAATTGCACCATTGTCCTTGATTATTCTCTTATACTGTTCCCATAACGGTTCAAATGGGATAACACTATCCCACTTGTTTCGTTGAGTTTGCCCATAAGGAAGGTCTGTGATGATGCAATCAACCGATTTATTAGGAATATCATTCATTAACTGCAAACAGTCGCCTTGCCATAATTTGATGTCTTCCATATTAGACACCACCATTCCACTTAAACAATTTCTCTGTTGATTTGCTCTTATCGGCAGCTTTAATACTTCTACTAACTTCTTGTTCCCAAATACACTCAAAGTCATCAGGTGCATTCTGCTCACTAATCAACACAATATTGTTCTTTGACCAATCTCTCATTGTCTGCCAAAACTCGTTATAATCAAATGTCATAGCATTTGCATACTGTTTTGTTCCTTGATATGGTGGGTCACAATAAATCAACATTCCAGAATCATAAGGAAGTTCAATAGATTCCTTGTAATCGCTGACACCAAATACAATTCCTTTCAAATCTGATGCTTGCGTGAGGATATTATTCTTTGCTTCTTGATAATAATTTCTTAATCGCATACCGTTCTTAGTCTTTTCATAGCCAGTTTTAGCATATCCACCATCAAACCAACGACCATTGAATGATGCAATAAAGCCAATATTACCAATTTCCCAATCCTCAAATTCGGAAGTATTACCATTATTAAAAGCAGTTCTCGCTTTGTCATATAGGTCTTTGGGTACTTCTTCATATAATTCTTCTCCACTCTGTACTCGTTTGAGCAGAGCAATCAAATACTTGTTCTTGTCAAATCCATATTTTTCTTTGCACTGAACCTTGTCGATGACATTAGCACCACCAACAAAAGGTTCAACATACTTTTCAATATTGTTTTCGTTTATGTAATTCTGTATGATAGGAACAATATGTTTCGCTATCCTACTTTTTGAACCCATATACTTCAAAATTCATTCACCAGAAAGGTGACATGTCCTTAGTAGCTACCCTAACTTTTATCCTTTCTGATTTTTTAATATTTATCTTCTCTTGTATATTCTCTAACTCTTTAATCCCATTTCTAAATATAATTCATCAACTGCATTTCCTTTACGATGCAAACAATTATATATTCTCTGATCAATTGTATTTTTTCCTTGTAAAATAATATAAGTACATTTATTTGTTTGACCTATTCTATGGATTCTGTCTTGGCTTTGTTTAAATTCTTCATAACTAAAACTCAAAGAATAATAGACATTATATGTACAATTAGTAAATGTTGCGCCTTTACCCAGCAGTTTAGGATGTGTAAACAATAATTTAATATCGCCATTTTTAAAACCACGAATTACATCATCACGATTTTTCGTTTTAGAAGTAAGTGCTACTCCTCCAAATTTCTCCGCAAGTCTTTCTATTTTATGTATAAACTGACACCATACAATTACTTGTTTGTTACCAATTTCACTCAATGTGTCTTCCAATATTTTGTCCTTATTTGTTTTAAAATCTGAAACACTTCCATCTTTTTGAATAACAAATCCACTTACAACCTCTCTTAATTTCATTAATTTAGCAGTAAACTCAAACTTAGACCATTCATTAATATGTTCTCTAATATCATTTAAAATATCGTTATAATATTTTCTTTGTTCTTTATCTAAATCAAATTCTTTAATTTCAAATATCTTGTCTGGAAGATCTACGCAATCTTCTTTATTCACAAAAATAGAACCTTCAGAAAGTTTTCTAAAGAATTTATCTTTGTCATCTTGAGTTTGATACCATATATGAGGATTTTCTAAATTTTGATGAAAATAAGATGCTTGAAATCCCAGATAGTTATTTCCAAACATATTAGGATTACAGAATTTAATTTGAGGGAAAATTTCAAGATTATGGTTTGGTGTTGGACACCCACTGAGAACATATCTTCTAGGAATAAACTCTATACATGAAAGGATGTCAGTTGTAATTTGTGATTTCATATTCTTCATTACAGAACTTTCATCTACAATCATACATTTAAAATCCATTTTACGGATTTCATTTTTTAGAATTTTGAAACTCTCATAATTCATTACATAAATATCTGCATTAGACTTTAATGTTTCTAATCTTTTTTGCTTTGAATTACTCCAGCAATTTGCTATCTTTATCTCTGGATAAAACTTATGACAGTCATCAATCCAAGCAGTTTCTATAATTGATAATGGACACAACACTAATGTTTTACCCAAATGTTTTGCAATCTCAATTCCACATAATGTCTTGCCGCATCCTGTGTCAAGAAACAATCCATACCCATCTTCATTAAGTGCTTTATTCACTGCTTCCTTTTGATGTTTATATAGAAAGTTCGACAATTCATATTGAACATGTTCCTTTTTTTCTACCTTATATTCTTTATCTAATAAACCATATTTAACAAGGGTTTCATAAGAGGATTCAGGGAATAACCATTTACCATCCCTGAATTTTCTCCCCTCAATACTACGAATAAAAGGTATTTTATCAACTGGTATCGATAAACTAATCATTCAATTCTTCCTTTACAGAATCTTTTAATTTTTTAATTTCAGATTTTTTCATACCAAGAATATTTAGTTGCGCTTCGAGTTCTTTAATTTCTGCTCTAAGCTCTTTCTTTCTGTCTCTCATCTGTTTCTGTTCTTCTTTTTCAGCTTTACCTCTTGCACTTTGCTCTTTTCCAATGAGCAACTGTTCATTAAAACGCTCTTTCATTTTTTCAATAGAGTCTTCTGACTCATAAATAGAATCTTCCCATTTAGAGAACCTTTCTGTATTTGCCAAATCATAAAATTCTTTCAATAACTCAATTCCAATAGCATTTCGATGATTTTCGATAGCAACCTTATTTACTGTACCAGCTCCTGCAAATGGATCAAGAACTGTATCACCTGGGCAAGACCACAATTTAATACATCTTTTTACCAATTCTTCTGCAAACGGTGTTGTATGTCCAATACCTGAATTTGAAATATTCCATACACCATCAGCCCATTCAGCCCATTCTTCAAGTGTGATATCTGACGCTTTGATAAGTTCACACTCTCCTGCCTTTTTATAGACATATACAAATCCAACATTTGCAGCAAGAATAGTGTCTCTTGCTTTCATATTTCTGTAATACAAATTCCCCTGAGCAAGCATGGCTCTCTGAGCGGAATATTTTCTCCAAAATGCTTTAGTCCAAAGTGACATATCATGTTCTTTCATAATTCTATCAATATCACCTGTTAAACTTTCTTGTCCCATTTTATTATCTCTACCAATTGTGTAATTATAGTCTTCAAACTGCATTACAAATTTTCCACCCGGTTTTAACACTCTTGAGCATTCAGCAATAACCAAACCAAGTAAGTAGTAATACTCTTCATATGATTCACAGTTACTTAAATCGCTTGGATCATTACTATACACTCTAAGATTATGATAAGGTGGCGAAGTGATAACCAAGTCTACACTTTCAGCATCCATCTTTTTCAACTCTTTCAAACAATCACCATTGATCCATGTGTTTTTTAATTTCATATAAAAATTCCTCCAATGTATTTTATCTCTTTATATATTCTCTATTTATTTTTATATTTTTCGATTAATTCTTCTCTAACTATAACGCCATCATATCTTTCTCCAACTTTTAAATCTTTACGAATCCTAACTTTATCTCCAACTTTATATTTCATTTTGCTTTCTTCCTTCATAATGTTTTATATGTCATTCTCTATCAATCAATTAACACAGTCTCATCCATCACAGTTTCATTGTCGCAAATCTCAACAACAGTATTGTCATCTGGAATAATAGTCACTTCTTCATCATGCAATCCCCACCAAGATATCTGTTTTCCTTTAGCTTTTAACATATCACCATTCCAATCTAAAATATCCGAAGACAGTTTCACTTTTCCAGGAAGAAGTGTTTTAACCTTTGCTTTCTTCCCTACATAATTAATGTTCTCTATTAAATTTTGAATTTCTGGATAAATTTCAACGACTTGTTGATAAAGATCTGGAATATTTCTTTTTAACTGATAACAAAATTGTGGAACAGCTTTCTTTTGGTAAGACTCAATTTCACCACCAACCATTGCATAAGGCTTAAAGTTAATTAATTCTACAATAAATTCCGGCGTAAAATTTTCAATCTTAATCAAATCTTCAAATGCGAAAAAATCTTTTGGTCTAATAGAATTTACATAATTTTGTAAGTGTGGGAGTCCAGTATATACATAATCATTTATTTTGCAAACTGTATTTAAGTATTTTAACTCATACTCAATATCAGAATATTTATTCCTATATTCACTAACCAATACTCCGCAGTTTCTCGCTGCTTTTGTGTATTCTTCTTTTCGAATCTGTTTACCATAAGGGCATCCATGTCCCCAAATACCATTCAGCATAATACATTTTTTATTTTTATACGCAGCACAAGTTTCAGATTGGCAGCATTGATACAATGTAACTCTTTCTCTATCACTTTTCCGTACTTTAAATATGCTTGTACAAGGATTATAATAGGTTAAATTTATTGGTTTATATTCTTTCATAAAGTTTATTTTTCACCACCCTATTGTTTTATTGTAAAAGAACATAATTTATTATTATCTTTACATGCGTATGCAGTAATATGTATATCAGCACGTTCAATTTCAGATTCTAATTCGCTCATTTCAACGAATTTTTCTTTTCCTATATATTTTTCTTTGTCTGGATATATTGTGATTATCCTGACCCTATATGTTCCGTCTTCATTTTGATAAGCATGGATTTCTTTGCTACAACAAATATTTTCTTCTATAAGTTGATTTTCAATCGCTTCAACAATTAAGTCTACCGGAAATGTTTCACACCCATGATTTAAACTTGCTCTGAGTGAATCAATCAATTTATCCGCATCAATCAATCTCATTTTTATTTATTCTCCTCCTCAATGTCATATAATCTTGACATAGATACTTTCTTCATTTCTCCATCAATCAAAACCACTGCATAATTTCCGCTCCAAAAACTTGATCCAGTTGATATAATTTCACATTCTTTATTATTTACAGAACACTTACTACAATCTTCTACTTGGTCATATTGCATTTGTATATCTAAACAGTTTCTGCAAGTAAAAGTGTCCGGTTTTAATTTCCCTATTAACATATTTACCTCCTATGAAACGTGAGTTTTATTTATTTATCTCTGCAATATAATTATCTTTTTGAACTGTTGTTATTGTATTGCTGCATCCATCTGTCCTAAATGTATATTCTCTCATATTGCATCGCCGCTCTTTAATTATTCCGGCTTCATAATCTTTTCTTATTTTCTTTGCATATTCTGTTCTTTGATATTTCAAACAATAATATTCTTTACCACAAACAGAATTTACTCCATTTGCGGTTTTGTAAAATTTCCTTGCACTCTCTCATCCGTACAAATGTATGTATTATCATATTGCGCTTTGTATAAATGCTCTGCTAATAATTCGCAACAATTTGTAATGATACCATTACCAGCTTGCCTATATAAATGTGTATCTGCAACTCCTAGATTTTTTGCATTGTCACAATCTTTAAAAGTTAATCCCATCAGTTTATAACACTCTCTTGGAGTTAATTTCCGGATTTTTACGTCATATACTTCATCATTCTGAATAATCATAGGTTGTCTATTTCCACCTTGCATTGTTGTTAATGTAGGGGACACTGCATCAGAATCCCATACATTTCCTGCGTATCCTGTTCCTTTATTTTCTCCATAAATATTTCCCAATCTATTTGGAAAATGTGTTTGTTCTAAAATTGCGGTCCCTTCAGATTTTCTATTGGAGACACCTCTATCTTCTCTTGATGTTATGCAATTGGCATATTCGATTGTTTTTGTATCATTAACAGATTTATCAATTCCTTGCACTATTTTTACTGGATCCTTATAATCTGTGGCTCTCAATCCTTGAGATATACCTTTAGTGTCAAGAACTCTTACACGATCTTGAACATTTTTATTCGGATTTAAAGAACCAGCCACTTTTATATCTGTTCCATAACTTTCAGAAAATAATTTGAATTTTCTTTTCGCAGTGTCACTTAAATAATATTTCTGTTCAACGTGATTCTCTAAAATGTCTTTTAATCTTAACCCATTATCAAATGGTTTTGGGAAAGCAAATTTTTCTTTATCGATGTCTTTTCTAATTGCAATCACAAATACTCGTTCTCTATTTTGTGGCACCCCACAATTTTTTCCATTGATTACAGACCAATACACATTAAACCCAATATCATTAAAGATACTAATAAGATTATTAAAAGACTCTATAAATTTTTTACTTACAAGATTTTTTACATTCTCAACCATAATATATTGTGGAAGTGTATTATTTTCTTTCGCTTTTTTTAATAAACGAATATTTTCCCATAATAGACTACTTCTTGTTCCGCTATCTGGATCTAATCCTTTCATATTCCCGGCAATAGAAATATCTGTGCAAGGAAAAGAACATGTCCAAAAATCTGCATATGGAAGTTCATCTATTTTACTAATGTCTCCAAGATTCTTTGACACTTTACATGCGAGCCAATACTTTTCCAAATCCATTGTTTTCTTTTTTGCTAATCTAAACCAATCAAAATGTTTATTTTTTTCTGGTTCATATCCTAAATTAATATCTGACAAATACTGTGCCATCTCTTCTCTTGTTGGATAGTAACTATAATTTTTCACCATTTCATTTGTTAATCCACAATGGATTGCTGCATATGACAAAACTGATTCTTTATTAATATCTGACGTGTTTAATACTTCTAAATTAAAAACCCCCGAATTTTCAAAACCTCTTTCTTGGCATCCAATACCAGAAAATAAAATATTAGCTGTTAATTTCTTTTTATTACTCAAATGCCTTATATTCCAAGGCTATGCATAGCTTATTTACCTAGTATTACTTGTACTTTCCTTTCATTTGTTAAACATTTCATAGTAGCGTTCATGACCGCTGCTCGAAAATCACAGTTTTTATTCAATTATTATAAATTTGAAAAATAGGCTAGAATTAGCCAATAGGAATTTTATGAATCGCATTAACTTGTTACATTTTTATATTTTTCGTTTTATGAATAACCTGTAAAGTTATCAACTACGCAGGTTATTCATTTTATTATTCTCCCACCAACACCCATAACGAAATTATATAACGCCTTGCTATTAATCTAATAACAACCTTATACAATTGTTATACGCTTCCTATTATGGTCACTACTTTATCTAATAAATCTGTACATATCCAAAAAGAAAGAAGGAAGACAAAGTATAGCCATATATCGTTTTTTATTCTAGGATATCGGATATTCTAAATCCCAAATGATAGAAGGAAGATTATCCATAGCCTAAAAATCTTATTTAAATATACTCTCCCATGAACACTTCTGTGTCAAACGGTGTAATACCATCGTTAATATCAAATACGATATCCGCCTCTTCTTTATTCTCTACTCTCAATCCTCTCGCTCTAATATGGAGATCAATTAAGTCATAAAGATTTGGCTTTTTCATATTTACAACACTATAACACGTTGCTGCAACGCCCATTAGATTACTTTCTACATTATTTCCACCTCTATGATAATAACAACCATCTAATGGCACGTTCATATCGCACCAGATAAATTCTCTCTCTACACAATCAAAAATAACCGGAATGCATACCATGCTTTGGGATGTTAGATCCATCTTTTGTTCTACTGTTTTTGGCTCATAAATCTCGCCACTTTTAACATCTTCTCTCCCCATCCAACCAAACATTGCATGTGGGAGGTTTCCAAATGTTTGTTCAGAATAGCTATATACTTGATATGCAATATATCTGCCACCAACATCAGCAACCGATTCAATATCAACATCCAAAAATTCGCTAACTCCAATGCCATTTACATCACCACCATTAGTAATATCACCGGAATGATATACATTCATTTCTTTATCTCTAAGTCTTGTATAAGAAACATGATTTATATAATTCCAGTTCTCATCAAATATTGTTGCTGATAAATCAATATCAACTCTCCCACTGTTTCCGTTGCCCGTATTTGTCCACCAAATAAATGCTCTCATTGCTTTTGCGCTTTCTTTTAACTTTATTCTGGAACCTCTGACAATTGTTCTTAATGATTTGCTTGCGCTTCTCTGACTAAACGGAACAATATAGTTCTTATATTCCTCAGACAAATACACATTCCCCATAAAGTCTTTTGACTTATAAATTTCAACCAATGCATTTTCGCAGATTTTAACAATTGCATCACAATATTTCTTATCTATATCTGGAAGTTTATTTTCAATTGCGTACGAACGTGCTAAACAACCTTTAGGAAAAAATACTCGTGTACTCAATTCTTCCTGTCTGTTTTTAAAATGCTCTTTTATCTGCAATAACACAGGAGTGGATACTTTATTCGCAACATCTTTGAATGTGTTAATTACATTATTTTTCTTATCTACTGTACGGAGTAAATAATCTAAACGTCTAGCAAGTTCTCCGGGGCGTTTCTGTAATAAAAGAATTGCCTTTTCAAAATTCTTGTCTTTCATATTATGATCAACCTTACTATTAAAGGTCTGGATCTTCTCATTGTTTCTCAATTTGTCAAACGCCAATCTAGCATTATCATATCGCCCTGTTTTATATTCTCCCGGATGTAACCTTTCTCCAACACGAATCCATCTATTCTTGTATCGCAGCATATCCTCTTGAATATTTCCACAATTATCCAAAAGTTCTAATAGCAATCTTCTCTCTTTCCTCTTAAAACTTCTGTATTTAGTATTAGTAGCAAGGCTAATATCTCCATCAGACATCGCAGTGATTAATCTTAAAATATCTGTTGCTGTCTTAAAATACTTCTGTAATTTATCTGCCGTAGCTAATGGATTAGATTCAACATAAATCTTTCCAATCAAAGCAACATTTTCTTTTAATGGGATTTCATCTGGAAATTTCACATTAGAATTTTTCATGATCCACTCTAAATCTTCTTTATCAGTTTGAGAAATAGATGTTTTTGATCTACACAGATTATCAAAGATTTCATATAAATCTTCCCATTCTCCTGAGTCAATCACTTTCACTTTTGTTTCGTCAAATAATGGAAGCCTTTCATTTTTTTCTTCACATGGTAAAATTGTTCCATATGACCAATAATGAACAATTGCATTCATATAAAGTTGCATTTCATTTTCTTCCATAACAGATTCTGGGAAGTTTGGATACATTGGATTATATTGAACATCTGCGCCAATATTCTTTTTTAATTCTGATACTAATTCTTTGTAAATCTCAAATAATTCTTCTTTTGTAAGAGTTTTTAATTTATTGAATAACTGTTTTGAAAATGTATATCCGAGTGTTTCAATGTTCTTTGTCATTGTGACCAAATATCTTTGTGTATCATCAGACATGACATATCCAACATTCCCAACGATCAACTTATTTTTCCGTCTCAATAAAATTTTATTTGCTTCAACTATTGTATTACTCATATTTTTCTCCTTTTAAATGAAACTGGTGAAAGTAACATTCAGTTTTATTGTTCTTTTTAATATCTAAGAAGGAACTTTCACCATAGCCTTTAGTTTTGTGGAAAATATAAACGCTAATTACTTTCTTTATATTCAAATGTTTTATTTAAGGAGGAAGCGTTTATATAGCCACATATATTTTGTATATACAGGTAAATTAAAATTCTAATCTTTAATATATAATTTTGTTTTCATCATAAGAAGGAAGAATTTTTATAGCCTGTATCTTATATTCGGAAACTTATAATATTACAATTTGCATTCTTTTTTATATATTCTTCAGAAGGAAATATCATAATAGCCGAATATTTTCATTATATTATTCTCTGTTTATTCCATAGGAAATATCACTTTCATCCCAATAAACTTTTTTAACTTATCGTTCACATTTTCTATATACCAATTGCTCCTTCCAGCTAATACAATGTCAATACTGATATTTTTAATTATACTTTTATCATCTATTTTAATGTTCCCCACTGTTCTACCCGGAATACGGATTACCAATGTTTTCTTATCCCATAAATCTCTGGTATCATAGATGTAATTTTTGAAATGCTTTGGATATTTTTTAATCTACTACAATTATCTAAAAGTCTTGTAATGTCACAATAATATTCCTTATCAGATCAACCATTTTTCTTTTCCAAAATAATTTCGTTGCTCATAATTTAACCCCCTTCATTATCAATTTCTATATTTTTTAACAAAATCAAAAAAGTTATATTTGTAATGATTATCTATATTATTTATTTCAAGCCTACAGAATTTTATTAGGCTCTTAATAAAACTAAACACTCCTCCTATATTCATTTTATAAATATAATTACAAAAAGCAAAATCAATATACTCTACAACATCTTGTCTGCCTTTTGCTCTTTCTTTACGCTTGATTTCAATTAATTCATCCTCTGAAATTTCATATAACGTCTTTGATTCTGTCACATTTCTTTTTATCTCTTTCATTTATTCTCCAAACTGATTAACATATTCTTTGAACTGGCAAAAATCTTCTTTTGTCATTTTCACATCTGAATAATAGAAATCCTTATTTTTAATAATTGCCAAAATTTTCTTTGCTTTGTTCTTTAAGACTCCTATAAATGTATTATTCTGTTCTTTATAAAAATTTCCAGAAATGTAAGATAAGTACGCAAATGTATCATCATATTCATCTGGTTTAATTTTAACGATATGTAATCCTTCGTCGCATCCGCAATTACAACTTACAATAAGTTCTTTTTTATTTTTAGATATCATTACTGACATAATTATTATTCTCCGCTTTTTAATATTTCTTTTAAAGTTCTCGGCGTATAATTCATATACGGAAGCATACATCCTACATTAAATGCTCTTGCTGGAGGACAATCTGTATATCCCTTTAGAGTTTTATCTTTGAAAAATTCATTCAAATCATTGATAGATTTCTTAAAGAATTTCTGCTCATCTGTCATGTGTGTATGACCATGTAGTAAAATACTTCCTTTATGTTGTGAAGCCCAAAACAATATGGGGAAATGTGATAACACAAGTCTGTGATTCAAACCATTATAGTTGTCTATAATTTCTTTGTAAGGCGTAATTTCAACAAACAACTGTCTAAGTCTTGCGTCTTTCATTCCTTCATGATTACCTTGGATCAACACCTTCCGACCTCTGAGAGTAGAAATGATTTCACATAGATATTCATTATCTTTGTTACTTCCCTCTCTTCCAATATCTCCGAGTATATATACTGTATCTACATTATTGCGAACCACACGATTCCAATTTTTCTTTAATCAGTTTGTCGTGCTCTAATGTGCGATCCTCATATTTGTTTGTGCAGCCAAAATGTGTATCTGCAATATAATAATTCAAATTCACTCACCTCATTTAATCAGAAATTTCTACTTCATATTTTAACATTGCATTATAACATTCTTCTGTTATGTTCTTTTTTGAATACTCAATTTCAGCTACCCGTTTAATTACTTGTTCTTTATATTTTTTGTATTCAAGAAAAGCTTCATCGGGAGTATTATAAACTCCTAGATGTACTCTAATACCAGACAATGGATTATCACATCTAGCCCTATATTTATTACCATGTTTTGTAACCCCAATTGGATATTTACCTCTATCATTAGTTCTTTTCACAAATAAATTATTTACAACTCGTGGAACTAAACAACATTTTTTAGGGTCATATATCTTATTTCCCTTAATGAGTATATCTTTATCAATAGAAAAATCAGAGTTTAATAATTTATAAAAATTATCTTGACTATGCAACCACTCATAAAAATTTTCATATAGTAACCACTCATCACAACATGTTACATCTTTGTATGTTTTTGCTTTTATTTTATATTTTTTATCAAAACATCTCAAAATCATTGATGTCCACATTCTATATTCTTTAGCTAATTCTCCGTTGTTTTCTATAGAATATTTATTTCCTATTATCCCCACACCATAAACCGATGGGAAGTAAGGATTTTTAATTTGCCCTCTTTTAAATTCTCCATAAGTAGATTTTATATGTGTTTTATATTGATCTTGAAATTCGATTTCAATGTTATTTGATTTATTATACTTTGTAATCCTCATCAAGCATCCTTGATAATTTATATTTTCTTCTCCTATTCTATTTAATGAAGCTTTGAATGGCACATTTGCAATTTTACACGCATTCTGCCAAGTTCCAAATGCCTTTGCATATACTTTTCGTGTTGGAATAGAATATCCATTTCCAAAGTAATTAAAATTAATTGGTTCGTTTATTTCTAAATATAAGTTTTTTAATTTATCCAATAATTCTTCTTTTGTATATATTTTTCTCCCTATTCTTTACTCACCTCTCACTTTTATATTCTTCATCGGAACATATTTGTCATCCCATCCATTAACATCAAATACCGGCAAATCATCATTTTGTTTCAATATTTCTTCGCTGTTCAACATACGACAATAACCGTTCTGTATTTTCTCTGTTATGCTTCTTTCAGGATCAATATTTCCGCCAATCTTCCCGCATAACCTACAATACGATGCAATCTGTATAGATGAAAATTCCTTATCATATAATTTATATGTATATCGGATCAGACAACTTTCATATTCATGCTTATGTTTAGATTTATACTTTGACTTTGATATATTAGACTGTTTTTTCTTTTTATATTTTTCTACCTCTTCATCCATAGCATTTTTATCCAACCAATTCTTTATATTCATCAAGCAACTCTTCTCTCTCTTGCTTCTCAGGGACGGGCTTTAATGGACACCAATCAGGTTTTGTTTTGCTGTTCTTATGATTATGGATGTTAAATTCTTCCAATTCGTCAAACGTTTTTGTATCCGTTAAGCAGTTATGAAACTTTCCGCAAAATATACTAGCATAACCAAATTCACATTCCAAACAATTCATCGGTTCATTCAAAATCGCTATTACTTTACTCATGCATCCTCCATTTCAATCTGATGAAAGTCTGATTTCATTCGTTATTTATTCTCCTACTAATATCCATATCCAACGTTTCTTCTTTACTTTCAATCCATCAATGAAATCAACCTTATCCAGATTAATCATTAGATCTGGCTTATTCCTTCTGATTTCGCTGATAGAAGGATAAATACCCAAATCAATAAGAATCTTCGGAAGAAATCTTTCTTCGGTATAGTATGTCTTTTCTGATTCATTGCACAACCAATCCTTATTATCTGCTGCAAACATAAATTCTGGAGCTGATATTGGTTTTCCTATTACAACATTCTCTATATAACTCATAATTTATTTTTCAATCCTTAATAATTTCTCTATATATAAATCCATTTTATATCCGAGTTTCACGCAATTCCCTTTTGATATATGATCTTTCCATGAATTATAAGACCTATAAAAATTTTCTTTTGTCATTTCTCCTTTAATAACTTTTATGGCTAATTTTCTATATTTCTTTTTTGCTTTTCGTTTCTTATCCCCAAGTAATTTTTGAATAACTTTTCCATCTTTCGTAATGTAAATATGAAAACCACAAAATTTAATTCCTTTTTTTAATGGAATTATTTGAGTTTTTTCGTTTAATTCTAATTCAAGTGTGCTTACGAACTCATATATTGCATTTAAACATTCCTTCGCATACTTTTTAGACTGAACAATCAAATAAAAATCGTCCATATATCTTCCATAGTATTTAATACCTAGCTCACCAGTAATAAAATGGTCAAGACCAGACAAATTTAATAATGCAAATACTTGACTAATATGATTTCCTAAAGGCAGCCCAACATTATCGGTACTATCTATAAATTTCTCACATAAGTTTACGACATCTTTATCTTCGATAAAATACCCGATAATATCCTTTAATTTGTTGTGATCAATACTATAGAAATATTTTCTTATATCAGCTTTAACTATCCAACAATCATATCCATATTTCTGATACGCTAAAAACATTTGTGCTTTTAAACAATTCAAACCAAAATCTGTTCCTTTATTTTTCTGTCCAGCATAATTTGTTAAAATAAATTCATTTTCCAATATCGGAAGCAGCACATTATCGCATAAACTATGCTGAACAATCTTGTCCTTAAAAGATCCAGCTTTAATTATCCTTTCTTTAGGCTCATACACCTTAAATTCATTATATGGATCTATAATATAATTACCTGATTCCAATAGTTTTTTAATTTGACTAATACCATCTAACGCAACCATTTCAAATTTAAGTTTGCTTTTACTAAATCCTTTTCCTCTCTTAGACTTTTTATATGCATTATATAAATTATCAAAATCAGTTACTTTATTAAAATCAGTTTTATCTTCTGTCATAATATCTCATTCCTTTGTATTTATCCTGTATCGTTCGATACAGGAAAGGTTGCTTATTCTTTTGATGCCGGGACTCTAATTTCAGTATTTTACTTACTTTATTTCGTCTTCCGGAGCAGAACGGACGCACGCCGTCGCCGACCCAATCGCAATCGTCGTAACCCACGTTACCATCATCGCTGACAATCTGAACATAAGAGGTCATACAACAAACAACCCAAAAATTATCATCTCAAACGATCTTTCTTTCGCCACCCAATTGTCATATATTTAATTTCACTAATTTTCTTTTGCCACTGTTCTACAATATTTGAACTTATTAAATTTAGATTCATGGATAATTCTGCATAACAAGATAATTTATCACAAGAATCTATAGCTTTTGTTTGTAATTCTAATCTTTCAGATTTGGCATTGTCTAATTGTAATCTATTTGCATCCATCAAATAGCAATATATATTCATGCATTCATTTTGTATTCTTTCAACTAATACTTTATATTTAGCTGGATATCTATCCCTTTTTGACGTTATTCTGTATGTACACTGCATTAAATCAATAGACTTTGAAATCACTTCCATTGTTCTGTCAGTCATTTATACGCTCCTTTCAGTCGCTTATCGACTGCTTACGGACTCGGCTTACGCCAGAGTCCTATAAACTGTCTAAACGGAACTTTGTTGAAAGATGCAAAGATTCAAGATTTGGTGATATAAAACGGACGCACGCCGCTGCTGAACCAATCACAACCGTTGTAACCCACGTCACCACCATCGTTGACAACCTGAACATAAGAGGTATCGCCTGTTTGTTTTGTTCCGTTTGGAGTAGAAGTCCAATACCACCTACTCATTAGCGGAATATTTTCTTTGAACTTTCTTAAAATATCCAATGTCGGAATAGCGATTTTATCTCCTGAGACAACACCATACTCTTTGCTACCATTTAAAGATGTTAAATCCAACGTAATCGGAACAAGTTTACCACCATAAAATTCTTCAAGTTCTTTCGCCAAGCCACTATTAACAAGTTTTTCTCTTACTTCAGATTCTGAATAATTGTTTGTGTCACCAAATCTATTATTAAATAATGATCCATACATGAAATGGTATGTATACTCTCCATCTTTTGCACAAGTCCAAGACTTTCCACATACATATTCAATTGAAAGATTTTTCTCCAACCACTCTTTAACATCTTCTCTAAAGCTCTGTTCATATTTTTCTTTATCTACTATATACCAATCCGGAAGAATATCCTGATCTACATTATATTTCCATTTGCTAATATCTGCTGCCAGATTATCATTTGGAGGAATTAATTCTACACGAATAAATTTTGTTGACGCATTATAAATGTTATCTTCGATTCCTAAATCTTTTAATAATTCTGAATGACTATTGTTATAAATTGTTGTTAATACGTTTCTGTTTTTAAACTGAATACCTGACTTAAATCTACACATTTTCTTAAATTTCCTTTTCTGTCTGTTAATTATTTATTTTTTCTTTTTATCAAATAAGTTGAAATTTTAGTTTCATATTTTCATATTTTTATAATAATCTGGTTGACTTTGACACCAACCAAACTACATTTCAAACTACTCTAATTCATCAAGCATTTTCTGCAAATCTTCATCAGAAGCTTCCAACATTGCTTTATCCTGTCTGTCAGCCATAATCTGCAAAATACGTTCTTTCTTCTCTTGATTTTCACGTATTTTCTTTCTATTCTCTGCATCCTGTAATTTAACAGACACAATATATTTTACAATCGAAATCTTATCTTCAAGAATTTTATCTTCTTTACTCTTTGTATCTAAAAGACTCTCTTCTTTGGACTTCTTCATTTCAGAATTTAATGTCTTAAAAACAGAATCTAATTCTGTTACAGGCAAATCCCATAAATCTTCTACGGTAATCAATCCTTTATACTGAAATCTAAATTTGTTCTTTGTAGCTATCTCAAATAAATTTTTATTACTCATTGTTATTCCTCCTAAAATTTAATTTTCATTACTCTTTCTGTTGCACCTTTTACCTTTACAATCAAGTCATTTCTTTTAGTCATGCTGAACCCGATTCCTGAAAGCTGATCCTCTGTATCTTCTACATGACATTTTGAACCAAGAGCTTCAAATACCTTTTTGTGTGCTGTTAATTCATTCTTTAAAAATTCGTTATAATATCCATTTGGTTCTTCTGGATTGATACAATCCTTTAGCATAAAGAACAAATGTCTATGTCCGATTCCATCTTGCTCATCAAAATAATTAGGACTATAACAAATAACTGATACTGGAATGAATTGATTTGTATTTACTCCCCAAACTTCTTTACTTGAAATTGCACAGTTTCCAGAAAGATTTTCTTTAATTGTAAAACTTCCATTTTCATGTAACGTAACTTCTGCTACATATACATTCTCACCTGGTTTCATAAAATGATTATAATCAAATGAATGAATCTCTCCATTAAATTCAATTTCTGCTCTAAAACCGTTTTTAACACTTCCACTATACTGGTTTACGAAAAACTTATATGTTCCAGGTCTCATTGATTTGATATCATTCCATGTGATATTTTCAACTGCAACCATTCTATTCGGATTAATAATATCTACATCCAACTGACCGCCCATTATTGAATGATTAGGCTTTCTATCATTTCCATAATAAATCTCATTACCATCTGGCTCTTTACAATGTGCATCCAAATCACAGTTGTCTTTTCCATCTTCATTCCACTGAATAGAAAATCTCAGAACACCATCAACATTACCGCCTGCAGCTTTTACTTTATGCTTCAAATCACTGTCTGTAATATTTCCCGTATAAGCCCAACTCAATCCATTATTCCATTTAAACATCGTTTTTGCTTCTGGATTGGATGGAGCAATAAGAGAAACAAAGTTTTTATTATGTTTATTTTCAACGAATACTTCAATATCCTTTGCTGTTGGTAATACGTTATTGATAAAATCTCTTACAGAAATCTCTTCAACCTTAGAGAATTTCTTAGGATTTAATACAATATCTTTTTCCATTTCTCCAAAAATATCATCTGTGTTAGCAATTCTTCTTGACGCATCACGATTTGAGAATAAGATATTATTCACCGTAATGTCATCTAAATTTGCGAATCTTCGTTGCAATGAATCCATATATCCTAAATTTGAAATTGTTTTCTTTGCATCCTCTAACATTTTTTTTGTAAAAATTGGTTTTGGACGCTTATAATTTGACGGAGCAACAATTTGTTCATATTTTTTTACTGCTAAATCTAGCTCCATTCCTTCACTTACATTTGTGAGAAGAGTACCAATGCTATGATTCCGGATTCTTCCAATTGCAATTCCTGCTTTAACAGAATTTTCCCACGCAAACAAGTCTTTTTCATAGTCTGAATCAAGTTCGTCATATTCCTTTTTATACTTCCTAAATTCTGTAAGTATAGATTTCCACTCCTCTCCTTTGTAAAGAGTGTTAGAATTAATCAACTCTAAAACTACGTCTAAAGTATCTTTAGTAATTTCATCAAGTGAACGTTTAAATACATTCTTCGTATCTCTGTATTCACCTTTGATTTCTTCAACGGATTTATAAGAATTATCTACAAATTTACTTGGAAGTTCCAAATAAAAATGACCCCATTTAATAACCTCTTCATTTTCCAGTTTTTCATGGTTAAAATCCGTTCCAATATTTCTAAATTTGCTAACATATACATTACATACTGTATGAGATTTAATGTAATCTGAAAGAGTCTTTGCTACTACGGAATAAGTACCATCATTTAATTCCATATCCCAAATTGTATGTACGACACCATTTTTAATTGTTACAACATTTCCAATATTTTTAATAAAATGACGGCAGCAACTACAATCATGATATCTTCTTTCTCTATAAATCTCATTCGTTCCATCTGGGAAACTATCAAGATATAAATTCCACAACTCGTCTTTATCTACTTCCACCTCAAACAGATGTGTTACATCTTTCGTCATCTCTTCAAAATGTTTCTGCAATGTTTCTTTAAACATAATAAACCCATTCATTTTTCCATTCTCCTTTTTCCATCTTGAAATCACAATTTCATCCTACTTTTCACTACCTTTGTTATTATTAATTTTCTTACTCTTCTTTTCTTTTAAAACTTTCAGATCGGCTTCAATCTGATTGTCTACACTCTTCAAAATTCCTTTCATCTTTCCTGTTGCTTTACATGTAATACCCATAATTCTTATTCTCCTTTTTATTATTTTATTTTTTCAGTTTTTATTGCTATGGATGTCTGTGTCCTTACAATTATTGTCACAAATCACCTTAGCTTCTCCGTAAAACTCAAAGTAATCATTAAGCCATTTAACAACATAATCCAATTTGAAAGAACTATACCCTATGGTGTATTCATCTTCACCGACTTTTTTAAACTTAATATGATAATATGGTTTTCCATCAATTTGTCTGGTTATTATCTCTGCGCTTGTTACTTTCTCTTTTTCAACTTTTTCCATTTCAGAAATAGTTTCATCCATGTGTGAACGGATAAACTCTGTTGCTTCTTCAATTCCTTGTACAATATATGTACATTTATCCTCTTTGTTTCTTCTTTGATACTCAACGATATCGTCAAGATCGCATTCGTATACATCTTTTGTATATTGCGTTACCTCTTCCAAAATCTTCTCTAATATTTCCATATAGTTCATCTCCTAAGTATAATTCACATTCTATTTTTTATATAATCTTCAACATCACTTTTTGCATTTTCCGGCTCACAATAAATCCTGCATCCTGTCACCGTGCTGTCCACCAAATCAGAATCATTAAAATCTGCGCCATTCTTTTCAAGCCATGTGTCTAATTCATTACATACGTCAATCAAATTCTTTGCAAGTTTCTCGCGCCGGTCAATAAGTCTTTGAACTTTCTTCGGAATTTTCATCACTCCACCTCCAACAAACTATTTCTTAAATTCACATGCTAAAATCTCGAATTCCACATCGTCATGCAACTTTCCATCCAGTAGTTTTGCAACCTGTCTATGATAAGCACACTCTCTACCGCCATGCTTTTTAATAAAATTTCTATATCCTTTAACTGCTGGGTTCTCGACAAATGCACTCCATGATACTCTATTCATGCCGTGTTTTTCAAATAAATCACAAATCACTTTATAAACATCTCTTGCGAACTCTATATGATTTCCAAAACTTATAATTCCGAAGTTATCTGCACTCATTGTTATCCAACTTATACGATAAGATATGTACCCAATCACATTTCCATTGTTATCAACTGATGCGAAATGATGAGCGTCATAATTATTGTCAGGAATTGTTGGTAGTTCGCTCCCTGTCCATCCGCTATAGAACATATATTTAAGGTCGTACCATGTCCTCAAAAAAAGTTTTTCTAATTCCTCTTTGTATAATTGCGCTGGTTTTAGCATCACTTCACCTCCAATCAAAATGAATATGCTACCCAAAAATATTGCGTACTTCCTTCAATCGGATAGTAATATATTCCATCTCCGGAATCTTCCCCGCGCATCCATTGGTCACAATATTCTCCATCTGTTTGTTCTTCTCCGTTTGGTTCTTGAGATACCCCAAAACCGTCTATCCAAAAATCCTCAAAACCATTTTCATTAGCAAACTCTTCCAATTCTTCATAAAGTTTATCTATTTCTTTTTTTAGCTCCTTATATCTTTCTGCTTTACTTGCTATTTCTTTAGGTGCTTTCATTTATCTCTCCACCTCCAACAACTCCTGATTATCGAAAATGTTTCCGATAACCTCGGCATCTTCTGGTTCTACAGATTCTCCAAGGAAACTCAATTTACTCACTTATTTTTCTTCCTGTGCGAACTTGTAATTTAATTCAAGAAGTTTCTCAAAAGTCATATCGTCTTCTCCAAGATACAAACATTTGCATTTACCAAAACGTTCTGTATATTTTTTAATTCTTTCTGGTCTGTTCTCGTATAAATCACCTTTTGCATAATACTTAGAAGAACACAAATGAGATGCTAAACATTCTCCTTCTTCCGTAATCAAATAATAAATACCGTCAATATTTTTTATTCCATTTGTGCTATTACTGCATACATATAATTTCATATTTTCCACCTTTCCGTTCCCAACAGTCACTCGCAGGGAACTCAAATATATTATTCCGACCAATCAATCTTCTGTCCACAATCACAAACCGTCATAGTATCATCAATAATTTCATTGCAACAAGGACATCTGCCAACAGCTCCAACAACGATACCATTATCTTTGACCAGACTTCTTTTTACTGCTTCCTTTGGCAACTGCTTTTCCAGTGCTTCGATTGCAGTTCTGGCATTATCGGCAACCATTGTATGATCACATCTATCATAGTTATCGCACTCTTCACACACTGTATCGTCTGCAAATGACTTCATGCAATATATCGCTTCTCTAACTTTCTTTTCGTTCATCTTTCATCACCTTCTCGTAGCATTCTTTTAATTGTTCATCGGAATAGTTTCTAAAAGTGCAAGTTCCGCTATCTCTCAAAGCACATGTGCTCAAACATTTTCTTTTATTGCAGAACTCATAACACGCACCAATCATCTCTTCTCTACTTGGTTCAACCTCAATCTTCTCTCCTGTCAGTTCTTCCAACTTCTGTCGCATTGCTTCGGCAGTCATGCGCTTGGTTTCTTTGCGATCCCAGATAATTTCAAGATTGCAATCTTCAAGTAGACCTTCTAAATTGCTCGAGCAATCATTCCTTACCTTAAAAACTCTAACAATGTCATATGCTTTATTGTGAAATGAATGTTCTGTTAAATCATCCCCATATCTGCTTAACCTGTTGTAACCACTATTTCTTGTAGCTATATTTCCAAGCACAAGGTATCTTCCTCTTTCTCTTGTTTCAATCACCATACCATCTTTCAAATCTGCTTTTGTAAATTCTTTCTGCATATTTTATTCCACCTTAATATTCTTAAATTTTTCTATATTTACAAAATCCATATATACCATTAACAGTTTCAACATACACTCTTTCCACGCCCTGATTCCATGATTCTTTATGTCCTTTAAAATCTGTAAATGCATAACAATAAATATTTCCATCTTCATTTTCATCAACAAACCATATGTCTTTTTTATTCGTTGCAGTCAAAATAAATGGAGTTTCTACAGTAAAAATAAATTTTTGACTATTTTGTAACTGTACAATTGTAGTTGGAAGGTAATTTACATTAAACCCATCTAAATTTTGTTTAGGATCTTCATCATATGGCTCATATATGTAAACAACATCTGTTTCACCGTTATCACCAATTTCCCAAATATCTTTGATTTTCTTCCACAGTCTATTCTTCACACTAGGCTTGCTGCAAATAAAAATATTATTTCCAGTAAGTTCTAGTAATTTACACTCTTCAAATCCTTTTCCTTCTTTAATTTCAATCTGACGAATCATTTCATGCTACTCCTTTGTTATTCTGTTTTTTCTATTTACATACTTGTCAAAATCTTCTTTCATATATGTATAATTCTCTTTTTGATTCTTAATATATGTTTTCTGTCTGTTAAAAAAATCTAAAAACCATTCATCTAAAACCAAATCTTCTTTATATGAATATGCTACAATTCCGATCAATGAGTTACGATTCTCTGGATTTAATAATGAAGAATTGTTGTCTACATCCAAGGTTAAAACCTCTAAATCTTCTTCATAGCATTTGATATCTTCTTCTGTCGGGTTCTCATATACATTAGTATTTACAAAGTCAATCGCCGACTGATTTATCTCTATTTCTTCTATATTATTCTTTTCTTCAGCCTCAATTCCCAAAAAATCTTTTAACAATGTTTCCAACAGGTCTAACTTTTTCATGATAAGAGGCTTCTTTTTAGTGCCTGTTTCTTCATCTAAAGAATCAAAACTTATACCATTAATTTTTTTACTATGTAAATCCGCCTGTAATGCACATAGAAATTCATAAAACCGCTTATCTTCTAGTCTGTATCTCTCTGATAACTTGTCAAATTTATTAAATAATACAAACCAAAGGAATGAGTTTTTGGAATTAAACATCCCTGCGGTTTCTTCTCTTGTCACAGAAACCAATCTTTCTACATGTAAATAGAAATCTACAAAAACATTCTCTGTTGCATTATCTGTAAGATATTCACACATCTTTCCAAAATCACTGTTATAGGCATCCGGAAACTCCGAAAGCACAATAGATTCAACCAGCATTCTTCTCAGTGTACCTGCTGTGATATTTGCTTTTGTGTATGATGTCTTTTTGCAATCAGGTTTAAAGAAATCCATTTTCAAAATATTATCCACAAGTTCTGCATATTCTTCATCAAATCCTGTCCATCCACTTTGCGCTACATTCATAGACCTACATCTATTGAATCGTGAAATGTCGTAAGCGATATCCATTTTTGTGCAGTTTAAATTGAACATAACTGGAAGCTGATATTCTTTAAATCTGTCTTGCAATTCGTCTGGAAGTTGCGAAAACTTCTTTCCACCAATATCAAAAACTTTCTTTTCTGGAACCGGAAACCCATCTTCATTCAACACAACATTTCCATCTTCATCCAATTTATCAGATTGATATTCAATGTTTCTAATCTTAATATTTTTTGAAATAGCAAACCCATCATGCATAAAATCATCAATATTCGTACATCTCTGCTTTCCATCAATAAGCCAAAGCATCTGGATGCCATTCTTAATTTCCTCTGAGATAATAACCTGAGTCAATGCTCTTCCCTGAAGAATATCTGACATTAATTCACTTTTGGTCTTCAAATTCCACTGTCCAGAAGTTCTCTGGAGAATATGATCGTCTCTCAGTCTATGCTTCCTCAATTTCTTGCTGATTGCCTCAAGTGAGTAACTTGTGTTCTTTGTTTTTTCTGATGTTCCCATTGTTATATTCTCCTCTTCTATTACTTCAAAAATATTGTCTTGCAACTCAGATTCTTCTCTTAATAAAAACTTTTTCTTCTCATAGCTACGCATATCACTTATACATGAATAGTAGTCTGTGTCCGAGATATGTAATTTTTCTTTAATCTCATAGTCACAATATCCCTCACTTAACAGCTTTGCAATTTCACGTTGCACACCTCCTAGAGATTTTAAAAACGCTTTTACATTTTCAGACATTAAAGAACTATGTGTTGATAAACATTCTCTTTCAATACTAATTCCAGAATCAATTATTTCTGCCAAATCATTTCCATCATCATTCGGCGCATCAAAGGAAATATCTTGAATAGGTATATTATTATTTTTTTCATCTTTAACAATATTTCCATTCTCATCTTTTAAAACATTGCATCTGCAACCTCTTGTATCATCTCTCATCCACTGAATGAATTTACGTCTTAAATTTCCAGTCAGGAATGTTTTAAATTGAGACTTTTGTTTATTGTATGTTTCTATGCTTTTTCCCAGAGTATCCACTGCAACATCATATAAATCATCATAATTCATGCGCGGAATATTACACTTTATAAGAATTGGATCGCATATCTTCCTCAACTGTTTCATATTATTATCACAATAGTAGTTCACAATCTTTAGTTGTTCTTCGGTCAATTTTGACCATTCAATTTCTTGTTTCTTTCTCATCTCTACCTCCGTGATAATATAATTTTATGTAGTATTCTCTTCTACAAATCAAATAGTTCTTGTAATACTCTTGGAGCATATTGTCTGTTATCTAATCCTTCAATACACTTCATAATCTCATCTGTTGCAGTTTCGCTTATTTTCTTTCCTAGAATAATTCCTAAAACCTGCAACTCGTTCTTGATTGACCTACGCTTTACTCTTCTATCTTTGAGTATCTTGTATGCTTTATAACCCTGTGCAGCATTGAGATTTGTAAATTCTATGTAATGCAAACAATCCTGAATTTCTTTTTCAACATCCGATAATTCTTTTGATAGCACATCTTTTCTGTCTGTTGCATCTTTTGCAAGACCATTCAAATCTGAAATCCTATCAATCCAACGCTGAATATTATCTGATATAAGAACTTTCTCGGTGTTGTGAGATATCTCTTCCTTGTTTACCTGTTTTACTCCATCGGGCGGTTTGTCATATTTTTCTACCCGGAACGCTGCTCTAAGTGGTTTTGATAAACTGTTCTCAAAAATTCTTTCTGCCTGTTTCTTATTATAGATGTCAGCCATACTTTCGCTAGATGTTGGGATGTATTTACCATTATGCATACGATAAATAAATCTTTTTCCATCGGTAATAACATATTGTGCCATCTTAATTCACTTCCTTCTGTTTTATTTTTTTAATGGATCGTGCCAGACTCGAACTGGCGACTTCACGTTTATGAGACGTGCATTCTACCAACTGAATTAACGATCCTTAGTTTTACCACGTACACCTACGACATATTACATTTTGTAAATATACATGATGAATGTGCTTAGTGGGATTTGAACCCACACTCCTATCGGAATCAGATTTTAAGTCCGAAGCGTCTTCCTATTCCGCCATAAGCACATAACTGGACTAGCTGGATTTGAACCAGCAAAATAACAGGGTCAAAACCTGCTGCGTTACCTTTTCGCCATAGCTCATTAATGCATTATGCTCTATTAAATTTACAAAACTTGGAAATTTTAGCTGAAACGCTTGACACTTTTATATATGTAAATTAAACTAATAGTGTCTATGTAGCTGTTGCTATATATTCCTTCAAATGATCCAAAATGGATTGTTTGATGTGTGATTGAAAGTAGGTTGTGTACCCGGAGGTGTTGGCGCACCGTTGATGGGATACCAACCTATTTTCTTTTTCGGGAGCAAACGCAGAACATTTGTTCTTTTTTATATTTTATATGTTACCACTTCCATTTTGATTTTGCAATAGTTTTAGAACATTTGTTTGGTTTTTTATTTTCTATTCTTTGAGCAGTACAATTTTTTGAATTCCTTTTGGCTTTATATTGTGTATATCTTGCTTTTCAGAAAACAGTTTTAATTGTTTAACAAAATCATCACACAGCGAAGTGGCTGTTTGTATATCTTCAAAAATTTCCGGATATTCTTTCCGTTCTTTTTTCACAAAGCTAACATTTGCCTTTGTGTCTTTGAGGTCTTGTATGGCAACCAACACTTTTGCATTTTTATCACATCGTTGCATCGCTTCTTCTATTGTTAATTCTACATACTTCATTCCAAACAACCTCCTAATTATCTATTCTCCCCAATTACTAAAATAAACTTCTTTAATAGCAAGTTGGTCTTTTTCATCAGTGATTCTACCAAGAAGTTTTATAATACGTTCCTCTGACACTTGTCTCATACACTCTCCTAGCACTACCGAGTTTTCTTTCAATCCTGTTCCTCTTCCTTTTTTGATTGGAGTATGCGTTGGAATATGATGTTTCCTTTTAGCAGTAGTACATGGCATTACTAATGTTGTCGGCGAATGATAGTTTCCAATGTCATTTTGAACAACAATAGCAGGACGCTCCCCATCTTGTTCAGATCCAACATTCTCTCCAAAATCAACAAGCACTACATCAAATTTTTTAATAGATTGTTTCACTCTAACGCAACCTCCTTTCATTCTTTTTTAATTTTCTCTTTTTATGATTAACATTATATATCTATAGGTATTATATGTCAAGATATATTATTGATAAATATTATATTTTTTAGTATAATAACAACAAAACTATCAACTAAACAAATGAGGTGAGATAATGATTAAATTAAGACTCAATTATCTTCTGCAACAAAAGAAAATGTCTGCTTACAAATTATCAAAATTAACTGGAATTTCTACTAACCATATTGGAAAAATGGTACATGAAGAAACTTCTCTTATTCGCTTTGATACCCTTGAAAAAATATGCAAAACGCTAAAATGCACCCCTAATGATCTTTTTACTTCCGATGATCCACAAATGCAAAGATTATTACTTCTCTCTAATTCACAATCATCTCAGCCTAAAGACCTCGAATCTTCCGATCGTACTGATCGTATAGAGGACGATAGCGACAAATAGTCCTATCGCTCTCTATTTCTCTACATTCCTTCTAAGCTTACACCGTATGTCCCATCCGTATAATTGTTCACCGTTACATTCATGCTGCTATGCCCTAACTGCTGTTGGACAAATGCAACTCCAAATTTCTTTTCCATCATAGTTGCATACCAATGACGCATCATATGTGGTGTAATACCACCTCCATAATTTCTAAATATCTTCTTTATATTATCTTCATTCAATCGTTTGCCATTTTTATTTAAAAGTAATGCAGCGGAATCTATGATATTTTCCATTGTCTGACGAACCTTTAACCACTCTATAATTTCTGACATTACACTCTCTGTCAACAACACCTTTCTCTGTTCTTCCATTCTATACTTCTTCTTTCCAAGAACTTTGATATATGCTCTATGGTCATTTTCATCGCCATTTAGATATATATCTGTTAAATCTAAACCTGCAAGTTCTGATTCTCTGATTCCAGTTCCCTTTAAAATCATAAAAACAGTTAAATTTCTTTCTCTTATATATGGATCTGGTTTTTGTTTGATTCTAGTTTCCATCAATAATAATTGCTCTTCTGATGGCATTTTTAATACTAAATTATTATTAGATGCAACAAAATCATACGGCACAGATTTTATTATATTGTTTTCTACCGGACATCGATTTGTTAAGACTAAGTAATTCCAAAAACTACTTAGCATATTTTTTCTTATATATACCGATCGAGATGACATTCCTTTATTTTCAAGATATTCTAAATATGAAGCTATATCTACAATATCTATATTTAAAAAGTCTTCTGGCTGTATTTCTGCGATATTAATCTTATTAATAGATTTCTTTTCTATCATGTATTCCAACATTGATCGAATTGTTGTCCAATAATTAATCTTGGATATAGAACTCTTCAATAAGACAAAATATCTCTGAATAAATTCTGGAACGTCTAGCTTTTCAAAATCTTTCATTAACTTATTATATAACTGCTTTTGTCTCTCATCTTTATAACACATACTTTCTTTCCTTTCTTATAAATCGAATGTCTCTAATTTACCTATTTTTGTTTTAAGATATTCCATTGCGTCCATTCGTTTAATTTGAATTTCATGTGGCTGATCCATATGTACTCCATAACTGTTTCGTCCTTTAGGTAAATTATTTTTATCCAAATATTCTATAATTCCCATCGAAGAAATTGTCTGACTTTGAAATTCTGATATTTGACTTTTTGACACCTTATCCAAAATAATACACCTCCGTTCAACATATTATTCTCTCTTGTCTTTCTTCCATTTTTCCGGATGCAAATTTCCGTACAGTCTCTTCCAATCAGTTTCCGGCATTGTATGTGTTGCATGATTCATTTTAACAATTACATGTTTCTCTTCGCCTACCATAAATTTTCCAATAATCATATAAACTTATTCTCCTTTTCTCTTCTTAAAATATGTAATTTGGTAAACAAAAAAGAGATACCGCTTTTTACGATACCTCTATTGGTTATTAAACCTATATTAGTCATTTAAATTTTAGTTTTACTACTTTTATCTCAATTGTACACTTAAATTTTTTCCAAGTGCTGGTGTGTCATAAGGATCTTCTTTATTAACCATATCTCACCTCTAATAAAAACCTATTTTTATTTATCCAATAATAACCAAATATTTTTTCCATAATATTTTTTCTGAATATCAAAGATTGATTCAGATGTACTAATATCTGATAATTTAACTGCTTCAAAATTATAACCTTCACAAGCTTCCATAGTTCTATTTCCGAATCTATTTTTAACACATTCCACTTTTCCATTGGATTCTTCTATCATGCAAAAACTACATTCTTGTAAAGCAATTATCTGTCTTTTCTTTATGGTTATACGTGCATTATTAGTATCTGTTTGGAGTATCATTTTAATAATATCTTTAGCTTGTTCCAATGATTCAATTTCATCAACCGCTTTCATATCATGTTTTATAATCTGTTTATATAATTCGTATATATTTTCCATAATACAACACCCCTTTTTCAAATTGAATCTTCATTTAATCATCACATTTTATACCACTAAAAATAATTTCTTTTTCTCTTTCTGCTTCTTCTAAATCAATTTCAAAAAATTCTGCAAGTACCTTTTCTGTATTAATATAATCTCCGCTTCCAACAAAAACACCACTATCTCTTTTCTGTTTTTTATCAAACATTACGTATTTGCTTTGCAACCATTCTAAAAACTCTCCACATAATTGAGACTGTTCTTGAATTTCTATCATCTTATCTAATGTTGGTGTGTTACTCATAATGCTCCTCCATATCACATAAAACTTAGATTTCATCACGTTCGTATTTTTCAATTGTATTTTCACAACCACAATCTTTGCACAAAAATAATTGACTTCCATCTGTTAAAATTCCATTGTATTTTTGTTTAGTCCAATTTTTACAATCTACACAGTATAAATCTATAATATCTCCCGATTTAATTTTTTCCACCATAATTCATAATACCCTCTTTAATTTTCCGTTAAACTATCTATCTTATTTACGTTCTTATAAAGCTGTAGTAATATTTCTCCATCAATCGGAGCAACCGCTTCATCCAGTAACCCATTTGCCTGTTTGAATTCTTTAGACCATGTATCAATCCCGGATTTTTCGCACCAATTAAGTATTTCACATCTTATGTCTTGCGCTTTCCTTATTGCTTCATTTTGTTGTTTAATTTTATTTTGAATATATTTTGGCAATTCCATAATTCACTTCTCCATAATCTCCACTTTTCTACAATTCAACTGGATTTTCCAACTCAATCAACTCATCTCTACTCTCCACCAAAGCAGCTTGAGCAATACTATTAATCTTATTCTGACAAAACGCTTCAATTTCGCCCTTTACCTCTAATGCTGTCTTATCCATTTGTTCGTCAAACTGTTCAACACAAAAATCTAAATTACTTCCAATATTATATTTTACTTGTTGCAATTTAGATATTATTTCTTTTCTATCTTTTACACCTAAACTCTTTTTATCGTCTAATGATTTTTGAATTTCATTTATCTGATCCTGCACATGTTCCATTGCTTTTAAAATAGTGTCCGAAAACTCATTTCTAAACTGCTCTCTCTTTAAATTATTCTCTTTGATATATGGAATCTTTCCATCTTTTTCTGTAAATCGAATCGTACACGGAACTCCATCACCAACATTCAATGCAGAAATACATTCAGCAAATTGCGAATAACTCATTTCTATTTCTGTTATCAGTCCACTTCCATAATACCAATCATTGTGCAAATGTCTATTCTGTTCTCCATGCTTTAATCGCATAACGATTCTATCATTATGCTTAATACTACTACCAAACAATGTGTTCTCTCCGCCACTTATTCTTGAAAACCCAATCATTCCAAACGCTGGATGTTTAAAGACTTCTCTTTCCATAGAAGTTCCCTGTCGATCTACTATTCTTTCAACTTCTTTATATTCTACCATAATAATTTTCCTCCTATTTTATTATAATCTCTCTATAATAAAATTACATTGCGGACTCACGCCTATACTTCTCATCCAATCTTCTGCTGTTTGGCAACATCCTTTATGAAACATATACTCAGGATTATTTTCATATTCTTCATCTGATTCTCCATAAAATCTATCGCAAGCGGTGTCATAATCTTTTTCATATTCCATCATCATTTTTTATGTTCAATATAAGTAAGCATTAAATTTTCAATAACATTTTTTGTAATTTCCATAAACAACCTCCAATTATTCTCCTTATAAAATCAATCTTTTATTCATCTTCACTTTCAAGAAATTCTATCATTCCACATATAGTTATATCTTTAATTCTTCCATTCATTTATATTATTTACAATCGTTTTAAATTTTTCAATTTTCTTCATTGTTATTCCTTCCTAAATTCTTATGACCATCTGTAATTGCATTGTGAAATTCAAATTCCCTTCCACAAACTGTACATTTTCTTATTTTCATAATCATTCTCCATGAACTACATATTCAAAATCATAGATCATGATAGATTCATCCTTTTCTTATTTAAAACATAAAGATATATTACAATTACAACTTAATCATTTATTAATTTGTATATAAAATATATAATATAACAAACAATTAATCCCGGTAAAAACATATAACATACCACCTTTTTTCTTTTAATCTTACCATATTTTTTTATACACTTCCAATAATTCTCTTTCTATTTTCCCAAAGATACAAGGATTGAAGATTTTAAGAAGAAAAACGGACGCACGCCGTAGCCATCCCAACCGCAACCGTTGCAACCCATGTCACCACCACCGCTGACAACCCGAACACAAGAGGTGTCTCCACGGCTTGTTGTCTGATTCGGCGTAGATAACCACTGCCAATTATTAACTAATCCAATACCTTTTGTATACTTTCTGTATTCGTCAAAAGTCATTGCTGCCACTTTATCATTTGTATACCCATAATCGTCAAATCCATCCATAGAAGTCAGATCAACTTTATGTGGAATAATATTTTTTGAACAAAATTTCCGTTCCAATTCTGTTAAATAAGATCCATTGAGATATCCTCTCAAATCAGATTCTGCCCAATTATTATTTCTCCCAAATTTCATTTTATTTTTCAATAAATTTGCTTTTACAACGGCGGCAACTCCACATTCAAACAACTCACACAATATATACTCTTCTCCGTCTTCATCAAAGAAATGTTCATACTGTTTCAGTTCTGAAAGTTCTTTCTTATTGTTATGTACAGTATCAATTAGAATCTGAATACCGTTGTCTTTTTCGTTGATTGTTACATTTACATTATTCCCTGCATTGTTAATTACATTAATATTATTCATAATATTTTCTCCTTTTTACCTTTCAATTATTCTATCTGCATAACGGTTAAGAAACTCTTCCGCCAAATACATATCAAGCTGCCAAAAATTTTTCTTGATTTTCCCAAAAGTATCCCCTGTAATCAAGTACAACTTGTCTGTTATCCTCTGATTCCTTAGAGCAATTAAACAGTTTCCATATTGTCCGAGATATCGTGGATAATTATTACAATCTAGTTCTTCTTTATTACTAATATTGCAAGTGTGTATTTTCCCATCTACATTGTTTACATAAAAAACATAAGCTATATCTTTTAATTCGTCTTTCACAATCTCACCTCTTTTTTTATTTATATTCTCATAAGAAATGTGAATTTCATCTGTTATTTATCAATTCCATTCTTCTCTTATACATTTCTAAACTAATATTTCCGGCACATCTTTCACATAGGTCTATCCCTAAATTCCGACAGTTAATATCTGTAAAAGGATATCCATAATTTAATTTTCCCATGCGATAATATTCTCTTTCAATTCCGAAAACATCCTTCTTTTTTACTTTTGGAATTTCTTCTCCACAACAATCACAAATAATCTTTTCAATTTTCACTCTTTACCGCTCCTTTTGAAATACGAGTTTCAACTTAATCTTCTAAAAATCTAAAGCTAAAAGGTTTTGAATGGCTAATAAAGATTCTGTCTCCTATTTTATATTTATAACTATAATCTTCTTCCATATCTGTTATCTTGATTGTCCATCCAAGATCATCTACGCCTTCAATAACTCCCCATTTTTTATAAGTATCCCCAGGATAAAGCTAAACCTCTTTTCCAATGTATTCATCTTTGTTATACTTCATATTTTTCACCTCGTATACAATGTTTTAAAGTCAATTTGTTCAAATAAATCTTTAGAAAAATTATCTATCTCTTCTGATCGTTCGCACTTCTTGCAATACTCGTCCACATCATCAAAATAATCATCTTCTGTTTCCAAGTACCAATCTTCCCATTCTCCATCTACAAACATCTGTAATCCACCCACATTACAAAAATCTGGTTTAATATTGTTCTGAAGCTGAAACATATCATATGCAGCCAACAAATCCATTACTTTCTTACCCTCTTCTACACTCTTTACCGGGATGTAAAATCTATTACTTGATCCAACTTGCGGAATCCACCATACTCTTAATTTATTATTCAAACTCTTTAAATTAAACTCAATACATTTTTGTCCCTGAAACATTGTCACTTCAAACCAATTAATTTCTAATTTTTTATCGTCATTTGTTAATTCATTTAATGACAAATATTTTGTTCCACCATCCTTGTGCATCATCACATATTTTATATTCCTGATTCTATTTAAAATATCTGCTATTGTAATTGTTTTTTTCGACATTGACATTTTCTCCCTTTTAAATAACGTTAGCTCTTATACTATCTTCTCCAAATTTTCTTATCTGCACTATAAAATTCTCTGTTATATCCCTACGCATTACTCCAAGTCAAATCCAAAGTGACAATATCCAGTAACTTCCGAAATATAATCAGCAATTTCTTCTTCATATTCATCTATGTCTGTATCTTCGTCAATAAGATATTCTGGTATTTCTATCTCTTTGGGCAAGTCTCGTAATAATTCTAAATCTCCATCTGTATCCCATTTAATATTAACTGCTTTCATTGTAACTCCTCCTAGTATTTACTTTTCAATTATAATAAATCCTGATTTTTTCAGTTCTTTAACATCCTACTCCGGTTTATTTACGTCATACCACTGTAAATTCTCGCTTTCACATTCTTCGCGTCTCACAAGTCAATCGTTTTTGCGTATTCATACAAAGCTTCTTCGCCTCGTTTCCTGACAATATAGCTTAACACCACATACCAATCTTTTAACTGTATATCATACTTTCTATTCCTCATAATACAAAAAGCTCGTTGAATACATAAGTCTTTTTCCGCATCTCCTACATATCCCATCATTGTTATCTCCTTATTTTTCATTAACTCTACTTTCTGATGTACTTTCAAATACATTTTCAATATAGTCAAACACTCCATAAAACTCTTTATCTACAAATACACCAACTCTTGTTCCTGAAAATCCACTGTAATCCATAAATGTGATTTTCTTTTTAACACCTGACTCGTCTAATACTTTTTGTATTCTTTCTATAATTTGTGACGGATGTACACCTGTTTTCATTTCCTCTTCTTCTACCCAGTAATTAGCGTTTACTTCTTTAATATAATCATCATCCATTTCAAACATAATCATTTCCTCCATTTCCCTAATAGCAAAATCACAAAATATACCCTGAAATAATGCAAAGTTACCACCATATTTCTTTGCTTCTTCTTCATTTAATTTGTAAATACCCCCCAGTCACTTGATATAGCTTTGTTTATATAATTTTGATACGTCCTTCTCTAATTAAAGAAGCCATATCCTCAGTATAGTAATCCACCCTATTTGCAACTGTTGCATCTGGATTGACTGGTACAACTGTCAATTTGTAATTGTTTTTTACTTCTCGATTATATCTTTCCTCAATCTTACATACTGTATCTTTTGTTTTCAAAGATGTTTCAAATCCTCTTGCCGATACAGTATACAAAGGAATGATAAATCTTACATTGTCAACACCATCTGAAAGAATAGCTTGGCACAAATCGTCTGAGGTGATCCACTCTTTCCTATCAACCTTCTCTTTTAACTCTTTCATAGAAGTTCTGATCCAATTATCAAGATAAATTTTGTTCTTATTCCAAGTGAAAAAAGTTCCATTTTCATCTTCGTGAATGCTTCTAATATATGCTTTGTTTGTCTTGTTATCTGTTACTATTACTGTTGTATGAAAATCATCATTCCACACACCAACTCTTATTACTTCATCTCCACAATTATATCTATAATTCATACTATCTACATTCCCTTCTTATCCTGAAACACGAGTTTCTTCTACATTTCTTCTGCTTCAACAACAATATTTACATATTTTCCAATATGATCGCAAAGAATGTTTATTAAGTTATGTCCGCCAATAGTACATTCCTTTACATCATACCCTGTAATAGTAAACTCGCTATATCCTATCAAATTTGTTTCTAAATCAAATTTTCCTTCAAATACTTCCTTTTTCTCATGATTTTTAAAATAACCTTTTACTTCAAGTTTCATAAGCAAAGCTATTTCCGCTTCGTCAAGGTCGCATTCTTTGTCAGTGAAATACATTCTAATGTTGCAATTTTCAATAAATGCTTTCTTTCCGCCAAGTCCTTTATTATGATGTTTTGCAAAACCTACATCATCGGCAAAATCATACATAAAATCAGAAAAATCATAGCTGCCAACATTAATTCCACTACTATAATTATTTGTTATCATACGTTTTTCTCCTCAATAAAATCCTGTTATTATTTCAATTCTTCCACTTCAAACCATGACTCTGTACAATTATCAGGTTCTTCTCTACGTCCTTCTATAATATCATTCTTCACAATTTCTTCTGCTTCTTCCATATTATTCGCCTCTACTTCATAAGATTTACTATATGTTTCGTAATAATCTACTAAAAATTTTGTCATCTTCATTTTCTCCCTATACGTTCTCTCTCGGAATATAATCCGCCAAATAATCGTGCTGTACTCCGTCAGAACCCGATTCTTCATTGTCATACATTTCTAAAATTTTCCAAGATTCATTGTATTATCTCTACGTTTTAAGCATCTCATAGTTGCATCATATTCTTCTTCAGTCAAATAGGAATATGAAAATAAGAATTCCTCTTTAGTTAATTCTTTGAAATCTCGCATTTTTTCTTTATCATCAACAAATGACAATTCTTCGTCTTTGTTTTGCTTAATATCCATATTTTCTTTCATATTTTTAAAACACCTCTAATCCAGTAATCACAAGCAGCACATTGTATAATACTCTGAATTGATCATCATTATATTCGTTCCGTGCCACCATGTTTAAATAATTTATTGCATTTTCTAATTCAACTTTAATATCATTCGTTAATTCTAAATTAGATAATTCAATTAGTTTTTCTGCAATATCAGAATCATCATAATAAGAATTTTCTTGATATTGTCTTAATTTAGTTTTTAATTCTTCCATGAATATTTCCCTCCATATAAAAAATTCTTTCTGCTCTCATATTCATTTCTATTCACTCCTATGTATTACTTCATATATCCGAATATGTAAAAACTATTTATCATTAAAATTAATTGTGAAAACTGTTTTAACAATCTTTCTGATACAATATTTCTTCCATTCTTCAACGCTCTATGTATTTCTACATTGTTTCCGTTCATAATAAAATCAACTCTGAATGGCTTATCACAACCAAAATGTGGAACATTGTATATATATAACTCGTCAACATTTCCTGTAAACACGACATTCCATTCATTTCCAAAACTGTCTGTAATATTCCATTGTTTTTGATTATCATATAATGCTTGAATAGGTTTTATTTTTAAACCTTGAAATTCAATCATATTTTTAAAAGATTCTTTTTCTGTTGTATTTTTAAATTTAATCACAATCTACACCCCCTTACAAAATCGTACTTTTATTTGTCCAAAACTTTTCCGGCATTTCCCATTTTTTAACTTGTTTTCCGTCTATTTCTTCTATAACCTCAATCATACCGCCCGGTATTCTTGCTTCACTGTGATATTTACGCCCTTCAAAATAAGCATAACAATCGTTTAAAATTACACCCTTTTCATATCCGTTTAAATCATTTATATTCTTTTTATTTCCGTTAAAATCTGTTAATTCATGTCTATCAACAGTTTTCCCATTGCCATAAAGTGTAAAAATCACCTTAAACGATTCTTTTCCTTCAAAAACTTTCTTAAAATCCTCCTCTGGTACTTCATAAAATCTTCTAAACCACTCTATATCATCAATTTTAAAAATTACTTTCCTCATATGCTTTCTACCTCCTTAAATCCATTTAGTTTAAGATACTCCACATAATCTACAATATCAGATTTCCTTTTAACTTCTATATCCTCTGTTCTATCATAACCATAAAAAGGATTTACAAACTGTTTATATGTTTTGTTATCCATATCTACAATAAGATTATAGTTATTTGCAGTCCTACCGTTTTTCTTCCGGTTTTTATCAATCCAAAATAAATGAAATTTCATACTGCCTACCTCCATTTATATTTTATTCTCTTTTTAAAAAGGCTCACACCATTTAAAAGTGCAAGCCTTGAATATGTACAACTATTTAGTTTTCTTCATATTTCCACGAAGAAATAAACTTAATCGCATCTTCAAAATAAATCGGATTCAGATCTTTATAACTGCTTCCGCATCCGAATTTACTTTTCATATTGTTCCAAAGATTAATAAAATAACTTTTAGAATTTTCCTTATACTCTTTTGAATGCGCCCCATTTAGAAGATGGTTGATTCTGTCTTTTGCTGCTTTATATATCTGTTGTTGTTGCCTAGTAGAAAGTGTCATATTATCCACAACTCTTTCCAACATGAAATTTTGTTCTCCAATCATTTCCTCAATATTGTTGATCTGTGCATATACAATCTTCATATTACAGTTCATATCTGACAACATAGATTCAACTTTATTTTTAGATGGAGCAATATATTTTCCAGTTTTTCTAATTGCCGGAAGAACTTCTGATGTTACCCAAATTCTAAACGGTTTTGCAATAGGTTTCCTACTACGCAATACCAAAGTATAAAAACCGCTTTCACTAATGATATTAGCTTCGCCCTGACGACCTAAGTTAAACTTAGTCCGTTCAAATGGTTCTAACCCATCCATTGCCATAGTTGGATTAGTTGTTCCCAGAATATCACATACGTCCTTTGCCACAAACCACGGCTCTCCATCAAGAATAACTGTTCTAATAGTTCCAAAGTTATCATTTTGAAATAACTTCATTTCTGATTTTTGTTTCATTGCATTTTTCATTTTATCGAACCTTTCTTTTTAAATTTACGCCAACCTATACACTATTCAGCCTTTAGACGTTTTCCGCTTATTTGAGCTTCTATTTCTAGTACCTCATTAGTAAAGGTTATTTAATTATCAAGGTTCAATTTATTCTTTGGAAAAATTGACTTGAAATAGTCAGAAAAGTACGATAATATATAATATACTTGAGACTTGTTTTCAAGTGGGTGGATAGCGGTTTCTGTTCTTGGTCGGATGGAACCGCTATTTTTATTTTTCCTCTGATTGACTTTCATACTGGATTTCTGTTTTAAATCTACCTTCTGCGTATGCTTTCATAAATATCTCCATTACCGTATTCATAGGAATATTGTTTTTAGCACAAGCAACTTTAAAATCCTGTATTACTTTTTCATCAATAGAGGTTCCAAAAGTTCTTTTTGCCATCTTTTGACCTCCTTTTGATACAATCATATTATCATATATAAATATGATTGTCAACTAGATTTTTTGTTGTTGTACATATTTCTTTTTACTATTTATTTCCTCTTAACACCCTAAGTTTAACTTAGTCTTTTTGAAATTATCTTTTTATTTTCTATTTACTGATAATTATTTTCTATAAAACTGTAATAATTATCCCCAACAATAATATTGTCCAAAAAGTTAATGCCTAATAATTCACTGCATTGCTTTATTCTTTTAAATACCGCAATATCTTCTTTACTAGGAGATGTATCACCGCTTGGATGATTATGTAATAATACAAATGAGTTAGCACCACATAGCAACAATCTATTAAAAATTTCTCTTGGATTGCATAAACTACAATCTGATGTTCCATGCGAAATTTCAAAAAATCCAATTGGTTTTAATTTTCTATTTAATGCTATCGTATATAGATATTCTTCCGACAATTTGTTCATGTGAAAAACATCATTCATAACCTGTACAATAGAAGATGGATTATTCAAATTTTTAACATCATGGTTATATGCTTTTTCTTTTACTAATTTTGTATGTAAATCATTGTTTAGTTCTATTTTATATATAGTAATTCTCATAACTATTTCTCTCCTGATAAAATCATTATTTCTTGCTATCTAATTTCAGTCTTTACCGTAATCTCTTCCGATTTAATTCTGTTCTCATATGCTAATAACTCCTTTGTTGCCTGTTCTTCTCCCTCAAAAGTTCCACGTTTTCTCGTCTGTAATAGATTCAATCAGATATTTTGTTTCTACAGTTCCTTTTCCAACGTTCTCTAAACTCCATCCCCAAAAATCTTTGTGCATGATTGATTCCTCCTTTGAAGTAATAAACACTTTTCTTTTGAAATCATTCCGCAAGCTATGACCCCTGCGGAATGTGTATATAAATTGATTATTTGATGTGTGTTATGCTGTTTTATTTCTGCGTGTCTTTGGCGTAGACTTCGTAGAAACATTTGGAATATCAATATTCTTTTCAATCACATTTGAAAGATAATCGAAAAGTGAGTCTTGCCACTTCTCAACGAGATTATCATTAAAATATTTGCTACCTTTGCAATTATTCAAAAGTACGGTTTCCATTTCAATTTCTCGTCCTGAATAATAAGCATACAATTTCTTAAACACCCGAATAACTTTCGCTGTATATGCTTTCCCTTCATATGCAGATTTTCCGGCATTCCATTGCAGTTTTCCGATAATAGATAAAATTCTATTCAGTAAATCCGGATTATTCTTTGCAAGTGAAATTCCGTCAGATATGGAAGTTAAAATTCCGATCGGATTTTTTATAGGTTCTTGATCGCCTTTAACCGCTACATGATTATTGTTACAAATTCTTTTCAAAGCAACATATTCTTCTTTTTTCGCCTCTAATGCTGCACTGTAAGTGTCTTGCGGACTCATTTTTCTACGGTCGTCGCCTTGAGATAAAAACAAGTCGATTGCCTCCGACTCTGTAATCCCAACAAGAACTTCAACTTGTACAAGTTTCATTCCGCCGAAAATAGCACCTATAATTCTATGCTCTCCATCGACAATGATTAATTTTTTATCATGTAACATAACTTTTGGAAGTTCCCACTTATAAGGGTTATAATCTGTCGCTATTCTTTTCGCCCTGTTTACGTCCAGTTCTCGCTGCCATGTCGGTACATGAATCAATAGAGGATTAATGTTGATAATTGCTTTCTCTCCGCTTTTTAACTTCTGTTTTGCCTCCTCAATTTTATCTTCTACGATCTTTCTTTCAACCACTTCCAAAAAGTCGTTTAAAAGCCTTTTGTCGTTCAAAAAACTTTCCACAGCTTTTGGTTTTGCCTTTCCTTTTAATTCCATCATTGCACTTTCCTTTCTGCTTTTTATTCTCTTTTTAATATGTAACATCGCACCATATAGGCACTATAAAAGGCACTAACGACTATTTTCGCTAATGCCTTCTAACTGACTATATTACTTTTTAATATAAATAACTCAACCACATCGCAAAAACCCACACGACCATAAAGACACATCCTACATATGCTCCTACTGTATTTTCGCGATCCTGTTTCTGTTGCCGCCGTTTTCTCTCTCTTTGCGCCTGTTTGTATTCTTCCATTTTCACATGTTCCACGACATCATAATCTTCAAATTTTGCAATTACTCTATACATTTCCTATCATCTCCATTCGTATTTATTGCCGTACTGATCGTATATATTCAAGCCGTCATTTGTAACTTCCCAGTAGTTTATATACTTCAAACATTCTTCAAGTATTTCTTTTTCATGTGCTTGTCTAATTTCTCCACAATGAGAGATTATATAAAAAGTTCTTCCAAGCACAAACACATATAACATAACGAGCATACATATCATAATATGACGTCTTTTAATTTTCTTCATATTTTTGCATCTCCTGTTTTATTCATTAGTTTTTCAAACACTTTGATCCTTTGACCATTTACGAGAGTGAATAAAAAACTCACACAATTATTATAGACTTTTCCGATGCAGTCAACTTCTACTATATGCTTATTACAAGACAGTTCCTCCACTTGATATGGAAATAACACGGCATTATGTAAATTTGCAATTTCCGTAAGTGTGATTAATTGCATTTTGTCCCCCCCTATTCATAAATACGTTTCGCTTCCAGTTTTTCGATTATTCCAAATCTTGCGTAATTTTGATTGTAAAACAAGTTTCTAACTTCTAATTCTGTTTTTAATAGTTTTCTAATTTGCTGCTGTGTTCCTGCAATATAAAAACATTTCCGTTCTAATTCTTTTGCTTTTTCCTTTCTATCTGACCACCGAGACATTAAAACCATTTCGTATTCTGTGCGGTCAGCGTCATAACATTTTCCTTCTAATGTGTATGTATATAACCAATTATTCATAGTGTTTTCTCTCCCGTTTCTTTTCTTTTATTCATAATAAATAGCTTCTATCGCTGTTCTTGTAGTTCCCTTTTCACAAATTGTTGCAAGATGCCCAAAATAATCCAGACACAACCCATATTTTTCTAAATCAGCATTCAATCTATCACTTCTTCTGTCTATGCTTTCTGAAAGCTCTTTTGTGCTTCTTCTATTACAAGTTCTTGCGTCATTTTCAAGGTAAGACAATCTTTCCAATGCTCCATTCAACCTATAAAATCTGTTCATTAAATGCTTTAATTTATCATAAGGGATACTATATCTTTCTGCTGCGAATCTTAATTCTCTTTCTCTTCTCTCTGCTACTGTTAATTTTTTCATTTTTATATTTCCTCCTTTTCAACAGGTTTCATATTTTAACCCTTTCTTTTCTGTTATTTCTTTAAAATTTAGTCGTTACTAAATAAGTAACGTCATTCACTGTTACGCTCTGCCATCCGTCATTAATGGATAAATCGCGCCACACTTGCTCAAAATTAATATAATCAATCATTTCTTCCGGTATTGGCTGAGAAAATAAGTTATTGTATCCGCATTCATTTAAAACCATTCCCCAGCATTCATCCCCGCATGTTATCGTCCAACCGTCAGAAACTTCATCAGCGTTGATGACTGTATAGTTGCCTGACTCAAACAATTCTTTTAAATCTTCCAACGTATCTACAACTTTTGAAAGGATTGAGATTTCTTCTCTTTGAAATTCTTTACTTACTTCTAACAAGAAGTCATTCAAAGAAAAAACATCCTCATATTCAGATACCAACGATGGTTCAGAACTATCTAAAATAATCCACTCCTTTCCCTTCCCAACAATTCCGTTAAATTTGTCAGTGAGTTCTTCGTTACTCATTGGAAGCGTCAGCCATTCTCCGTTGTCGTTTCCATTGGTGTATTCTGATAAGCTTGATAAATAAATGTCTATTGTCATTTTTATTTCCTCTCTCCTTATATATATTCTCTATTTGCTTCACTCCGTTTTCTTTCACTTCCGACTTGTGACGAAATGTTAGCACGTTAAAGCAAATGACTATCTTCTTACCTGTTTTTCAAGGATTCTGCACGCAGATAGCCAAGAGTATTTCAACCCTATCACGTCAGCATTTCAAGATGCTATCTTTCTAAGTTGTCAAGGTGCATTACGAAAATAGATTTATTATTCCGTTTTCGTTATTATCACTATACCATAACATTTTTGGAATGTCAACACGTTTTCGTAATTTACTTTACGTTTTCGGAATGTTTGAGAACAATAAAAAAGACACTATACTAATGTACAATGTCTTTTTATCCTATTCTATTTCCATTCGGAAACACAAAAGCGGATTCATATTTACACCCCATAATTTCCGCCATCGTTTCGAGTTCTTCTTGTGTAAATTTCCCAGTTTTAACTCTTTTTGAAATTGATGCTTGACTCATCCCCATTTTTGAACCGAGTTCAGTAAGAGAGATATCAGCTTCGATGCAAGCTATTTTTATTTTCTGTTGTAGTGTTATTTCCGCCACCTCCTATATATTTCTTCCTATAATATAGCAGATTTTCAGAAACCGTGCAACTTTATAATAAATTAATAGACACCCAGCGTTTAGCACTAACAAGGGACTTACATTGTTTTAATTCAATAAATCCATTGTAATCTACTTCTATACTAAAATAATCTATATTGTCGGTAATCCAACAATATTTCCCATACTTAGAATGATTAATTTTCAATGACTAAACAGTAGGATTTCCGTTATCGTCATCGCTTTCATGGTTTACACTCTCCTTTTTAAACTCTTCTTTTGTTTATTCTCTTTTTTAATAAAAATTCCAGTATATCAATACACGACACTTTCATGTACTCATATACTGGAAATTGATTTTTCAGTATAATATTTCTTTTTTTATTAGCCCCAATTTTTCAGGTGGTTATGGGAGAAATATAAAACCCATACGTTTTTTGATAATGGAGACTATTACGCTACTCCGATGCTAAATGATTAATAACTATCTTTAGTGTATCTCCTGTATATCGTATAGTTCACTTATAACCCTAAAAATTAATATATGCACTTATAACCGCATAGGTAGCCCTCATAATTTCAACTGGTAGACCTCATATATACAATCGGTTCAACTTATTTTCATTATTAATATTTTTCAAGGTGCATTTTTTATGTGGAACGTTCTACCAGACTTGACAGATTGATAGAAATAGTCCTATAATATGTATGTTGATGTATAGGACGTTCTAAACGTTCCACAAGGGGAAATTAGCTCAAATAATCTAAATAGTCTTCATAAGAAATGAATTCTATCAGATTGCCGTTGATGTAAATTCTTCCGTTGCGTCGGAAAAACTCATAAGCGGACACTGGAGTCATAATATCACCCCCCTTCTATGATACGGTTCTATTTTGCAGATAGAGCCGTATTTTTTTGTGTTCTGATAAAATTAGTTGAAACGATACCGCCGCGGGAAGGCTTCAGAACGCTAGCATCATGTTTGCGGTTAGTCTTAAACTGTATATCACTGCTAACCGCCGTTTTCGGTTTAAAATACTACTTTTCTAATCAGATCGCCAGTCTAGCATTTTTCAAATTTTCAGACTATCCTTTTTGGATGTAATGTCCCTTGCTTCTGTCACGCTACTTTGATCATTGCAATAGATTGTTTTATGTCCGGTTTGTGCCGTGGTTATTGTCAATCGTCAATTATCAGTTTGCATCCGCAAGTGTTTGTTACTTTTGATTGTTTTTCAAGTTGTTTATACTTCTAACATCCTTTTCCGTGTTCATTGCCGTGTCAATTCCGGCGGAAAAGTCAAACGCTATGATATAACAACTATCATGCGACCCGATATAGAAAAGTTATACTTTTCAAAGCGTAACGTCTTGCTTTATTTACGCCAGTTTCTACAGAGAACCGGAAACTATCAACTATTCAATATGTGCTACTTTGCTTTTATACAGTGCAAATGTATATTTATCTGTACTACTTCATTAGCGTGCTGCCGTTGTATGTTTTTACGGTAATAACAACTTTTTACCGACTACACAAACATTTTTATTATCTGTTTTATTATGACCCCCTGACACGGCAGTGATCCTTTATACAGTTTTATTATATTCGAGTAGTTTTCACTTTTTCGGGAAGTGTAACCGCTTATGTAGGTGTTTTTTACTTACGTTGTAACTGTATAATAGCATGTGTTTTATAGATTGTCAACATTTTTACTTACTTTTCTGTAATTTTTATTTTTGTATCTAACTTATAACCAATAGCATTTAATATTTTATTGGCATCGTCTAGACTAAAATTTGTTTTTTTAAACATATTATTTAACGTCTGTTTGTGTATGCCGAGTTTTTTTGCTACATCAACTTTACGTCCTCGCTCCTGATCTAAAAAAATAGATACATACTTCGCTAACTCTCTATTTGTCATGGTGCTATTACTCCTTGTATTACGATATAGCAAGTATAACATAATACTTTCAATATGTAAAAATGTGATATTGCCTGCCTCATCACAGGTTAGTTTTCGTTTTAGTAAAAGCCGCTCTGCATTTTCACGGGGTTGCGACCGTCTCGACTTGTCAAGTCTGCCTGCATTAGCTTTTGTTTTTTGTTGCATCTCTTTAACTTGTCTTTATTATACAACAACTTTTCGGTTGTGTCAATACTTTTTTATTGTTTTTTAAACTTTTTAGTTGTTACTATGTTTTATAGAAAAAGCATATCGTTATAATATGCTTTACTCTATTTTTGTGCCGTCTGAAAATTCAAAATAGGAATGATATTTACATCCTAACGCATTAGCGATGTCTTGTAACTCTGAATCTGAAAACTTGCCAACTTTTAACCGTTTGGAAAAGTTTTGTTGACTCATGCCCAATCGATGTGCTAACTCTGTTTGGCTTATACCTATTTGCAAACAAGCACTAACTACTTTTTGTTTAATAGTCATATTATTTTTACCTCATTTCTACTAACAAAAGCAAAAAGCATAGGCAACTATAAAATTTACAAGGTGCAAGACCTTAATAATTTAATAAGACCTTACACCCTTTTTAACTTGTTACTCCTGCTCTTTTGCTGTCGCTATTTTGTCAAGAAGTTCAACAATTTCTTGTTTGCTATACTCTTCTTTTTCGCCCTGTGCAAATAATAATCTTAATTCATACAAAGTTGACATTTTAACTGTTTTCATCTCTTTTTCAGTCATTTCAGTTGTAATCATCCTTTCACATCCTTTTTATTATAATATTATGGTTTATTATTACCTATATTATAATATGTATTATGATAGGTGTAAAGCCTTATTAAATTATCAAGGTACAATGTGTAAGATAAGTTTTAACAGTTGTCATCTTGTTTGCAATCTCGTTTGTTATCTGTATGCCGTTTGTTTTTTAACTTGTCTTTATTATAAACGATAGTCGTTTAAAAGTCAATAGCTTTTTTAAATTTTTATCGTTTACTTTTTTACATTTATAGTTTAGATATAAACGATAGTCGTTTGACTTGTTTATGATTATAAATTATAATCGTTTAAAAGTCAATATATTTTTTATATTTTTATTATTTATTTTTAAACGATAATAAGATATACTATTACTATATAAATGGTTTAGACAACAAGAGAATGAATATATACATATAATAAAGGAAAGAGGTATATAAAATATGTTTAAATATGATAATAATGAGCAAGTAAAAATTGAGTTTAAAAAAACGGTTGTATCTGAAAAAAGAACAATGACAAGCGTTGCTAATAACTGCGGTATGATACCGCAACAATTAAACAATAAATTTAATAATGAACGTATAGGATTGAACGAGTTGTCAAGTTGGTTAGATGCTTTAGGATATGACTTGTATATAGACTTTGTAAAGCGTGATAATCAGGAATAATAAATCAGGAATAATGGATCAGGAATAAACCGGAAGTAAATCAGCAGCAGATCAGCGTTGTTGTAGGTGGTTGTATAGGTGTAGGTCAGTGTATAAGTGATTGTATAGGTGGTTATATGTTGTATTAATTATATGTAGATGATGAATTAAGATTGTATCTGATTTTATAAGAAAGTGGAGATTTATTATTGTTTTTGATGTCGTTTTGAGTGTAAGGTGGTGGATATGGTGCGTTTTTGGTGGGATTTTATGTGCTAAGCGGGAGTTATGCACAGTGTAAGGTGTAGTTATCCACATTATGTGAATAACTTTTCAAAGTGTACATCTACTGTACGGTTTGAGGCGAACATTTAAATAGTTATTTAATCATTAAACAATCATTTATAGTTAGTATAAATCCACATAACGTCTATATTTAACAAATCAAAAACAAATTAAAAACAATTCAGACATTTAATCCCCCGACAGACGCTGAAATCTAATGCAATATAACCCTCTATAACCGCAAAACATACCCTATTATTACAATAATAGTGTCCGTTTTTTTGCCTTAAAAGTTAGGCTTTATCTGTTTTATAGGGGGGTGCTTTACATTTTTTAAGATCCATATTTCACCCATAAAGCCCTTATGTGTTCCACATCCGCACCACGAAAAATTTTCATCTCACCGATAATCCACCGACACAAATTGTATCAAATTCTCACACAATTTCTATCCCCCTTCAAAATCTTTTCGGTTTCGCTTTCGACAAACCTAACACGCTACCACCCTACTTCACTTAAAATTAAGCCTGCATCTTTAAGCAACAAATATTCAGACAATTATTTTTATATCAAAAACTACCATTTTCACTATCAAAACTCCACCAAATCTCCTATAAAACCAGTGCTCAAGCCGAACTTCACCCATTTTATTTTCATTAACAACCCAAAATCACTAATTTCATAATCACCGCATTCTAATCTCATTCCACTAAAACACCTACCTTACAAGCATTATCCAAGCATCAATAATCCAACTTACCGAAAATTACATCGAGCATACCATTTTTTACAATCCAAAATTATATCATTATCACACCCCAACAAAAAAGAACCACCGTTTTGCAATTCACATACTACAATCATGAATCACAAAACAGCAGTCCTAAAAGCATAAGCCTATCCCAGCACCACACCTATATTTAATTTATTGCATATCCTAATATGTAACTCTGCATTGAATGTAAAATGTGATTATGCTTCCTTCATCATTATTACTACATGGAATTTCAAATCCGGTAACTGGATTAAAATCATGCATTTCTTTATCGTTACAATATTGGCACACAATTTTACATGACACATCTTCTTCTTGAGAAAATTCAAATATTCTTTTCATAAACCCATCATAGTTGCCTTGATCCTTTACATAATATTTTGCAAAAATCTTTTCACTTCTACCATCCTCGCTTATTACGCGAAACTTTTCAAATTCCACTCCTAATGCATACTTCATGGATATATTAAAATAATTAAGTTCTATATATTTTTTTCCATTTACAAGTTCAGTATATTCTCCATGTTTTGCTTTATCCATAAGTTGATCTTGAATTTCTTTTATAAAGTATCCAACCCATTTATAAGATTCCTCATAACCTTTCTTATATTCCGCATCTCTGACTTCTTCTTTTGTTTTTGTAACTGCATTTAATCTATCATGAAGATTCATTGCCCTTCCTCCATCTTGTCTCTTTACCATATCTGTCACTTGCAAAAATAATTTCTACGTCTATAATATCATAAAATTTCAATCTCTTTCAAATATAAATAAAAATAGTATTAAAAATCAATTTTTGTTTCTAACCTATCAATTTATCATTTAGCTGCACAGAATTAAAAATCGGTATCAAATTCTTTTCTATTTTAAAGAAAACTCAACATATCAGTACCGGGGATACTTTTACATTAAAACAGATAAATCATTTTACAATATTATCACTTCCTTTTTTAACTAATTTTTTTAAAAAAGAGAATATACAAACAGGAATCTAATAAATACAAAGGAGATAAAATTTATGTTTAAAAAGTATGATATAACGATTGAAAAAAAAGAAGCTGGGATACCATATAGAAGAAATCTTCAAATTTGGTCAGAGTCTATTGAAAAAGTATTAAAAATTATGGGAATTAAATTACATAAAGACCCAAAATATTTCGGATATAACATTGTTGACATAAAATCCGCAGAGGACAGTTTTTACAATATAAATTATGATACAATAATCTCATCACAAGAAAAGGAGAATGATGTCGTGAGTGAATTATATGATTTTATGATATGGGGAGATTATGATGCAAAAATTCAAACTCTTGCTAATATGACAGATGAAAACTGGAATTTTCATGGAAAAACAAACAATCTTATTCTGAAAAATTATCTAAGGTATACTGCTAAGAAACTGGAAGAAGAAAATAAAGTTATTACAACAGATAACTACTGTCTTATGAATACAGGGTTATTCACTTCTTATTATGAACCTATTTACATTTATGCTGAAAAGAATACAGGCACAAGTGATCAAGAATGGTTTTTTAAACAATTTGCAACAGAATATGAATTAGGGAATTTAGGAATTACCGAATTGCCAGAAAGAGCAAATTATTTCCAAAATCCAAATCTGTTGATTTTTGATGCAAGCTGCAAAATTAATGTTCATTATAAACATATTTTAGAAGATGAAAATAATATTGCAAGAATTCCTGATTCAATCAAAAATGCAAAAAATTTACACCATATCTTCAGCGGTGCTATAGAGATCATGAAAAAGAAAGTAACTGCAAATTATAAAATCGCTATACCTCAATATTTTAATGGAAAAATACAATTACTACTGCCATTATGTTTAGTAGATTCAGATATTCCAGATTTAGCATTAGTTGTAACCAAAAATCAATCCGGAAACTTCTATCAAGGACATACATGCTTAACGATGGAGATGGCATATAATAATGCAAGATTGATTGCTAAACCGGAAAGCAACTGGTTATTGCCATAATTTTATAGAAAAACTGATCATAAAGAAAGAATAAAAAGATAGACGAAAAATCGTTTATCTTTTTTTATTTACAAAAGTTTATCCATTCAAAAGAGAATATATAAATATCTCCACTATCTAATATAAAAAGAAAAAATATTTATTTACAAGAAAGGAATTTACATATGACAAATTTAAAATTGATTACAATAGAAAATTTTGGTGAGCTGCAATGTAACTTTTACAGGAATATGAATGATGACATTCTACTCACAAGAGAACAGATTGGAACTGCACTGGAATATTCTAATCCTTCTACAGCAATCAAGAATTTACATCGCAAGCACAAAGACAGACTCGACTCATTATCCATGAAGATAAAGTTAGGTAGACTCCAGAACGAGCCAACCTCAAAATCTGATGAGCAGGAAAGAGTCTACTATACAGAAAGAGGAATTATGGAGATTTGCCGTTGGTCAAGACAACCCAAAGCCAATCTCTTCATGGATTGGGTATGGGATATCGTTGAAAAATACCGCAACAAAGAAATAGTAGATATCACTCTCTTATCCTCTACATTAAATAAAATGGTATCCATTCTTGAGAAGCAAGAAGAACGTATTACAAAAGTAGAATCTCAATTATCTGAGCCGCTACAAGTAGAAGAAAAACCTGCGTATAAGAAACCATATAATCCTTGGTTTGCTAAAATGCAGCCTAAATATCAACTATTAGAAGATTATTTCGATATAACACGAGGTCAATTATATAAAAATATTTTAAAAGAAATGGAGAATATTTATCACATAGACACAAATCAAATACAAGCGGATTATTTATATGAAAATAATCTTACTTCCTGTTATCCGTTAGATCCATATGAATTCAAACAGAAATACAGAGATATGGTAGAAGGAATTGTAAACAATAACCTAATTAAATACAGGATAGTATCTAAAGATGATCCGATTACATCCACAAAGCATATAACGATTTTTGATAATCCTGTGTCAGAAGAAAATGAATAATCTAAAGTCAAATAAGAGAATAAATATATATACCACTGTCCTAGAAGAAAACGCAAATACAAAAATAAAATCATCTCTCTCAAAACAACTAATCAATCTACAAAAGCTTATGTCAAAATACAAAAATAAATATAAAGGAGAATACTTATGTCAAGATACAGAATTGAACCATGTGTGGGTTATGTTTGTAAAGGAAACTGTTCTAAAGGAAGAATTGCTGATCATAGAGGATATTGTCAGAAATGCAGCTTATATGAACCAAGAGTTAAATTAAAACATAAAAACCTGAAGAAAGAAAAAATTTTAAAAGAGAAAAGTAATATAAAAAATTATGAGTAATGGAGAATGTAAATTGTGGACAGAAAAACAGATTAATGTAGCATGAACAATTACTAAGCGTAAGCGAAAGTAATTGTGAATGCATTATCCTTTTTATATTATTATGCTTTTTTATATAATTGTTTATGCTTTTTACTATATCCCATTATTTGGGGGAATTTTCCCATTAAATTACAGGTGCAATGGGGGAATTTTCCCATTAAATTAACATATCCTATCATTTTTATGGGGGAATTTTCCCATCGTGGTACAAAAAGGAGGTAACCTCAAGATTAGCGATATTATTTTTATGCCAAATAGAGAAAAACAAAATGTAACTGTTGGCTTTTCAAAAAAAGATTTCAAAAACCATAAAGGAATAACCGGGCTTAAATATTATCTCATTGTTATGTATTTACGAAAACATTTAGAAACTTTTGGACAAGTCACTCTTACTCTCAATCGACTTTTATATGAATGTGGTTATTCTACTAAATCACATAACAAATCAATCTATTCTGATTTCAGAGAAATTATAAAAACTGAAATTATAAACAAAGAATATGCAACTTGTGGTGTGGATATTTTTACAGTTAATCCAAACGAAATGTTTTCACTACAATTATCTGAGAGTAACAATATATTTTATACAAAAGACAGTTTTGTACAATTTAGTATTGAAGAATTTGAAAGTATTACAAAAGTAAATTCTACGATAAATAAATCTGTATTAACAGGTGTGTATTTATTTATAAAGCAATACATAATAGATCTTCCTAAAGACACAATTTCTACTCCGCGAATTTCATACCCATCAAAGCAGCAAATAAAAAAAGGAATCGGTATATCTTCTATTACTACTATAGAAAAGGCAGTTTCTACATTGGTTGATGTTGGGATGCTTTATGTAAGAAGTAATATGTTTATGAAGAACAATAAGGTGGAAGGCGAATATATACCAACACGAAATGTCTTTGCGCTAAATGAAAAAGAGTTATATGGAGATATAATTTTGACTGAACTTGAAATGGTTTATAACAAAAAAATATATAACAAAGAAGATGTTCCAGGTGTGATCAAATATTTAAACAAAGAGAAAGAATGATGAATGATTGGAATTTGTAACTGGAAATATTTGCAGTTACAAAAGTTGAAGAGATCTTAAAAAAAGAGAATATATAATTGTAGACATTTTCTACTGGCAATTACTGATTGAAGCATTTGGATAAAAATAGAGAAAGAGACATTTGCCTAATACAAACATCTCTTTTCTCAAAATCAAAAGTGCACTTTATGGATATCTGAGTAATATCCATTTATCACGGAAAAGCGGAATTTAGAAGAGCTTAGTTGCTATTCCGGTTACAAGTTAATAGTGTGTTGAACAATATTTTTGCAAAAACATTTTCGTACCTTTTACAAAATCTATCGTTCAAATTCGATGTGGTTATCTGCAACCACGGCATGTTTTACTCCAGAGTCGATTAGCGTCTTTAAATTCTTACGTGTTGTATAGCAACTAATGCCATGCTTAGCAAGAGAATAAAGTAAAACCACTAACAAGACTACTGGAGAACCAACAAAAATAATTTCCGTCATCCGTTCTCCTTTCGCATATAAAAAAGCACTATTTGGAGAACTAACCTAAGCTGTCGAATAATGATGCCACGCTCCTTCCGTACCTGATGTTATATCAGTTGTGGTGCTTGTTTACGAGTTGCAGCGATGCATCAACTACTATTGTATCAGTAATTGCCATTTTTGTTAAGAAATATTCTTAATAGAGAATAAAGATATAGAACCAAGTAACTATTAACCAAGTTTATCAGAAAGGATTGATCAATGATGAACAATTTATTTAAGAAAACAAAGGAGATACATTTAATTTATGACAAAACAAAAACTTCAGACAAGCTACATACCAAATAATGGGAATTTAAAAATTCCATCAAGAGAAGAATTCCATAGATATGCAATGAACATATTATATGAATCCTGCTTTTGTACAGATCATCCAACAGACTATACAATTAATAGTATTGCACAATCTATTCATTGGACAAAGAAGAATGGCTATAAGAGGTGATTGTATTGATAGAACAAAATTTTGATAATAATAATGAAAATTGCATTGAATTTTTGTCAGGTGAAAGATTTACAACTGTTTCGTTTAGTAATAGAAAACATATTAATCGAATAAAAAAAATCTATGAAGAACGGAAAGATGAATTTAAGTATTTTCATATAAATCAAGACGGAAGTATTTGTGCTAAATTTCCTTTAAAATGGATAAAAATAAACCCCGGTGCGAAACCAGATCCAACTAGACCAAAAAGAATAGTATCTGACGAACAAAAGAAAAAAATGCAACAAGCTTTAGAGAATTATAGAAAAAACATAAAAAAGAAATAGAATCTTTTATACGATTTGTTACGGAAAGTAGAGTGAATACATGACAGAAAAAGAACAGGAGATTGTGTATAGTAGAAAGTACGAAGAGCTATTAGGGAGTAATGATGATGAATTAATTAATATATGGAAATACAATCAGAAAGAAATGCTATCGAATGTATCAAATAATAAACAGTTGTATTTAATAAATAAAATTGTATGCTCGGTGTGCGAAGATGTTTTACGTCTTAGAGAGAATACATATATAGATGATAATTATATCTAAAAAAATAAGAAATTATATGAAACATAAAAATGAAAGGTGGAAAATTAGAATGGGAAAATGTTTGAATATTAGATATGAGGATGAAGGATACGGTATTGTTGTTCCTTTAAAACAAATTAATAAGGATAAAAAATATAATGATTATTCTGTGTCATGTCATTATATGTTTAAAAAGAATATTGGAAAATATAGTCTTAAAATGTGGTTAAAACGAAATGATATTGATGGAAAATTCGGTATGGTATTTGAGGGAATCGATGAACAGTTGGTTTCTGGCACACCGAAAAATATCAGAGAACACATTTGTCGTATTGTAGAACAGATGGTACATAATGGGTATATTGATAAATTCATTGATCGTTTTGAATTTGATATGTTGTGCTGTGAAAAGGGTTTTGAAATTTTGAACAATTTGAAATATAAGGAAGATCCAGAAAGTGTGTGAAGTATGTTTGCAAAATCCATGTCATCCAAAATGTCCCAACTACTCCTATCCTATTAACACTTATGTCCGTTGTGATAAGTGTGGAGAAATGATTGAAAATGGAGATGAGTATTTGGAAAATATAAATGGTAATGCTGCACATTTAGATTGCTTTTATAGCATGAAAGATTTATTAGAATGGCTTGAAGAAGATATTAAAGTGATGGAAAATGAAGATGTTGAATGTATGGAGGAATGAAATAGATTGGATAATATAATTAAAAAAGAAGATTTTTTGAAGATAATGGAAGAAATCGAAACTACTGACACATACAGTTATAAGCTCAATAAATTTTTTGAAAAAAATAAAGTGGATGGATATATTTATCAACCTAATTGTGTTGCAACAGCGCTGAATTTACTTCATTTATTGTTGAAAGATTATGATAAAGATAATTGGATTGAATATTTCTGTTTTGAGCTTGACTATGGTAGAAAATGGAAAGAAGATACGGTCTTAGATAAAGATGGAAACGATATCAAGCTACAAACAGTTGAAGATTTATACAATTTATTATCTAGCTATAAATAGATTGGTGGTGTTTCATAATTAGCGAGTTTGGTTTAAAAATAAAAAATATTGAAGCAAGCACCCTATATGAATACAACTTAGGATTGCGTGACCACTATGAATATAAGGACGCAATGTTCCCAAATAGTTTATTCAAGGATTTTTTGGAAGAAAATGGATTAAAAACATGGAAAGATGAATCTACGAGAGATATTATTTGTTTAGAATTCAACTACGGATCACGTTCTTATTTACAGGAATTAAATCATCTGCGAAAAGTTGCAAACTCTGCACAAAAAGAATATAAGCGTGCGCGGGTGAGAAATGATAAATATTTAATCGATAAGGCAAGAAATAAGATAGAGAAAATAAATAAACTCTTGCTCTTCGCAAGAAAAAACAAAAGAAAATATAATTATTTATCAAAAAATGAACTGAGAAGAAAGCTTTATAATGATGGCGTTTCTGTAGAATATATTTTAAGAAAAAGGAATGGAGAAATAAAAAAAAGAGAAACAATCCATTATAAAATGCTTTTTAGAAGTACAGGAAAAGCAAAAAAAGGTTCATGTATTTTTATCTGCGATGATTTATATGAAACTGCCAAGAATTATCTATATATGGGGATTGAACTACCGGAAGAAAATGCGAAAGTTGTAGAAATAAGTGCGTACGCCCCCCTCATATCAAGTGGAATAGTTGGACGAGTAAAAATCAACCCGAAAAATATTTTAGTTCTAAAAGACGTGGATAGATTCTTTAACACCAATGTAATTAGTATCGAAACTGATGAGAATAAACGTTGCTTTTCCAAACATTTAGAAGATTATAAATTAAAGAATATTTTATTTGATGGAGAAGCACTTATTGACAGTAGCAGATTTCCAGAATGGGGAAATGGATATATTCTACTTCGTCATCATTTTACAAAGATGGCAGCTTTCAATACAAATATACAACAGTTTTTTAAAGATTATTTCGGTGAAAGATATTATGAAGCAAAAGTTACAGATATGTTTGGTGTGGAGCATTTTGTAAAAGATATAGAATTGATTACAACAGACAATGCATTGAAATGGTTGAAGTTTGATATAACCTATGATTATTGGTGCGAAAAAGTTTATGAAAACAATTGCATGTTTGGGGTTGTAAAAACTGCACACGAAAGTAAACTGGGTACTTATCAAAAAATGAGCTATCAAATGGTCAATTCGTTAAATCTTGATATAATGGAGAATGTTGTTAAAGAAAGCGTTGAGTATGTCAATAAATTAAAAACGGATGATCAATTCTTTTTTGAATACCTGAAGAAAAACGATAATTTTTCTAACGACTATAGAGTATTAATTGCTTTATGTGAACATAATCCGGAATTTGTAAGAAGCTCCTATTTTAGATCAAGAAGAAAGAAAATTATAGAATCTTATGTTTTAAAAATGAAATCTGGTGAAATTATGCAGAATGCAGAAAATTTAACTATTGTAGGCTCTCCATATGCGATGTTATTGTATGCTGCCACTGGTAATGAAAAGTCAGTAGATAAAGACAATACATTTTTTACAGAAGACGGAGTAATACAATGTTATACCGAGAGATTTAATAGTGGGGAGTATTTGGCATTTTTCAGAAGTCCATTTAATTCAAAAAACAATTTGACATATTTGCATAATGTCTATAGTAGGAATATGGAGAAGTATTTTAATTTAGGCAGACAATGTATTGCAGTTAATATGATTGGCACAGATTTTCAGGATCGGAACAACGGCTTAACAAACTGGGTCAGCGTACAGAAATGTGCGTAAAAAATAATCGGTGAAAATTGGAACGCTAAGTATGTATTGATTATAAATAAACAAAAGAAGATGATAAACATAGAACAAAACAAATATTGTGTTTACGAACATATTAGAAAAGATACCAACCAATGCTTTTATGTTGGTAAAGGTACATTAAAAAGAGCATACAATCAAATAAGAAATAAACACCATAATCGAATTGTAAAAAAATGTGGATCTTATACTAGAATAATTCGAGATGGTTTAACAGAACAAGAAGCTTATGATTTAGAGCGTGAGGTAATTAGTAATTACGTTTTTAATTTAGGATATGGAATTGATATTATTGGATATAATAATGTGAAAAATGAAAATGGTCATTTAACAAACCATACTTTTGGCGGAGATGGTTCTTTTGGATTAGTACATTCTGATAAATGGAGAAAACATCATTCTGAAAGGATGATGGGTGAAAATAATCCTGCATATAATGTAAACTATTGGGAAACATTTTCAGAAGAGAAAGCGAATGATATTAGAAAAAATCTTAGCAAAAAATTCTCTGGAACTAATAATCCCATGTACGGGATATCACCTAAAGAAAGAATGGACAAAGAAACATATGAGAAATGGATTGAAAAACGTAGTATTAACTCTAAAGGAAGTAAGAATCCCAATTATGGTAACGATGCTTTAAAGAAAAAACTATCAGAAAATCCAGAATTAAAAAATAAATATTATTCTCGACCAAATGGACAAAACGGACGTGCTAAAAAAGTTGAACTTTACGATGTGAATTATAATTATATTTCATCTTTCGATTGTATGTCCGAGTGTGCTAAATACTTGAAAGATAAACATAACATAAAAACAAACATAAATACCATGATAACCGCAATAAAGAACGCGGCATTAAATAATAAAGTATATAAAGAATATAGGTATAAGATATAGATAATTTATTTTAATAATCAATACATATAAGCCAACCAATTACCAAGCCTGTGAAATGTCATTATGTAACAGGAAGGTTTAGAGACTAGAAGAATGAGTTATGACAAAACAATAATTTCTTCCACGAGTGCCGATTGCTATGAGGTATAGCCTCATATGAGTAGAGTTGTTCACTACAAACCTAACGTTAAACGAGGGCAAAGAGATAGTCCGACACTCTAATGAAAATTAGAGAAGACTTGGATAAAGAGCCAAGTATATAACAGACGCAGATCAAGATTCAGATTTTGGATTTACAACAAATCAACCAGATATAGTTGCTCATGCAAAATATTGTTATGAAAATTATCATACGATTGTAAATAATATTCCTAAAGAGCAAAATGTGTATTCAAATACAATGGATGATTATGCTGCGATAGATAATAAACTGGCAGAGTCTCAAACAGATATCGGAGAGTCTAGTAATTTAGCTCAGATTGCACAGACATACGACTACAATTTTGAAGATCCTAAATATTCTGATTATGTTTGTATTCTGAGTGTACTTGCCCAAGTCGCAATAGATAATGCCAAAAGACGTTTTGATATAGAATTAACAGATGAGATTAAACGTATTAAAAATGATATGGATATTGAAAAGAATAAATACCCTTCATTCTGGAGAATTATTAAACATGGATTTAAAAAGAAAAATATAAATCCAGATTTGAAATGTCCTATGAATTATTTGTGCGATTTAGAATTGAATAAATTTCGGAATACAACTACTACTCTTCCAATGAGCAACTTTTTTGTAAAACATAAATTAGAGGAAGACAGAAGAAAATGCAAAAAGGTTGAAGAGTTAATTTCAAAATATTCTTTGGAATTATTTTATTACAATACAGATAATACTGATGACCATTTGTTACTAAGGTCTGATTTTAGCGAATTGATTCAAGATATCCGGCAAATTTATATTTCATCTAACTATACAGGATTGATGTCTAATTTAATAGATAGAGCTTTTATTATATCATCAGATATGAAAAGAAATATTACGAGATTGAAAACAAATATAGGAGCAAATAAATCGTTATTATTAAAAATATTATATGATATAAATTCGACTTCATTTTTGAAATGTTTCAAAAACAAGTAGTTTTTGTGTACACCTGGTAAATTTGAGATGTTACAAACAGCGTAAATACGCACTTTTTTCAAGTTTCGTTAAGTCCACTTATGAGGGAGAAAGTGCGTATTGTACAAGTATCCTTGCCGCTTGAATCCAATGCGGTATATAAATACGGGAACATGTTTTAATTAAACAAGCTATGTCACAGGCTGAAATGTGGCAATTTATAAATCTCGCCCATAGGGGGGCATTAATAAACACATTTTCGTCTTAATATACGGATATAAGTGAGTTGGTGTGATGCCGTATAAAAACTTAGCAGACCGTCATATAAATCAGTTCAGTTCACCAAGCGATGCTGTACGGATTTGCTACATTCCGGAAGTAATTAGACTTGTATGTATCGAAGTCAATGGCGTTATAAGGAGTGTAAAATATAAACAATGTATTGTAACAATAAAGAACTCAGTGTAGAACAGCTAGTCCCTGTGCTGAGAGCATGTGTATAACGAGTGAAGATGTAATGGGATACTTTTACATAGGCGCTTCCAAAATATCGTGAGGTATATTAGGAAAGATGGAAACCATCGAAGTCACGCATGTGTGCAAAAATATATTGCCAGTAAAATGTCGTGTTCATCCAGCCATCATAATAGACCGCTCTGTTGGTAGAGAAGAATCGTGATGCCTATAAAGGTGGAATTTTATAGGAGTTAAGTAGCGAAGTTCTAAATAAGATGGTAGTGTCGTTGAATCACAGAAATGTGAGTATAATGGATGTTTAATGGTCGAGTAGGGCAAATCGACATAAATTTGATTGGATAAAAACAATTCTTATTATGATTAAAGAATGATTCTAATAGGATATTAAACTGAATGACTTAGCCTGAAAGTTGCACAAAACCAATTGTGTCTATCCTCGGTATCTTTTGTAAGATATTGGTGAAGAAAGTTATAGGGTCGCTCCTTATAGCTCAGACTTCATTAGATAGTGACAGAATATTACGACATTATATTTTCGTAGGGTGAAGATCCCTTTATTGTTACAATAGATTGTTTATTATATTTTTCATATATCTTTTTCTTTCGGTGGCGGTACTGCTGTGTTGTGGTATCGTCACTATCTTATTATATTAAACAAATTGGTGCGGTCGAGTGAAACGGAAGATCACATATGGTTCATACCCATAAAATAATAGGTTCGACTCCTATGATCCGCAATTCTCTCCCTTTTGCGGAGAAATTTAGAATGAAAGAAGGAAATTGTTATAATCAAAATTAGTAAAGACGATGCTTTCTATATGAGAAAGAATGGATATGGAGAGCATGTGAAAAAGTCAAAATCTAAGCATCCGACTTATTATCTTGTAGAGGAATCTGATACATATAGATATGATAGAAAAACTCATAAAAGATATGTTACTCATAAGGGTGCATTAAATTTTTATTATGATTATCGAAAAGCTATGCTCAAGTGACATTTAGCAGCTGAGCAAATATATAGGAAAGGTGGAAGGTTTATTGGAATATAAACTGTTCCTAGACACAAATGCACTCTTGAATTTACAAGATGCCGCATTTAAAGAGTTTTTTGTGATTTCACAAAAGACACTAGAAGAAATTGAACATATTAAAACGGATTCAAGAAAAGATGGAGAAATAAAATATAAGGCGAGATTAATCGCTCATTTATTAGATGAGAACTATGGTGAGTTTGAAGTTGTTAGATATGACTCTGAGATCACAAAGATAATTGAATCATTTGATTTAGAAGAAACTCCAGATAATATTATTTTGGCTTCTGCTTATAAATACAATACTGGTATACACCCGATAATTGTATGTACCGATGATTTGAACTGCAAATTTATTTCTAAGAATATTTTTAATTTAGAAACAAAAGGAATTTCAGAATTAAATCTCGTCAAGAATTTAGATGAGTATAAAGGATATAAAGAAGTAACTCTTTCTGATGAAGAAATGAGTTATTTTTATTTACACTTAAATGAGAATATTTATAATTGTGAAGTGAATGAATATTTGATTATAAGGAAATCCGATGGCGAGGTTGTAGATTATAGAAAATGGATTGGCGAAGAATATAAAACTATTTCATATAAACAAATAAATAGTCATTTCCTTGGAAAAATCAAGCCAAGAAACCCACATCAAATATTGGCATTTGATATGTTGCAAAACAAAGAGCAAACAATAAATGTTTTGTCCGGAAAATTTGGAAGCGGTAAAGACTATATCATGATTGCAAATGCTTTAAAATTAATTGAAGAAGGAAAATTTGAAAAACTTTTATATATTCGTAATGCAATCGGAGTTAAAGACGCTAGTGAGATCGGTTTTCTGCCGGGATCTAAATTAGAGAAGTTACTACCATATGCCATGCCGCTTGCAGATCATCTCGGCGGTCAAACAGGACTAGAACTTCAGATGATGCAAGGAACAATTGAGATTGAGCATCTTGCATATATGAGAGGTCGAGATATTAAAAATACTATTATTTATGTAAGTGAAGCTGAAAATCTTACAAAAGAGCATGTTCAACTATTGATTGGTCGTGTTGGAGACGGATCGTCACTATGGATGAATGGAGATTTCAAACAAACTGACTCTGCTTTATTTAGAATGAATAATGGATTATTGTCTGTTGTTCAAAAATTAGTAGGACACGATAAGTTTGGATACGTTCAACTGCAAAAAACTGAGCGAAGTGAAACTGCCGCTATGGCAGATTTATTAGATTAGAAAGGGTGTTTAAAGATAAAAGTAAAATCTATTTTCAACAGTTTTCTAGCAAAACAATTATTGAAATGCGGAAATCCGATAATTGACTTGCAAAAAAATAAAACGCTACAAAATGCAACAGTCTTCTATTTTGAAGATACAGATAAATTTAAGAACGATTTAAAAAGACTGACTACTGAATAATTGGTAGTCAGTTTTTATATTCACTGAAAATACAACGAAAGGACAAGGTGATTGTTTATGGCTAAAGCTTTAATGAGAAATGATTTAACCGGAAAACGTTTTGGTAAACTAACAGTTCTTTATGTTGATAAAGAAAGAACTGGTAACGGCAAAGTGTATTGGATTTGCAAATGTGACTGTGGTAATATTAAATCAATACAATCTACTGCACTGACAAGAAAGAAAAATGGAACCGTTTCTTGCGGTTGTGCCAGAAATTCAAAAGAGGCAAAAGAGAAAGCAAAAATAACAAGAGAAAAATATCCAAAAGATATAACTGGTTTAAAATTTGGAAGACTTACAGTTTTAAGAGAAACGGATATTAGGAGCACTCGGCAAGCAGACAACGGTGCAAAACTTTGGGAATGTTTATGTGAGTGCGGTGAGTTGTGTTACTATTCTCGATATGCTTTAATTACTCCGTATGGTGTCAAATCGTGTGGTTGTTTTTATAAAGACTCACGTTATGAAATAGGAAAAAAATATTGCGAATATGATTTAGATACATATGATTTTGGAATAGGTTATTGCAGCAACGGAACATTTTTCTATTTTGACAAAGAAGACTATGATAAAATAAAAGATTATTCATGGTGGTATGATGGTCGTTATGTATGCGCACATTCACTAGAAAAAGATATATATACAACCAAAATTGTCCGCTTACATCGTGTTGTTTTAGACATTAAAGATAGAGAAGACATAAATGTTGATCATAAAAATTTAGTACGTTACGATTGTAGAAAATCTAATCTAAGAAGAGCTACTACAACGGAAAATGCACGAAATAAAGATTTTTCATATATGGCTTCTAAATCCTCTGGAATCGTTGGAGTTAAAAGAGAAAATAATAAATGGGTATCCTCAATAAAAACAGAAAGAAAATCCATTATACTTGGAAGATTTGAGAATATTGAAGATGCGATTAAAGCAAGAAAGGATGCTGAAATTAAATATTTTGGTGAATTTAGATTCGACATGTCTAATAAAGATATAATTGATGAAAATACCATAAACAACCATCTATTATTAAAAGAATGTTCATAGTAATTGTAAATAAGGGAACGAAAATTAAATTATAAAGAAGCAGGTAATTGCTTATGAATAATAAAAATAATAAAACAATTATGGCTTTTATTTTAGGAATACTGTCATATATGCTGCTTATTCCTGTGATAGAAGAATTTACAAATGTACTTTTATCTTGGATAGAGTATTTTAAAATTCTTCCAAGTAAACTTGTACTCAAAGGAAACAAAGAGTTAAAAGAACTGCAAGAGGAAGATGGTATAGAATCTGAAACCTATGCATTTGGATTTCAATATAATCAAAAGGAAGATTTTGATGATGAATATGAAGACGAAGAGTAACAACTGCTCTTCTATCTCGTAAAAATAAATAAATGATAACAGAATCCAACACGCCCCTCTACGATGCGTACTACGTTGGGTCTTTTTTAGTTGTAATTTTTTAGAATGAAAGGAAAATTTTATATGGCAAATTTTAGCTATAAATTAACAACACAAAAATCAATGAAGATTGCTGGTGTTATTGATACAGATGAGATGATTGTAGAACTTAATGGAGAAGATAAAAAACTTTCTACTCTATTAAAGGAATTCAACGGGTGCTCAATTGAGATGAATGTGAAAATCAAAAACGAAGAAGAGCTAGCCGAGCCGGAAGATGATTCCGATGAAGATGCGTAAGGCGGTGTGTGATTATAACTGATTTTTATAGATTAGAAAATGAAAATGAAGAACAATTTATCTGGAGAATGGGACAGATGAAAGATTCCGGACAACTGAATATGTCTTGGGATGAATTGGCTACTGTTATCAACAAAGAGTTTCGAGGAGATGATGATTCTGAATATCGTACTGAGGCTGCTTATCGTAAACCATATCAGCAAGCTAAACGATATTATGAATCTGGTGTTTTCAACAAACTTAACGAAGAAGCGTATTTTAAAGAGCTTCAACTGCAAAAACAACAGCTTCAAAAAGAAACCGTAAAGGTCCGTGACGAGAGAAATGAACTTAGACGTGTTATTCGGGAAGAAGCCAGAAAAGAAAGTTATAAAGACCAGATTCTGCGTTCAATTTCTGAATTTAATTGTAATCCACTTGAATATGACAAGAATAAAGAATTTGCAGGAATTTTAAAGACAGATAATGATTTAATTATTTCGTGCACGGATATTCATGCTGGAATTTATATTGATAATTTCTTCAATAAATTTGATGAAAATATTTTGAAAGACAGACTCAATCGTTATTTGGATAAAATTTTTGAAGTACAGTTAAGGCATGGTTCTGAGAACGCTTTTGTAATTTTATCTGAACTTGTAAGTGGTATTATCCACAACGAGTTACGAATTGAAAATAATCAGAATTTGATTGAACAGTTTCTGACTGTGGCAAATTATATATCTGAATTTTTAGTAGAAATGAGTTATAGATTCAATACTGTTAATGTATATGTTTGTCCTGGAAATCACTCGAGAATCTCACCAAAGAAAGAAGATTCTTTAAAAGGTGAAAACATTGATCACTTAGCCATTCCATTTTTACAGGCAAAATTACAGAATTTTAAAAATATCATATTCAATGAAAATAAAATTGAAGAATCAATTGCTATGTTTAATGTCAGAAATAACATCGTGATGAGTTCTCATGGAGACAAAGATACGCCAAACAACGTTGTACAGAAATTCACTCTTCTATTCGGTATGCGTCCGGCATTGGTATATCTTGGACATCGACATATAAATGGACTGACAACTGTATACAATACAAAAGTAATTGAATCAGGTACGCTATGTGGAATAGATAACTATGCTTTGGATTTAAGATTAAATAGTAAACCATCACAAACGATTTCTGTTATTACAGAGAGTGGATTAGATTGCTTGTATGATGTTAAGTTTGACTAAATTAGAGGTTGAATATAATGAATGAAAATAATGATTATCCAGTTTTAGATTTTGAAGATTGTTTAAATTATATCGCTGAAAAAATCAAATTAGATAAAGAAGTCATAGAATCTGTTCTGAATGCAGAAACAGAATTTATGGAGAAAGTAGGCATTATTGTAACAGATAATGTTCACGAGTAATAAGAAAAGGTCATCAGCTACTCAGAATTGAAATCAAACGAGAGTTCGATCCATCTGTGTGCTACAGTGGCGTATTTAACGCTTGGGGAGCGAGCGCCAATACTTACGGACATATTCCCATCTATTCAGACGGAAACGCCAATAAGCATGGACGTGTACGGGAGTTTTATCGGAATAAAACATCGACATACACATCACCTGCCTTCCTTTTAGAATACAAATTCCTCGGGAAAACTGATAACCTTAGACTGTGAGTAACCTCACGAAATAAAGTGTAACAAATATGTCGTGAGTATACAAGACATAAAAGCACTTATCACCCTTTATTAAAACAAACTCTCGTATGTGAACGGAATTTGATAGGTGCTTTTATATAAAACAAAAATTATATAAGGCAATGTATCTGTCAATAACAGGGCTACTCTTCTATGTAGTAGCCCGCTTTGACGGAACGGAGGAATGATACATATCACTTCGTATGATTTAAAAATCCAACTGATGATACGTGGAAATTTGGAAAACAAACACGAGAAATAATATGATTCCACATGAATGCCGCTGTTGTTGGTAGCGAGTATTTAAAAAATAAATACAATAAAGAGGTTAGTAAATATATATGACAAAAAATGAATTAACAAAGAAAATTTGTAGTAGAACTTCTTCTGTCTACAATGCAAAGGAAGTTGAAGAGATCATTAAAGCATTTGGAGAAGTTGTAGTTGACACATTAAAAGAAAGTAATGACAAAATTACTTTTGCAGATCTTGGTGCATTTTCCGTGAAGCACATTGATGAAAGATGTGGAAAATCTGCACTAACTGGTAAAGAATGGGTAAAGCCAGCACATGATGAGTTGGTGTTTAAGGTTGCTAAAAAGTATAAAGACATGTAATCGAGGTATATTCTATGAAAGATATCAAAACTTTAAATTTTAAAGATATTAAACACTTTGTATCTTTTGTTATGCGTGAATATAACAAATTAGATTTTTTAAATTATGAAGATATTGCTATTATTGTAACTGCATCCGATGCAGCGGCTTATGTGACTGAATTTATTCGGTGCGGAATGAATATTGAAGAATTAGATGTTAGTGCTCCTGATTATGATTTATATAATAATGAATATGTAATTGCAATATCTAATCTTGGTATTTGGTGCGAAAAATTTAAACGAGATGGCAAGTATTTTAATGTAAACGGAACTATTGTTTATATATCAGGAGATGCTAATTCAAAATGTCTTCCTTACATAAAAAGCGACAATGTTTACTCCTTTGATGTTGAAGAAGACAATGAAATTTCTGAGTCAGATGGTGAATATACCGTAACAATCAAAACAAATATTAACGATAACGAAGCAATGAATGTAATTGACGAAACAGAGGAATACATTATTAATAAAATTAAAATGTATAATTTTTTATATGGAAGATTTGTGCCTGATCATCTATTCATCTGAAAAATACTATTCAAAACTATTTGGTAAGGAGGACGTACAATGGCAGGAATGCTCTTAAAAATCGGAGAAAGCTATAATACAAATGTAATGGAATTTGCTGTTGATACAGAAGATGAAATAAACTTCTTACCGACAACAAAAGAAAAAGGAAAAGAAATGTTTAGCGGAATTGATTATGCCCCATTCGGAAGCACATGTGTAGTTGGTAATAAAGATGGCGAGTTAATTCTTTATATGTTATTTTCCTTTGGATGGAAAAAGTTATAAAATGGAGGGTATAAGATTATGAATAATACAGAAGCATATTTATACTCTCTTATTAAAAATGTGGAAAGTAATAATCAAAAAGATACTACTAATCTTGTAAACAGTCTTGAAAAATTAACAAAAGATGTTGATGTGTTATCTCAGAAAAAATGCATGGAATCAATCAACAATACCGTAAAAGGAACTGATATTGTTAATGTTACAGATAACATTGAACAGAAAACTTCTGAAATTACCATCTATGGTAATACAACACAAACAGTTACAAAAGGAAAGAATTTATTCGATCCTAACATACAAATGTTCGATAATAAATCGATCAATGAAAATGGAGCGATTGTTGAAAATTCAGATACAAAAGTTACCGATTATATTTTAATGGATAAAATAGGTTACTATATTATATCTTTAAATACTCAAGACGCTAGTATGTGTAAGGTTTCTTTGTATAATTCTGATAAAAGTTTTTTAGAAAATAAAGAAAACTTTGAAAATGGATATATCGTATTAGATATCACAGAAAGAAGATATATGCGCCTTACAATCCCCACACTAGCTAATAAAATTCAACTTGAATTTTCTGAATATCGAACTCGTCCATCAACATATGAGCCATATACAGGAGGACTACCATCGCCAAGGCTCGATTACCCACAAGAGATGAAAAGTGTAGGCGTATATAACAAAGAAACTGGGAAATATGATATAGAACTTAAGGTTGTTAAAAGAAATTTATTCAATTTAACAGATAACTATTTATGCGGAAATATTGAAGGATATCAAATCATTGTTAGTGATACGGAAGCATTTGTATATATACCGTGTTGTCCCAATACAACGTATACCATATATGGTCGGGGAGTAATTAATCCCAGCGTAGATACAAAACAATTCATTGCTCAGACTGAAGAACTACCGCAATCTGGAACCAACATTATACGTGTTGACTCGGCAGAAATTGGCGAAGCAATAACTATTACCACAGAAAATACAACGAGATACATTTTAATTTCAGTTATAGCCAATGGTGAATATATTGAAAGAAGTATTGCTGATGCCATAAACGCTACGACAAGCAGACTAATGGTTATATTGGGCGAACAAAAGATACCCTATGAAAAATATGAAGAACAAATTGTAAAACTATCGCTTGATGAACCTTTAAGAAGTGTTGGTAAGTACCGAGATATTCTTACAAAAGAAGGGGTTATACGAAATATTGGGAAGGTGGTGTTTGATCGTCCCGGTCAATTAGAATTTCAAGGGGGTTATACTCTTATATTTGGAGGTAGACCCATTCAGTATGCTAAGGGAGTAAGTATTTTTTCGTCGTTAGGGGAAGTTATTTCTGATAACGTACCATATTTTTTCACAATGATGAATCCAGAAGATGGCGGTGAATCATTTTGCATGTCTTTCCATTATCCTTTTATTTACGAAGAAAGTCCTATTACAATTTTGTTCCCTCCTACTACAAGTGAAATGAGTCAAGAAGCCATTGATAAAATGGTAGCCGAAAACCCGATAACTGTTCTTTATGTGATGGAAGAGCCGACAATCGAATCGTCTCCTGAATTGATCGACGAATTGAAAAAACTGGAAATATCGGAAAGATCTGTTATTACAGTTTATACAAATAACGATTGTGAAATTGGAATAACTTACGAACTTGATGTTAAAAAATATATAGATAATAAATTTGAGAATGTTAATAGATTACTTTCGGGCATTCAAACATAACTATTGTAAAAATAGGTATATATGTAATTATTAAAATTACAACTTCAAAAATAAACATACAAAATCAAGGGGCTGTGAAATAACAGTCCCTTGATTTTGTCCGTATAGCAGAACAGGAATATGCGTCTGACTTAGGATCAGAATTTTGTAGGTTCGACTCCTACTACGGACATTTATGGAGAGATACGCAAGGAGTAGCTACTTTGCGGACAAGTATAACCTCATTTGCACTCCTCTCCTATTTGGGTTTGAATTTATAAAGAATTATAAAAGAAAAGTGTTTTAGAAAGGAAGTGAAATATTGTCAAGATTTACAGTATATAACAACATTGTAACGCAGGGAAAGTTAGATGCGGTAAATGTTGATAATATAAGTCTCGGAGAAGATTGGTTAGATTATTTGCAATCGGTTGACCGTAGTCCTCAGACAATTTCTGCTTATAGAAATGATCTAAAGATATTTTGGGTATGGAATTTAGAAAATAACAATAACAAGTTTTTCGCAGATTTAACCAAGCGTGAAATAGCAAAATTTCAAAATCATGCTTTGAATACATGGGGATGGAGTTCAAATAGAATTAGACGAGTCAAATCTACTCTCTCATCATTGTCCAATTATATTCAAAATATTCTGGATGACGAAGAGGAATTTGAAAATTATAAACCAATTATTAGAAAGATTGAAAATCCTGCAAAAGAAGTTGTTAGAGAGAAAACTGTCTTATCAGATGAGCAAGTTGACAAACTTTTGAATACTTTGGTTGAACAAAAAGAATACGAAGCTGCATGTGGGTTTGCCATCGCTGCCTTTTCTGGTATGAGACATGCGGAATTATTACAAATGAAAGTTGAATACTTCAATGATGAACATTTTGTTTTTAATTCTATGTGGAAAACAGATAAAGTAAGAGCGAAAGGATTCGGACGTGGAGGAAAACAGATTAATAAATTTGTGCTTTACGGAGCAAAGCCATATATTGATTTATGGATGAAAGAACGGAAAGCACGAGGGATTAATAGTGAATGGCTATTTGTTACATGTTCTATTAATAAGAATACAAAAGAACGTATTTATAGACAACGCAAAGACACAAGTTCGTGGATCGATATGGCAGAAGGAATTTTAGGAGTGGATGTGTACTTCCACAGTTTTAGACATTACTTGTGTACACGTTTGCATCGACTAAATCTTCCAGCCCATGTCATCCAAGAATTTTTCCAGTGGTCTTCAGCCGATATGTTATTCATATATAATGATGCCACTGCTGAAGATGAGTTTGGAAAATATTTTGACAAAAATGGTATTAAAGATGTAGAACAAGGTTCTTTACTTAATATCTAAACGCAACATCTACCCATTGTATTTACAAAAATCAACTGAATTACGTTGCGTATAAAATAAGAGAAAAATATCTTCGAGATTTTTATCAGAAATCGTGTTTGCACCAAGTTTGGATTTGAAAAAACAAAGAGAATCCTATTGATTACGTTTGAAAGGCAGTTTTTCATTTGAAGACTGCCTTTTATTTTAGTGGCTTAGTCTAACTGGTATAGGACATCAGCCTTTCACGCTGATAATTCGGGGTTCAACTCCAACTCCGTGCATTTTGACACTATGGCAGAATTGGCAAATGCATCGGACTACTAATCCGATATCCTTATGGGGATGTGTGAGATCGGGACTCACTGGTGTCGTTTATGTTGCATGTCCGGGTGGCTGAGGAAGTGGGTTTGAAACCCATTGGTCGATTGCGACTTGCAGGTTCAAATCCTGTGTGCAGCGTTTTAAAAATAAATTTTAGTTGAAAAGGAAGGTGTAATTTTGGCACATACAAAAACAAAGGAAGAAAAAATAATCGAAAATATAAATACGCCTCCGATTATTGATACAAATGTGCAAATAAACATACCACGTTCATCAACTCCATTTGATGAAAATAAACATAAATATAAATGTTCTTGTTGTGGGAAAGGATTTACAAGACAAGATACTTATTTTCAAAAAAGTAATGATGTCTTATTCCAAGCAAACGGGGGGTATCTTCCGTGGTGTAAAGAATGTACAGATACATATGTCAATCAAATGACAGCATTATATTCAAATAATGAAGAACATTCATTTAAGGATTTTTGTCAAAGAGCTGGTTGGAATTATGATGTAAATGCTCTTTCAGCGGCTACGGAATCATATAGTGGACATAGAAATCGTTCTCGAATTAGCCATTACGCCGCAAAGAAAAACTTGAATTGTAATGGAAGAAAAACGTATATTGATACATTAAAATATAACTATGAAAAAAAGTTAAGCGAAGTTATCGAATCTAAAGAACAGATTAAGTCGGAAGATTGTTCTGTATCTGCTTCTGCCATTGATCGATGGGGGGTCGGTTTTACTGAATCGGATTATAGAAATTTAGATGATCATTACAGATTGCTTAAGCGTAATAATCCGAATACAGATAGTAATCAAGAGATTTTTATAAAATCGTTATGTAGTTTAAATATGCTAATGATAAAAAACTTACAAGAGGGTAATGCAGAAAAGTATGCAAAGCTGACAGAACAATATGCAAAAACATTTAGGCAAGCTGGACTGCGTACTGTAGAGGAAAAAGATTCGAGTAATGATGAAACTTTTTGCATGACACTTGGTTTTATCTCTGAGTATACACCTGAAGAATTTTACAAAGACAAAGCATTATATGAAGACTATGATCAGCTAGGCGAATATATTGAAAGACATATAACCAGACCAATGATTAATTTGGAAACTGGAAGTGATATTCGTGACAAAGAATATTTTGTTCCAGACGTAGACGAATATGAAGAAGAATGACAATCATTTAGCAAAATATGCTGATCACAATCAATTAAATCTTTACAAGAAATTTCCATCTACACATTATTTGAGTAATCCTACGAATGTTCTTCATGTACTTGCATGGGGAACTTTTTTTAGAAGGAATATGCATCGATTTGTAATGGATTATTTGAAAATACAACTTTATGAATATCAGGCATTGACAATTTATAAAATGGGAATCTCAAATCTTATTTGTATTATCGCTAGTCGAAATGACGCAAAATCTTTTATCGTCGCAGTTTATGCAGTTGCAAGATGTTTATTATATAAAGGTACAAAATTTCGTATAGGTGCTGCTACAGAAAAGCAAGCAAAATTAATAGTATCAGAAAAAATCATGGATGAACTTTGCGAATGGTCGCCTATATTAAGAAAAGAAATCGAAGATTTTTCAACTAGGAATAATGATATATATGTTAAATTTAGAAACGGCTCTAAGATAAGTGTTTTCGTCGCAAATGAAAATGCACGTGGTCTTCGTTCAAATGCAATTTGTAGAGAAGAAACACGACAAATAAAGAAGAAAGTTGAAGACTCTGTAATCTCTCCATTCCAAACACCACGCAAACCTAAATACATGTTCAATCCAGAATATAAAGATAATAAATTACTTAAAGAACAACCCGTAGATATCTATATTACTTCTAGCTGGTATGATGACGGCAATTGGATGTGGGATATAGCAGCACAAGCACTTGACGGTATGAAAAAACATAATCATGCAGTTATGTTAGCTTTTGATGAAAGCATTGCATTGAAACATGAGTTAAAAACAATTGAACAACTTATTAAAGAAAAGAAAAAGCAAGATCCTGTAACATGGAAAATCGAATTTTTAAATCTAAAAGTAAAAGACTCTCTATCGTCATATTTCACATATTCTATGCTTTTAAATAGACAAGTATCTCGACATGTATTTTATCCTCAATCATCTATTGATTTTAAATCTGGAAAAAAGAATAAATATAGCATCCCTAAACTAGACAATGAAATACGAATCGTGTCTAATGATATTGCATTTGTAGCAGGAAGTCAAAATGACAATTCTGTCTATTCATGTATTCGTGGAATACCAGAAACTTTAACGTATATGAATGATACAAATGAAACAGAAATCAAACGTGGTTATAGGCGTCAGTATCCATATATTGAATCAAATCAAATTGGAGACACAACATTGCAAGCAATAAGGATAAGACAGCTTTATGAAGATTTTAATGCAGACTATATTGTAATTGATACTAGAAATGGTGGTCTACAAGTTCTTTATGCGCTACAAAAAATTCTATATGATACTGAAAGAGGTATTGAATATGAACCTTTAAAATGCATGAATAATGATGAGTATGCAAAGGTTTGTTCTGATCTAAACGCTAAATCTTGTATATATGCTATAAATGCTACTCAATCCCTTAATAGTGATATTGCAATTGCTTTTAGAAAAAATCTTATAGAAAATAAAATAGATTTTCTTGTTAATTATAATATTGCCAAAGAGACAATCTTGCCAAATAATAAAGAATATCTTCAATCTTTAAATGTTGATGATCAAATAAATTTTGAAAAACCATTTTTAGAAACTCAGGCGATGATTGGAGAATGTGCTGAATTACAATACGAGAAAATGCCACAAACAGGCATTATAAAAATACAAGAAAAAGGGAAGAACAGAAAAGATAGATACACCAGTTGTTCATATGGTTCTTACTTTATAGATCAGTTAGAACTTGACGAAACTGGCTCATCATCGGATTACGAATTTTCATGTCTTATCAATTAAATGAAAGGAGAGAACATGTCGGAAGAAATAAAATCAAACAATGTAGTTGAGACAAACAAGCAATCCTCTCCTACTTCAAATAAAACTGATTCTATATTTGAATTTAATTCGTATCATTCCTCAAGTGGTTTTGAAGATATGTTTAATTCTATATTCTCATGTGGAGTTTATAATTATTTTTCAAAAACTGAGATTGATAATGTATTAAGAAATCCGATTCTAAATCATGATATAGCAATCAGATTATCAAATTTTGTTTATACAAAAAATGGAATTGTATCAAATTCTATAGATTATATGACAGCACTTCCATGTTTGGATCGAGTGCTAATCAATAAGTCAAAGAAAACAAATAAAAAAACTAAAAAGAATAAAGATTTGATGAAAGCAACTCTTGAGTCTGTCCATGATAAACAATTTATACGAAATGCTTTGTTTACAGAAATGACCGATGGAACTGCTTTCTTTTATTTTGAAACAAAGAAAAAAAAATCGGTGTTTGACAAATTTATGACTGATTATGATGTTGAAAATATTGTTGAGATAAATGAAGCTGGTGTTAATGCTGCAATTATTACCCTTCCGTGGGAATATACAAAAATTGTAGGTAAAAAAAATGGACGTTATGTTCTTGCATTTAATCTAAGATATTTTGATGATTTTACAGGCGATACATTGGATAGAAAATTGAGAAAGTATCCTGTAGAAATTGTAGATGCATATAATAAACGCAAAAAAAGTCCTGTGGTTCATGGTGATTGGGTCGTGTTAAATAATGACAAAACTATGTGCCGTAAGATAAAGTGCAAAGACAACGAACCTTGGGGGCGCAGTTTGGTAATTGCGGCGCTGTCTGATGTTTTATATAAAGACTATTTTACAGATACAAAGCGAAACGTTCTTGATGAAATTAACAACCGAGTTATTTACGAAACATTTCCAGAAGGAAAAGATAAAGGAAGCTGTTCTTTAACTAAAATGCAGCAGGAAAATCAACACAATACTGTAAAAAGTGCGATTATGAATAAGAATAGTCGAGGTGGTATTAGCTTCTTTAGTGTTGCATCTGGAACAAAGATAGATTCAATTGATGTTTCGACTGACATCTTTGATGAGAAAAATGAGTCAGACTTGAATAATCAAATATCTTTGGATTTAGGAATATGTGCTTCTTTGATTGGAGCTATGACAACTGGAAATTTCTCAGCAGGAATTAATAATCTTGAAATGATAAATGCACAAATTTACACATGGGTTTCTGAGTGGCAGGATGAATTAAATTATGTTATTAACAAAAATATAATTCAGGATAGCAAAAACAAAATAGAGATATACTACTTTCCTACTTCTTTTGTAAATCGAAAAAGTTTCTTTGAAATGATGAAAACTTTATATACGGAAGCATCCGGTTCTTTAAGTTTTTTGATTGCAAGTGCCGGGGTAGATGTAGAAGCATATCTAGCAGTATTGGATGATGAAATTGAACAAGAATTATTTGAGAAGTATAAACCTCATCAGACATCATTTACAATGAGTAGCAAAGATATAAAAGATACAGGAAGACCTGCGATAGAAAATCCTACAAATGAAAATACAATTGTTTCAAAAACAAATAACAGTAATGGAACACCAAAACCATCAACAAAATAATCTTTATTTATGCAATGAAAAGTCACTTTTTAGTGGCTTTTCATTTTTATAAAAATTTTAAAGGAGGTAATTTATGGCAAAGTTTGAACTGTCATCAAAGAAATACAAAAACGGTCGAAGAAAATTTACCGCAACTTTGTATGAGTTACAACCTCCAGAGTGTGTAGTAGATGATGTAGGAACGAAATACAACAAAAACGGAATAACCTTTTTAGAGGAATACGCCAAAAAACAACTAGATAGCATCAAAGATATGTCTGTAAGGGTTTCTTTTATTGACGATGAAAGAACTATTATTTCAGATCATGGTGAAACTGGAATTATTAATGATATGCCAGTGTTTGAGAATGCGACCACAGTTGGGCATTTTGTAAATGGATGGATTGATGATGTCGAAATTAACGGCGAAACAAAACGCTGTGTTTTAGGCGAGGGGTATTTGGATGAAATGTGTTATCCAGCCTTTGTTGCTTCCTTAGAGTCCGACCTAAACAATAATGTGTCTGTCGATGGAAGTATTGAAATATACAAGACGAAAGACAATGACGGAATTGTATATAAAAATGGATGGCTGGAAAAAGGTCGGATTCCAGTGGAGTACGTCCACTCTGGATGGGATATGGTAATGTTCCCTGCGGATAGCTCATCTACTCTCATAGAGCTGAATAACAACAAGGAGGAAAAGGAAAAAATGGAAATCAATATGAATGAAATCAAAGAAACGATTCAATCTGTTATTTCTGAATGTAACGACAAGTCTGCTGATTATGAGACTAAAATTTCAGAACTTAATTCTCAGATTGAAGCAAAAGACGCTGAGTTAGCAACAAAAGAGTCTACGATTTCTGAGTTAAATGCCTCTGTTGAAGATTTAAGAAAAACGCTGAAACAGATGGAAGAAGACAGAGATACTTATTGGACTGAAAGATCAATTCTTGAACAGGAATTAGCAAAGGCAAAAGTTGCTGAAAAACTTGCTGAACTAGATGACTCTCTTGCAGAATTTAATGCTGAAGAAAAAGAAGTTGCAAAAGATGATATTGAAAAATTAAAAGAGAATATCAACGCTTGCCAGAAGAAAGAAGAACTTAATGAGGTTACTTCTGAAATTAATTCTATTAAATCTAAAATTTGCATGTCAATTGTTGAAAAGCAGAAAAAAGCAGAGTCTGAAGCAAGAATCGCTGAACAGAATTCAATTAAAGAAACAAAAGTAGAGGATATTTTCTCTGAGATTTGTGAGGAAGTACATATAGACGACGATTTTGAAGATGTAAACATTTTCTAATTAATAAAGGAGGAATAAAAGATGTTGAAATTTAACTCAATTGGTCAGATCGAAAAGGAAAGAATTCCTTTTATTGATGCTGTAACAGAAGCAGATACATATAATGGCGCTTTTGGTGATGTAGAGGAAGGCGTTTTTAAAGTAGGTGCAGATAAAACAAAAGCCATCATGCAGATTGAATGTGGCGATGACGAAGGAATGCCGAAATATTTTATTCCAAAGGGAACACATGTAAGAGTTATTGACCTTGAAAAATGTACAGGAAACTTTATTGAAATTTATGATTATCCGTTTCCGGAAACTGTTGAAGTTGGTAACAAGCTCACTTCTGAGTCAGACGGAACGTTGAAAGTAAATGGCTCTCCGTCAGGTGTCTATCTGGAAGTAAAGAAAATTATTGGAAATCACGATGGCGTAGTTGCGCTTATTTCTGAGTAATATAAGGAGGTAAAATCATGTCATATACATTTGAATTAAATAATGAAAGAAAAGATGCTAACAATGTTAGCGGAAAGATTACAAGAAAGTCTCCAGTTGTTGAAGTCTTCTCTGCAATGACTGATGGAAAAGACCTTTCTAAGTTTGATGTCAAAACTGCTAATGCTGCTACAAGATATATTGCAGAATTGAATAGTAAAGCGGCGGCAGGGGATACAAAAGCTATCTCTGAAATTAATGAGATGCGTAGATTCGTAATTGAGCCAAAATTGCTACAGGAAATTAAACTGCTTGGAATTTTCGGTAACTATCAGAATATTGGCTATAATGAGTCATGTGAAGTTGAGATCCCGAAGTTCGTAAATCTCTCGGCAAACGAGCAGGCTTTGGGGCAGGATGTTGGATTCCCAACAATTAGAAAAGAACGTACACCAATCGCTACTACTACTATTTCTGGTGGTTATGCTGTTGATTATAGAAAAGCGTCTCTTGGCGATATGTCAGATGAAAATGAACTTCAGGAACAGGTTCGTGTTCAGATCAGAAATAAAGCTACACACTATGTTGTAACGACAATTTACAATGCAATTAAAAATGCTAAGGGTGTTAAATACTTCTTTGAAGGAGACGGGCTTACAAAGACTGGTGTTGACGGAGTTATTACACCGATTAGACGTTTCGGAAAGCCAACAATTTCTGGTGACTATGCTTTGATTTCTCAGTTTAACGGCTTTGCTGGATATCAGGGTGTTACACCGAATGTAACTGGTATTTCAAGAGATGTTATGAATGAGATTCATAACACAGGACTTATGGGAATGTACAACGGTGCTATTCTTAGCGAAATTCCAAATCCGTATGATCTTACATCTCTGGCAGATGATGGAAAGAACTTTAATACAATGCTTCCGTCTGGTCTTGGATTTATTATTCCGGCAGGTACAAGCTCACCGATCTACACGATTACTCGTGGTGGACTTACATCTATGTCTGGAAATGATGTAACAAGTGGTAACCTTATCACACGGTTTGATATGGAGGTTGGAAGCCTTGTTGCTCCGGGGCGCGAATATGAAGTTGGTGTAATCGCCGATAAGAAATTGTCCCCTGAACTGGCTGCCTAATATATATAACAAATAAGTAGTGGTGCTATTATTGCACTACTACTTTATTCTTTGGAGTAATTTATGAACGATAAGTTTTATTGTTATTCAAAAAGAATGCACTATTTTATCATGTCATTTGGTTTAAGATATATAGATTGCGGTGTCAATAAAAATACGAAAACCCAATATTATGTTTTTGAAAAATCAAAGAAACTTGATAAAATAATTGATTTATATAATTCAGTAAAGCATTCTATTTGATTAGTTGACATTTTACAAAAAATAGTTGAAAGAGGATTCAAAATGAATAAAAAAACAGATGAAGTAATAGAAGAAAAAGTAACTGAAAGCACTGATACAAAAACTACAAGAGCCGTTAAAAAAAAGATTGATGAATATAAGCCTGAGAAGAAGGTATTAGTAAAAAGTATCGCTCGTTGGACAACTGGTTTTCAGAGAATTGAAAGTAATGGAGATGTTACAATTCCGCCGTTGGGAACAGTTAGACTTCAAGCGTCCGAAATCATCTCTCAGGTGCAAAATGGAAATTTACTTTTTAACGGAACAGACGGTCAAGGTTCTCATGCAACCTTATTTATTGATGATAAACCAACACGTATCGAGGCGAATTACGAATCAGAAGACACATTCCAAAATTTCGTTACAAAAGATTTGATCAAGAAAATTTTTGACGAAAAAGATCAGAAAGATTTTGAAGAGAAAATCAAAGAACGTATTATAACAAGAGCTGAAAGAGCTTTCCTTATGTCTGCGATCAAGGATTTGAAACTTAATGATTATGGAAGAATTGCATTCTGTATAGATTATACAGGTTTTAGACCGTAAAGGTGGTGATTCAATGGATAAACGTACACAGGCATCTGAGATAATTGAATCATTTGAATCCACTTTTGCTGACAAACAAGTTATTCCCTTTTCTTTGGAACTTATGTGGTTAAAAAAAGCTATTGGTAGATATTCTGTTGAATTAGATCCATTGAATTTTGATGAGGAAATTTTAGAGTTTGATACAAAATTAGATAGATATATCATTGATACTCTTGCTCAATTTATGACACAGATGTATCAAGAAAGACAAGTTACTTTGGTTAATAAGCGTGTTAGTATTGTCGGAAAAGATTTGAGTATAGATGGTTCTAATGGAACTAAAACGGCTGAAAAGGCTCATCTTGAATATGTTACATCTATATCCTCTGATATGATTGAAAATCAAAAACCAACAGCGTTGGCATAAGGAGGTACTAATGTGAAAGAGTGGTATCTTATTGGCAATAATACCAAGCCAAATATGACAGGTGGATATGAAAGTGATGCGTTTAATGATTTTAAAGATGATGCATTTTCGGAAGCGTTAGATTCTCCACTAGGAAAGATTGTAAAAATATATAACTCCTCAATGACAGAATGCAAAACTTTACGTTGTGTAATTCAGGATAATACATCTAATACTCAATTAAAATCTATGGAGCGTAGCATTCTTACTACAATCGGAACTATTAAAGCTGGAATGTATGTCTTATTTGAAGATAGATACTGGCTTATTACTGGATATCCTGGAAATAATGGCATATATGAAAAAGCGACAATGATTCTTTGTCAGTATAAATTAAAATGGCAAAAGTCGAATGGTGACATTATAGAGCGTTGGGCTAATTTTGTTTCTGCATCTAAATATGATGTTGGACAGTTTGGAAATAACTATATCACATTAGCCTCAAACAACTTTACAGTTCTCATTCCAGAAGATGATGACGGTATAACTCTTGAAAATAAAAGAGTGTTTATTGATAGAAATATCAATAGTCCAAGAAAAGTTTTTGAAATTACAAGAAGTGATGATGTTCTTTATTTATACGGAAAAAATCACGGTGGTGTTTTGAGCTTTATTGCAGATAGAGATGAATTTAATTCAGAAACTGATAAACCGGACTTGGGGATATGCGACTACCACTCTCCTACTGATATTCCAGTACAACCGGAAAATCCAGATAGTACACAGTCTATATTAGCAACAATATCTGGAAATGCAAATCTGAAAATTGGATTTAATAGAACGTACTCTGTATCATTTGTTGACAAATCTGGAAACACAATCAATCCGGAATTTTCATGGAATGTTATAAGCGAATTTGAAGTTAAACAGGAAGTCGTTGAAAATAAAATAAAACTATTAGTAGAGGATGAAGATTATATATCTTCGTCTTTTTTGTTGCAGGTAATTGTAGAAAACGCAGTTGTCGGAGAAATTGAGATAACTGTTATAGAAGGATTTTAGGAGGTGATCTTTTGAATAAGACAGTATTAAAAGATATTGGATTATACAAAAATAAAATCCTCTCAACTATCCTAAGCTCAGAAGATTTTTGCCGAGCAATGCTTATAGACAAGGAATATACAGAAGAAAATGTAGATGACCTAATTTACACACAGATATTCCCATATATGTATATAGACGAAACTCAAACAGAAGTTTTACCTTACGCTTGTTTTGAAGTAAAAATACCATATATTCCAAATGGTAGCATAAAAAAAATGCAGATTGTCTTTTGGGTGTGCGCCCATAAAAAGTGTATGCAGTATCATACAAAAGATTATATTGGCACACGTATAGATATTTTATCTGATGCGGTTGAAAGAGCTTTACACGATAGTAAAGAATTCGGAATTGGAAAATTAAATTTGACCTCGGTTGGATATGTTTTTCCTAATTCAAATTACTGTGTCAGAGAACTTGTTTTTGATGTTTCTGATTTCAGAGTAAAGGAGAGTTGACAATTGACATTAGATTATTTTGATTGCATATCTCCGCTTCCACTCGATCTTGTAAATGTTGGTTCTATAAAATCTCCAAAATTAATTGATATAGCAGAAATATCGTATTATACATATTCGTTATATGTTGCACATTTAAAAATGACACCAGAGGATTATTTTGAAACTTATCATAAAGATAAAGAAGTTGATACAGAAGTTGTTTTTAATATGACTAAGTTTGACTTATTAATAGCAGACGATAATTTTAGGAAAATTATTACATCTGCTATTAATTTTTTCTTTGTTGAAGATTTTGAGTTTAATCCAGAATACGCTGCTTTTGTATCAATCATAAAAAATGAAAACAGTGAGATAGCTGGGATTAAGGCGATAACAAAAGACAACTATTCAGATGTTGTAGATATAATTTTGCAAAGAGTTCGTATTACTTCCAATGAAGATGAAATAAGTGATTTAAAAAAAGTTAAAAGTAAACGTGGATTAAAAATATACAAAAAAATCCTTCAAGGAAGAAAGAAAATGCAAAAAATTAAAGCTTCTAATAAAAATCTAACTTTAGCAAATATTATTGCTGCAGTTGTATCAAAGAGTGAATCATTAAACTGGAGTAATGTATGGGATATTACCGTGTTTCAATTATTTGATTTATTTGATCGTATGCAAAGACTAGATTCGTACAATATCGAAAGTGCACAAGTTGCTGCATGGGGAAATAAAGACGGAAAATTTAAATTTGGCGCATGGATAGACAATGTATATGAAACTGAGGACGCTACTAAGTAGTGTCTTTTTTAATATATTTTTTTATATTTAAAAGGAGGAGAAATAATATGGCAGAAAATAATTTTTCTAAACAGATGGCAAACCGTGAAGTTTGCGATTTGATTTTTGAAGAGTACAGCACAAAAAAACCGTTCTTGTTCTGTGACTATGCTAATACATCAAGTGTAGAACTTACTGGCGAAACAGTATTTGCATATGGTGGAAAATCACATCCGAAAAAAGTAGCATTCAACGGTGAACGTGGCGGTACTATGACAGTAGAAACACAGATCCAGACACCAAAACTATGGGAGCTTATTTCTGGTGGAACAGGAAGCAAGTCTGCTACTTTCTTGAAAAGAGTAGAAACTACTGTTGGTGATACTAATAAAATTTCACTTAAAGATGAAACGGCTACAATTGCAGAAGGTAGTGTTGTTGTTTATCTTGCAACAGACACAAATCTTGAAAAGGAGTTGGCTGGAAATCTTGAATCAAAAGATTTTACATTAACAGAGCCGCAGGAAAAAGGAACAGAGGTTGTAGTATTCTATGGAATTACAAGAGAAGATGTTTATAATATCAACATCAAGTCCACAAGTTTTCCAAAAGCATTTACTGTTTATGGAGATACTTATATGAAAACAGAAGATGATAATATTCTTCCTTATAGATTGAAAGCTTACAAAGCTATGCCTCAGTCAAATATGACCCTTTCTTTTGCTAACAGCGGAGATCCGGGTACTATTACAATTACTCTTGATTTAATGGAAGACAAAGATCACAACATGCTTGACCTTACACTTCTTCCGGAAGAGTAAAAGGAGTATAGAGTATGAAAAAATGTAAAGTTCTTTCATACAATCCGCATCGTCAAGTTTTAGTATTTGAATATGACAACAAAAAAATTCAGGCACATTTCCATATGGATGAAGTGCTTGAGTATGTATATGCAACTTATGCTGAAAATGGACTGTATGAAATTTCGACAAAGAATATTATAAAGCCTAAAAAGAAAGTTGTAAAAACAGAGAAAGTTAATGTCTCAGAGTTATTAGAAGATAATTCAAAAAATATTGTAGTTAATGAATAAATTTAATAGGGATAGATGAACTACAATATTAGTTTGGCTATCCCTATTTTTTACTAAAAAGGAGTGAATACATATAAAATTTTATTCATTAGAAGAAGCCAAATCTGTATATGGAGAAAATTCTTTGGTTCCCATCACATCGTTAAAACAACTTATTTTTTATACAAAACATGGTTTGCAGCCAGAGTTTGTATGGGAATCTGAAAAAGAAGATGGGCGTATTGTATTTTGGTTTCATAAGAAAAAATCAGAATTGATTTATAAAAGATGGTGCGAAAATAAACCGACAAAATAAATGAGGTGAAAAACTATGAAGAAAATTAATTTAAAAGGTGTTAATGCTCAGTCTGTAACAGGCGTTGTATTGCTTATTGTGGCATTAATTAATGCAGTATTGCAAATGTTTGGATATAATACTCTGCCTATTACAAATGAAGATGTATCTACAATTATATCATCTATTTTTGTAATTCTGGCTGCAGCTTATACTACATATAAAAACTTTAATGTCAGTCCAGCATCTCAAACAGCTCAACGTATTACCGATATGATCAAACAGGGAGAGATCCTTGCTGAAGACGTAGATGAATTTCTTGATAAGTTTAAAAAGTAGTGGTGTTGTAAGATGGATAAGATACAAGAATTACAACAGATTAATTACGGGATTTTATTTGTATCTATACTGGTCTTTATATTTATAATAATTCCTCTATTTAAATACGGCTGGCAAGGGTTAGAATGGCTTTTAGTTGAAAAACTTGGTTTGCAAACAAAGTGGACTCGTAAAAGAAAAGAAGAACACGAAATGATTGTTTCTAATGCTGAAGCAATCAGCAATCTATCAAAAGCTGTTATGGAATTGACAGAGCAACATAAACAGGACATGGAAAAATCTGATAAAAGTGATGATGAAATTAAACATCGTCTTGATGATTTTATTAATGAGTCTTCTGTTAGAAATGAACAGGTTAGGAAATATTTGATGGTGTGTGTATCAAAGATAGAGCAATCTATTGATAAGATGCACGAAGATAATCTGTCTCATTGGGAAACATCAAAAACTGCACGTTCTAATATAGACAATAGATTTCAGAAAATGATTGATTCTAATGCCGAGAGAGATGAATTAATTAAAGCTATTGCAGATGGTAATAAGGAGTTGCTTGGAGATAAGATTGACCAGAAATTTGACAAGTATACAAAACTATGTGGTATACCGGCAAACGAAGTTGATGAATTTGAAAGTATGTGTCAGGCATATTTTAAGTTACATGGAAACCATAATCGTAAGAAAAAATATGATTATGTAACAAAACGAATGTCAGTAATACCCGTAGAGACAAATCTAATATTGGAAGCAAATGATGAAATTCATTTGTAAATGCAAAAGACAATTATTGTCGGCAAATATGAATTATCATTTGAGTTTTGACTACAATTTTAATCTTAGTCATATTTTATTTATAATTTTAAATTGTTAGTAGTGTCACCCAATCATCACAGAAAAGAATTAAACAAGGCTTTAACGAGAGTTTAATCCAACTCCAGATGAACTGATTATAAATTATCTAAAATTAGGAAATCTACGCCAATGCACAGACATATTCCCACCGATTAAGGCGAAAACGTTTGTATGCATTGACATGAACTATATATGGAAATACACATATACTCATAGAACATTCACCAGAACCTTTCTCATGGAATTACATGATTCGGATTGGTCGCACTACTAACTATTAAATTATAACATATATAAAATATTTTTACCACAAAAGGTTCAGTCATGTGGTAAGGGTATTTTATGAAGAGGAGCGAAAGACTGAACCGCTACTCTTCTACTCTTAAAATAAAATTTAGGAAGTGAATTATCATAAAAATTACAATAGATAATAATGTTGTGGAACGATATAATAATTATTATTTTTCACAACATCCAAAAGCAAGAAAAAAACAAATTGACCATCCGTATCATCCTTCAATAAATTTATGGTCGATAAAACCGAGAATTCAAATGAATGCATTAAAACAGACATGGAAAAATTTTATTATATGGTTTATCGATGACATTGGTTGCACAAATTTAAAATTAGACGATGTTGATATTATGTACGACATATATCATCCAACAAAACGGCGCACAGACCCAGATAACTATACACCTAAATTCATTCATGACGGTTTTGTTGAATCAGGATTTTTGTTGGATGATGATAGAGAACATTTAAAATCATTAACAATAAGATGTCATGTAGACAAAGAAAATCCTCGTACAGAAATTACTATTATTGAAAATAATAAAGGAGAAAATTCATAATGGATTATAAATTCAAATGTAAGAAATGTGGTCAAAAATTTATCATTAGTATGCCAATTTCTGAGTACACTGCACTAGGTCACAAATGTCAAAATCCAGATTGTGATGGCGAATTAGAACGAGACATGTCTGATTTTGCAGGAGGATTTATTTGGAAATGCCACGGATCATATGCGAAAGGATAATATGTTTTTGTATAGTTATGAGATAGCACAATTATTGGAATCTAAAGGATATAATATAGATTCAGAAACATATATTGATATGATGAATTCTTCTCCACAAATCAATCATATCACATATAAACCATTCGATGATTGCTTTGATATGTGGTCTGTAGACGGCGAATATTGGAATTATAAAGTTTATAAAAAATAAAACATTCTTTTGTATTGTTCTATTTACATTACTTGAAAATAATGATATTCTTTTTTTATAAAATAAAAGGAGGTTCATTATGGCGCGTGTAAAAAAGAAAATTGTCGCAAAAGATTATAATTCTTTGATCAAAATTTCAAAAGATAAAATTGAGAAATTAACACAAGATTTAAAAGAAGAAAAAACAAATCTAAAACTCCTAGAAAAAGATGCTGCATCATACGAAAAGCAGTTAGAAGAAGAAAGAAAACAAAAAGAGATGAAAGAGATTGCAATGTTGATCGAGAAGTCCGGGAAAAGTATTGAAGAGATTAAATCTTTTTTATCGTCTACTACTGCTAAAAATAATTAATACTGGTTTAAGAGCTTGATTTTTATCAGGCTCTTTTTTGATGTAAAATTATAAAATAAACAGCGAATAAAATATTAGAAGTTAATTTAATCATACATAAGAAAGGTGGATTTCATATTGAAAAAAGATAATGTAAGAATTAAAGAAAATATTAGTTTTGTTGACAAAGTTAATGTTATCAAAGAGATTGTGGCTTCTTATTTCGTTGCAGGAAATTATACTCCATATTATAGAGAAAGAGCCACTGTAATTGCAATCGTAAATAATTTTATAGAAGGAATTGAATTTGAAACCGAAGAAGAAGTTTATGATTCTGTTTGTGAAGACATTGAAATTATGGAAATCGTAGAAAAATTTAAAACAACACATCATATGTGCATGATTAATAAAAATGTCGATGATATAGTTGAATTTGAAAAACAGCGAATCATTCATGGCTCTTCTGATCTGGAGACTATTGCTGAATTCTGTAAAATGATTTCAAATGTGTTATCAAATTTTTCAAATTTAAGACTTGATTTAATCACACCAGAAGCAATTGAAGTTGGAAAAGAATTTGTTAATAAAATGAAAAATCAAGAGATTACAGAAGAAACATTAGCTAATGTAATTTCTTCTATTATAGAGAATCATAAAATGCCAGAAACGGAAATTTATGAGCATCAGAGATTACGAATTGAAGAACAACAGAAAACGCTGGAAGAAAAAGAGAATGAATTAAAAGAACTCAGAAAATTCAGAAAAGAACACCACAAGAAATAATTAGCCGAAATGGAACAGCACCGCATTTCTACGGTGCTGAAACTTTTAGTTGCAAATATTACCTACTTTTTTAAATGAAAGGAAAAGATAAAAGGATGTTATTTTCTATCAAAGAACGAACCTGAAATGTCAAATCCGTGAAATAAGCTGAAATGTATATGGAAATCTTTTGTGTTTTTAGCGAGAACAAGACTTCCAATAAAACATATTACTATTAGCATAATGATAGAAATCAGTATTATAAGCAATATCTCCATTACTCACCTCCCCTCTGTATAGGATACAAGAAAGGGGAATTTGTTCTGGAGAATCCAGTGATGTTAAAAGAAAACATACCAATATCCTTTCTGGTATAGAATACCGTCTTTTGTAGGTTTGTATCTTACGATACTCCCACATGACATAATGCCATAAGTATATAGTCGTGCAACGAATTGCAATGTGGTAATACAATCACATATATACTTATGGTTATTATATCAAACTCAAATTGAATAAACAATAAATAAACATTTCAGAGAGACGTTGTTCTCTCTTTTTTGTTTAGGAACAGAGGAGAGATAACAATGACTATAGACGAAATAAAAAGAGATATGTCGCGAAAATTAGCGAATGCTACTAATAAAACATATCAAGATGGTGTCCGTATAATCGAAGATTCATTTGACACATTTTATGCACAAGGAAATCCAAAAAGGCGTAGAACCGGAACGTTGCGCGGCGCAGCATATAATCCAGAACCATCTATATCTGCTACTTCTAGCAATATAGAGATTGGATATGAAGGAGACAAAATAGGATATTCTGATGGAACATTTACTGGTGGTGAAGTGCTTGGAGCTACTATGACTGGGACTTATGGTGTGCTGGGTGATCCTATATACGATGAATTAGCATTTGAAGATATCTTAGAGGCGGCTGATAAAAATTTTGCCTCAGAGTTCAAATAAATATTTTTGCAAAGGAGGTAAAGAATGGCTAGGTATAGTGTTGATATAGATGCTAATATAAAAGGTTTTAAAGAGTTAGACAATATCGAAAAACAAATTAAAAATATACAAAATTATGCCAAAAAACCTATTGATATAAATTTTAGCGTTGATGATAAAAATACAGATATTTCAAAACAAATGATGAATGCTGGTAAAAGTGCATCTTCTGCTTTTGCAAAAGGTTTCTCGTCCATTGACAGTATGTCTATTGATAAATTTGCAGAAACAAAACAAAAATATTTAGATATATTTAATGATATTCAAAAACAGCTTGCTAAAACAATTGGTTCTAGTTTTGAAAAGGTTTCTATTGACGAAAAGCAAATTAATAAGTGGGCGAATGAATATGTAAATACACAACAAAAAGCATTTGAAAAAATTGAAAAAGAAGCAATCAAGCAACAGCAAAATTTGAATAAAATTCGAGAAAAAGAAGCTGCTTCTTATGCAAATCCTTATAAAGACGCTTATCAATCAATCGGCGATAAAAGTGATATTCAGAAACAAATGTCTGAGTATTATACGAATCTTGAAAAAGAAGCAATCAAGCAACAGCAGCAAATTACAAAGATAAAAAAAGAAGCTGAAAGCGGATTGTTTGAATATAGAACTGTAAAAAATCAGTCATTTTTAGATAAGTACACTGATCAGGACAGCGAAGCTCTTAATCACGCAAGAAAACAAATAGAAACGATCAATAAGCTACAATCAGCTTTAAAATCTGGAAATCTAAGTAACGATGATATTGTTTCTACTTATAGTAAATTGAGCGATGAACTTGATAAACTTTCTTATTCTATGAAACAAGTTGGTGTTGAAAGTTCAAAAACTCTTGATCCCGGAGTTGCTAATGCAGGTGCTAATAAAGTAAAGGCATATTACGAACAAAATACAAAAGCTGTAAAAAAATATGGTGACCAGTTAAAGGAAATTGAGGAACAATATAGAAGAGCTAAAACAGAAGAAGACAAACTTGTTGCTGAAAGAAATTTTAATCAATTAAAGTCTCAAATTTCTGCCGAAGGATTAACAGGCAAATCATATATAGATGAGTTTAAAAGAGCATTTGGTCAGATTGCAGAGTTCGCAGGAATCTATGGGGCAATTCAAAATGTAATTTACGAGCTTCCTAGACAGATGGTGCACAACGTACTTGAAGTAGATGATGCGATGACTAATCTTCAAATGGCTACAGGTGTCACAAACGATAAAGCTAAAGAATTAATGTCTACTTATAATCAGCTTGGGGATGATTTAAAGGCACTAGGCACAGACGTAGCAGCAAGCGCAACTGAATGGATGAAACAAGGAAAATCTATTCAAGAATCTCAAAAATTAGCAAAAGATTCTATTGTTCTTTCTAAGATCGGAGATTTATCCGCAGAAGAATCAACGAAGACTATTACTGCTGCAATGAAATCATATGATTTAGATGAATCTGAGGTAATGGACTTCATTGATAAAATTAGTGCTATTGATATGGCATCTGCTACTGATGTTGGTGGATTGGCTGATGCATTCAATAAGGTTGCGGCTAATGCAAGAAATGCAGGTATTGAAACTGAAAAAGTCCTTGCTTACGCAGCGACTATAGGTGAAACAACTCAAGAAGGTATGGATTCTGTTGGTACATCTTTGAACTCTATTTTCTCAAGAATGGGAAATATTAAATTATCCAGATTAAAAGATCCTGAATCTGGAGAAGACCTAAACATTTGGGGCATAGCGGCATAATACATAAACCGTTATGGCATTTCTTTCTAATGATTATATCAAATAAAAGATATATGCTTGAAACTCCGGTGGGACGGACAACAAGGAAGAAGAATTAGTATACTAATTCACTTTGAACGACTGAATGAAAGAAGATCATTTCGATGATTATGCGACAGTCTGATCTACCGTATATTCCCACAAATTTAAGCGGTAGAGTTAAGGTCAAGTGTAAAGACACTTTTGGAAGAACCTTAACCGCTACAATTATACTGTAGTCATATTACCTTATTCTACAAAGGTAAAGTAACAGAATGGAGTAATGTAGAAACATCTCTTAGAAATGTAGGAATTGAATTAAGAGAATCAACAGGACAATTTAGAGATTTTGATGAAGTTCTCGATGAGACAGCTTCAAGATGGGGCACTTTTAGCGAAGTAACACAAAGAAGCATTGCCTCCTCGTTTGCAGGTAAAGATGTTGCTTGAACATGTAGTAATACATGAATTGCGAGGTTAAATAAAAATTAGAATGTGACCATATCGGGAAAAATCTGGTGACAGATAATTCCGAGGAAAGACTATAATATGTGATATAACATATTATTTTATCCGTAGAGACTACACACATTTGTAGTGATACAAATGTTTACGTCACACACGAGATGTCCTTGTAAGAACAAGCCAACGAATTGACGTTGGGTGAAGATAGAGTCCGATCTTACGATATAATCTATAAAAAATGAAACGTAAGAATTAAGAAGAAATTCTTAATCGCCATATAATAATATATGGTCAGTAGTCTTGATTAGACGAAAGTAACAGATTGACACATCACATGAATGAATTCCTAGTCCTCATGCAGAATTATTCCAAAGCTCAAGAGTATATGCAGATTGCAACAGATTCATCAGGCGAATCATTAAAAAAATATGAAGCATATACGGAATCGGCACAAGGAAAAATTGAAGGTTTCAAGAATTCATTTCAAACATTATCTACAACCACTCTTAATGCCGATATTTTCAAAGGCGTTGTCGATGGTGGAACTGCATTTTTTAATATATTAACTAAAATAATGGATATTGGTAGTGGATTGCCTGCTATCATTGCTACTATTAGCGGATTCATGTCCGCAAAAGGTAAGGGTAAACAAAATAATAATTGTCGTAGTTTAAATGCCCTCTCCTATAAGATTGCATAATAATGCCATGTAATTAACATAGGGGATGTTTAATAATATGATCGTACATAGAATTAACTTACCTAGATTATATAAATCTAAAATGTCGAATATCGGGGGAAGCCGTAAGCCAGAAATGGTACCGGATAGATGCAATAAAAGCGTACATTATTACAATGACGTTCCTGAAGGAATAAGTATTTTTTTATAATACGAAAACGGTGGTCGCCGACTCGGTACATGTAACATTGGAACTGTAATTCCATAATGACCGGGCGAGAGGCTGACAAGACATGACGTGATACAGGCGTAATTGTATCATATGGATCACAACATTCAGTCCGTAACCTTGGGGAAAACCCTTGTGAAGCGAATAGGGATACGAATAGTATTTACTACTACCCTACTTAGTACAAATTACAGAAACACAATCTTGCTGCAACATGGTTGTGAAATTTAATATAAAAAAGAGGTTGTTTTTTATGAATACACACGACAAAGAAAAAGAAATTGTAGATATTATTAAAGAAAAATATCCACAATTCCCTGTTGAATTATTAGAATTAATACATGAATATATAAATATTCGTTTCGTTAATCAATACAATAAACTTATTAAGAAGATAAAATAAAAATCATTATTCAGATTCTTCTTGTATTTTTAGAAAGAATTTCTTAACAATATCAAGAGAAATCATGGATACGGTTAATGCCATATTTTTATCTCTTTCAGATTCATCTATGTTACTTGCTATTTCCGAATAAATAGAATCTACTATTTGTTGAAGCTCTTCTTCTGTAAATTTTTCATTTATATTCACCTCCTTAGTAAAAAGAATTTTGTTATCGTAATTATACCATTTTGTAAATTTGGGGGCAAATACGGAACATTAGTTCAATTACAAGTCCTTTTTATGACACACCTTTTTCTATATACTGATAGTATCAAATATTTTTGGAGGTATTGTTATGAATCGAAATGAAACAAACAAAACTATATGGAGACTGTTAATATTAGATGTTTCTGGGGTGTACACTCAGATCTATGATGAAATATATGGCAATAATCCAAATACATTATCTGAATTACTAGAGCTATATTCGGATGAAAAAAAATATAAGTGTTTATCATTGTAGAATGACTTTCTACTTATTAATATGTAATTTTACATTTCCTTACGCTTTTTTTACATAAAAGTCAACACCATAACGATAGATTACAATGGTATGATCTTCCATGTAAGACAGATACATACATGGATATACTATTGTTATCAAATATAGCGTGGTGTTAATAATGAAAAATAAATTACAAGAATTGCGTTGGGAAAAGAATTGGTCACAAAATCAACTTGTAATTCGAAGTGGAGTTTCACAATCAATTATAAGTTCTATTGAAAATAATCAATTAGAAAATCCTAGAGTAGCTACCGCTCTTAAACTTGCAAAAGCCCTGTCTGTATCTGTTGAAGACATATTTCAATTATAGTAATGGAGGGTTATTTATGAGTGGAGATTTTGTAAAAATAATTGGAGTAAAGTTTGATATTTTAAATGGACTGGAAGTGATTCATGACTTCAATCAAAAGAATTTTTCTGAAGCTGGAAAAATTGTGGATGAGGAGTCTGATCCGGATACTATTTATATTGGAATTCCATGCTCTTATTTAATTAATAGGTAATATTTGCAGCCGATAAACACAATGGTTTGTCGGTTGTTTTGTATTCTAAGAACACATGTTTTGACTACTCTTCTATTCTCTGTTAGTATATAATGGTAATATACTAATGAGAACGGAGGAAGTATTATGGGAACAAACGACAAAAACAAATCTGAGATAAAGAAACCAACTTTTGAAATTGCAAGTAAAGACATGACAATTAATGGTAAAAATGCAAAACCTCCGGTAAAGCCGAAGGAAGAAAAGAAAAAATAAGGAGTGATGTTTTATTAGTTGGGTTACAGATTTAATTGAAAATACGCCTATAATTTTATCTTATATTATTTACGGCTATGTATTTATAACTGCATATAATTGGGTGTCATTTAAAGATAACAAGGATTTTAAAAATGTTATAATTAAAAGTATTGTTATAAGTTATATTTTAACAACTGTCTATGATATTATTATACAAAAGAGCAGAATTTCTTTTCCTAATTATTTATATCAAGTAGTTATTTATTTTGTATGTAGCGCAGTTTTAGGAATAATATTCGGTAAAATTGTCACTCATAGATATTTTAATTATGTCCTGCATAAATTACATATTGGAAGAACTACTAATACAAATATATGGGATGATGCTATAAAACCTTACACATGGATAAGAGTATTTATGAAAGACGGGAGTTCATATTTGGGACAATTCCGTTATGGAGAACCATTTAAATCGGAACCAATCATTGTGTTAGCAACCTATCAAAAATTAGATAAAGATAATGATATTGTAATTGATTATTCCGATAATAAAAACGAATTAATCATGATTAATACAAAAGATTTTGATAGAATTGAAATTACATATAGTGCAGATAATAAATTATAAATAGTTTGGAATTAATAAAACGATTTTTTAACGTTCTTGCTTATAAAGAAAATTAAACGTATAAAAGACGCCTTGGATTAGACGTCTTTTACTTTACTATTTAGCTCAGTAATCCTTGCAATGAAATTGACTTTTTGCGGTTTTGCTGAATAAACCAAACCCGAATGCACCAACCGCTTTTTTAGCAACAGAGATTTTCTCTATATTAGTAGAACCACATGTAGGACATTTAGGCTGGTTTTGATTATTGTTGCAACTCATTCAATTTATTGAGTATTCCGTCTATAACTTCTTGCTTTGTGATAATGGCTTTAGTTATTTCGCTTGAGATCATACTTAATGCAGAGACAGACATAATTCCAAGTTTTGATGCACCACTTTTGGTTGCTTCCCATACAGATGTTGGACGGATCGTGTTTAAAAATTGATGACCGTTCCATGTAATATTTTCAATTTCGCAAAACATCATTTTATGACTTCCACCATCATTAATTCTGCCATCAATAAAACGAATCTCTTTTAAATTGTAAACTGTGTACCAAATATCTTCTTCATTATATATACATGAGAAGTGGTCTTTTAGTTGTTCTAAATTAATCTTCGTAAAATTATGTTTTGTTAAATCGACTTCTAGAGCGTGTTTGAAAAACATTTTAAGTTGTTCATTTTAACCAAATTAATATCGAGACAATACATAAGAAGCCTAAGTAGGTG